TCACTTTCTGTTTTATCAGATCGTTGATCTTACTCTTGAGGAATCCTACAAACTTCATAGGAAACTCCTCGATGTTGTCGATATTGACCACATTCTTGAACATGTCAGTACTCCTGTATCCTCCAATGGTTACCTGGATGACTTGGAATCCCATCTGTTCAATCTTGGTTGCAGTCCTGCGTACATGGTCTTTGGCACCTTGTCCATGGTAAGAACTGGCATGTGGAGAACCATCACTGAGTATGACGAATACACCTTGGTTCTGTGTACGTTGACGCATACGCTTTGCAGCTGCAATCATTGCAACACCATCGCGGTTCTCATACTTTGCGGATATGCTACCCATGGCTGCTTCGTTGTTGGTTCCAGGTTCACGATATATGAACAACTGGGTAGAACCACTACCACTGCAACCACTAGCATACCAGTCAGCAGTATGACCATAGATGAACAGTTCGACATCAGGTACACCCTTGAGGCATTCATTGAGCATGATCGCAGCTTGTCTAGCGACTTCTTCTTTGCTACCACCCATGCTACCTGACTCATCGATAAGTACACCTACGCAAAGCTTGTTGGTCTTCACCTCACCCATACGCTCATAGATCGTGGGTACATGCTGCTTTGCTTCCGCAAGCTTACCTGTATCCAACCTACCACTACGCATGGACTTGAGAGAGAACTGATAATCACGGTTCTTACGTTTGAGCAATGTGCCAATGACAGATGCCTTGGTGAGATCTATGCGAGAGAGTATCTGTTTGTATTTCTTAGTGACATATGAATCAGTTTCAGGTGTGATATAGTCAACCTTGCCATTGATTTCACTTGCACTACTGGTCTCACGCATGTTCTTCATCTCATTGACCATCTCCTTCAAAGACTCAGGATCTTCATTATCCTCTTCAGCCATGGATTTCATGATTTTCTTCATGTGGTCCACAAGCTCAGCAGGGATACTTGCCTTTGATTTCTTAGGATCACTTTCTTCAGAAGAACCATCATCACCACCTTCTCCTTCAGGAGTTTTCTTGCAGACTGGCTCAGGAGGAATCTCAATATACTCCTTCAACACACCAGCAATCTTCTTGGCAAGCTTGCGACATTTGGTCGCTTCATCAGGAATACCATCGCTTTTGCGAATCAAATCCTTGATCGCATCAATTGGCTTGGCAAACTCATCAATCTCCTCCTGTGTGATATCCTCAGGATAGCGAATGATGCGGTCAAACAGATCCAATAGATGCTTGGACTTGTCTCCCTCATGCTCAGGACGCTCCTTGTACTTATGCTCCTTGTATTTCTTTACAAATCGCAGATAACCTGGAGTGTCTTCAGCCATCAGTTTGCTAACACGCTCCTCGTTTAGAACCTTTTGTACAAACTTCTCAAGGGATACGCTGCTATCCAGACGATGGTCATACGAAATCTCCTCTGCAGTTTGATGTACATAACGAGCCATATTCTGAAGTGCAGCACCCAGGAACACATCCATGGGAAGATCATAGTCTTTCAACAGGTCAGTTGGAAGATGGGCTTTACCTGTATACTTGCGTTTACCTGAAAACTCATCAATACCTACTCCCATTACGCGAGCCATGGTGGACAACAGACCTGCGGCTTCAGTCACTCTTGTACTGGATTTGGTTGAATAACCATTACCAAAGAAGAAATCACTGTAATTCTTCAGACCTTTATCCCAGCTGATAGAACGTTTTGTAGGATCATAATATGTGTAACCTTCATCAGCATCCCTGCTGAACCAGTCATAGAACTTGAATCCTGCTTTACCCATTTTATTTGGTATCAAATGTTATTATCAATCTTACAGAAGGGTCTAACTCCCGTAATCTTTGTTCAAACTCGCAGACCATTTCCTCAAGGTCGTATACCTTGAGGCCATGGTCGTTGATATGAAAGTAAGTACCTACGGTGATTACACCATACTCGCTGTCATCAAATTCCTCTTTCATCAGTTCGCAGCGATAATGGATTTCACTTTGGTACGCTCAGATACACCCATAGAGTCATCGAACAAAGGCATAATCACCTTCATCAATGCACCTACAGTGTCAAAGCCGTCCTTGATAAGACTGGCAGCCAACAAGGTATGTCGTACTGACACCACATTGGACAACTCCTGCTCCTTGAACTGCTCGCGGATGGTCTTGGATACCTTGACAATCGCTTTGGCAGTCTTCTCATCGATACCTGTGCGGATCATCAGGATCTTGGTCTCAGCAGTGTCTGTAGGATATGTCAACTCCACAGGCATGAAACGATCCAACAACGCACGGTCGATCTGCGTAGTACCTGTATACTCTGCACCTAAGTTAGCAGTGGCAAAGAATACACACTTGTCATGTACAGGTACAGTCCTCACACCCTCACCGACAGCGATGTCGATAGGTAGATACCTACGTCTGTCAAGACAAGGGAACAGGATATTCGCAGCAGACAATGGCGCACGATTCAACTCGTCAAGAAGAACGATACCTTCACGTTGTACGTGACCTACGAATGGAGCATAATCGAACTCAGAATGACCCTCTTTGTTCAAACGGTGTACACCTAAGAGTGCTGACTGGGCATCCTGAACGGTACCCATATCCTGGATAGACAGATGTTTGTCCATCGCTTTGGTGATATGCGTAACCAATTCTGTCTTACCTGAACCTGTGGGACCTATCAGCATCGTGTTCTCACCACGCATGATATTGCGGATAAGCAGATACCATACATCCTCATCCACGTGGAATCCTATCTCAGACTCCTTTGGACAAGGGAACTTACGGATGATCTGCTCACGCAAAGAACCTGTGGAATCCTCCACATAATCCTTGCATTTACCTTCCACATCCACGCTGTATCCCAGTTCAACGAACTTAGCAGCATACTTGCGTGCACCCTCGCAGCGATAATCAGAATTGGAAATCATCCAGTCCATCAGATACTCCACATCCGCATTGGTAGGGGTATTGTCACTGGCAAGACTACCCGCATATATCATATCATCGTAGAACATAGGACGTACAGTACCTACGATTTTGGAATCAATCTCACCCCATGAGATATCAGACACAATGAAGTGCGTACCTATGGGGAACTTGGTCAATATTTTGGCATCACCTAGGATTCTGGTACTTTCACTGATGCTTACAGGCATCTGGTTCTTTTGATTAGCAACGAATTTTACAGTAAACTGGGTGCCTTCCAAGGCGGTTTTGATCAAGTACATATCAGTCTTGTTTTTTATTGTTCAACTCAAGATATTCAATTAGATACTTCGCATATCCTGTCAACAGAGTATGCCCTTTGTATGTGAACTCTTCACGATTCTCCTCCACTGCTTTCTGATATGCCACTTTGAGACTTTTTATCTCATTGGCGTCGATGAACTCTTGTTCTTCCATTAGTCTTCTATATTAGACCATACAAGGTGTAATGAATATTCGGGTTCATTGGCAGTACTGGCCATGATTACACCATTATTGTAACCTTCCATGACCGCAAGTTGATACACCTTTTTATCCATGGACTGGATTTCATATCCTAGTCCTACTAACAATTTGCAATATCTGTATTCCGCACGTTCGATTATCTCCTGGGAAACAGAATCACTCATATCCTTGTAAAAGACAAAAGCCTCAAGTATCTGAGGCTTTCCATCTTTAATTTTGATAATGTTCAATACTTTCATTTGGGTTTCTTTTCATGGTCGACATTATCACCGTATTTCTCACGGTAGTACTCTTTCGCATCTACGAACAATTTCCTGAAATCATCGTCGGACATCTTGATGTCATAATTGCGCATATATGCACGCAATAGATCATGTTTCTCGACGGTATCGCGCAACTCTGTGGCGAACGCTATCAGCAAATCATAATTAAAGTCCTTACCAGTGTCTTTCGACTTCTCCAGAAAGTCGATGAATACGGTCATAGCTGTCTTTTCCATATTAAAAATCCTCGTCTAAATAATCCTCACCCCTATATTTAGGGTATTTTTTGTTCATTCTGTCAATTCCACGCACCCATAATACACATATCAATGCGATGAGTGGTATTCCTATAAGCAGTAACTCGATCATGGCTGTAAATCTACATCTTTTTTGAATTTCAACAAACACGATATAAATTCTTGCAGTTCAACCCTGTCTTCAAACTCATAGTCTGCCACCTCAAACAGCTTGACCCTCCATATATCGTCCTTCACGCGGTCTGACTCTTGGGATATCAGTGAGAAGTTTTCATTTACACTACTTAACTCGAGTTCATAGTAATACCAGCCGTGGGGTTCCCCTGATTCCTCAGGGGTAACCACGACCTTTTCGAACCCAAGTGTAATCAAGTCAAGTTCTCGTATTCTCATATCACCAGATTGCAAATCCACCACATTCACGCAGGAAAGAGATAAACTCCTGCAAATGACTAATACTTGTACTATGCGTAGTATGGTAACTCACACCATCATGGTCAATCTCACCATTCTTTACATACAACACAGTGGAAATCAATGCTTCAGCGTTCTGAGTATCCATGATCAATGATATGGCATCCTTCTCATCCAACCACTTCTCAACCAAATGACCTTCGTCATTTACGGTACTGTAGGTAAGATGGTTGTAGAATACACCGATGCTATCCCATCCCTCAAAGTTGTTCTGCACATAGGATTCCAGGAAATCTGCAAGTCTATTGCAGTCTTCCTGTGTCTTCAGACCAGTACCATCATTGTAGTGAAGGCTGCGTATGAACTTATCATCATATCCAAGTCCATAGGTTTCATTCACTGTAGTAATCAACTCTGCAATAGGTCTCCAGGACCATAGATTGGCTCTGAAGTATACTCCTGGGTTGTTGTTACGATATTCCTGTGTCAACTCCCAGTATTTGTCTTGTTCCTCCTTGGTGGAGTTATCCCAGTCAATAGTTGGCTCTTCACCTCTGCGTACAGGGTTGAGACCGCTTAAATCCATTCCCATTACTTACCGAATTTGCGTTTAAACTCTTTTAACAACCGTTTGATTTTATCATCATCTGGAAGCGAATCAAGTAAACTATCCAACTTTTCAGAATCTGAAGGATCGGTTATACCCAGTTTGGAAAGCAAGCTTGACAACTTATCGGACATTTCACCAAGATTTTTGATCTTTTGTAATGTTTCACCTTCAAGTTCATCAAGCATTTCTATAAGAAGAGTGACTCCTGCCAATACAACTGCAGGACTACCGTTGCAACGCATACCTCTAGATGTAGGCATACCATCTTTGTCAAATTCAACACCTACAACCAACATTTTGTAATTGTCTTCTCCAGACTTTTCGATAATGCTGTCGAACGAATCGAAAGCTTCTTTTAATAGGGATTTGTATTCACTCATCCAATTTGATTTTAATATCAGGTTCCGCTTCTTCAATCAGTTCCACAACGGGGCGGAGTTTCTCCACTATGGAACGTACCGTGAGGTAGAAGTGGCTTTTTTTGACTTCAGCCACTTCCTCCTCGGACATATAAACTATGGATATTCCTTGTACACGCATGTCGTTGTCACCAAGGTCTATACTTTCGGTACGGTATCCTGAATCCAACCTCTTATCGAGATCCTTCAGGTAACTTTCAAACCTGTAGTATACACAGGATATTTCATTATTATCGAGATTCTTGATTATCATAGTTTCAGCGATTGCTCATTTAGACTGTAGAAGTCTAAAGGTAGCAATTTCTCGCTTATCCATGCATCAATGATATCTACCGTGCTGATTTTGAGTTCACGCAGGGTTGGAAGGTCAGCAAACCGTCCATCCTTGTAATAATCCAGTTTTATCTGGGGAAAGATCACGTCAAACAGCTTGTTGATGTAACCGTAAGTCTTCTCATATTTCATCTTGTTAATGACTTCGGTTGCACGCATGTGTTTGTTGCGAATGGTAAACTTGGCTGATTCAGACATCGTGTTGATCTGATCCTGATCATAGGCCTTCATGCCGTGCATCAGTTGCTGGTACAGTCCATACTGGATCGTGTTCATTTGATAATGTCCAAAACGGTTTACCCTGTTTTGTGTGGAACGCTCCATAGTCTCATAAGGGATGAAACTTGATTTCTCGGTGCGTTCGTAATTAATTGCAATTCCTTTTGGTGTGGCAGTGATTGTTTTCATATCAATGATTTTTGGTTTTTTGATTGATTTTTGATGAAATAACGTGTATTATAAATAGTGGAACAGTGACTGGAGCCGTAATCCATATCAACCAATCCTTATACGTAACCTTTTCAGGTTCAATGCTATGTGCAAGAAATGCAAAGCCACCCATCACTAGGTAACTTAACACCACATATGTAATAAGCATTAGTAAATCGCGTTCCCGCATTCGAACATCTGAAAAGGGATGTCCATATGGGGAATTGTAAAAGCGAAATCGTACGGCTTTTCGCTCATTCTTACACCGTTTATCTCAGGTATTGCTTGCTTGGCAAGTTCCAGGATTCTTTGATGTGTATCTGCAAAAATGTTGAATGTCTCGCCCATGTAATTGAAATGGACGAAATACTTGAAGATGTAAGGTTCAGGTATGTATTGTGAACCTTCGTTGATTTGATCGTGATAATATTCCTTAATTCTCCCCATTGTAGGTTACAATTATGCCTCTGCATTTGAGGCGGATTACATTTACCACCGTGTCGGACTTTTTGACCAGATAGTGTTCGATATTATCGTTGGGAACAATATTGTAGTATACGTTCTCGACGATTTCCTTCATACTTTGATACTTTACCTCGACAGACTGTCTTGTGTTTCCATCCACTATCCTGTGGTAATACTCCACCGTAGGTAGCATTTCGGGAGCGGTTATCCTAGACCATGTCTGTCGCAAGGTATCCTTCATTTCAGGGAACGAAGCACTTACAGCAAGCATCATTTTCAGATATGTGTTGAACTGTTCTTTCATGGTTCGGAAAGTTAGGAAAAAGGGGAATATTTTGTATTCCCCTTATTTCCGATTTACTTTCTCATCTTGTCCATTGAGTTCAGCATGTCCTGCATAAACAGGATTGAATCAATGAGGCGGTCCTTGTCGGCGTATGGTAGCAAATCACCAGCATTCTCACGTAATCCCTTGGAACTCACGTAAGTAGACTTGTTGATGTTCTTCCACAAACCTTGTACATACCTATTATCAGGTACGTTTCCCTTCGCATTTGACAAAGGGAGGCTCACTACAGTAGCAAACAGGTGATCCATCTGCTGAATGTAGATTTTAGTTAATGCGACTTTACCCATCGGTGCCAGATTCTGACGGTTATAGGTTAAAGTGTCCTGTCCATATGATGACATACATAACAGGGATACAGTGGCGGTTAATAAGAGTTTTTTGATCATAGTTTATCGAGGAATTTTTTAAGGTCATCAAATATTTTTTCTTTTCCAGCCTCATATTCCATAATACCTCTAATGAGGAAACTACGGATCAATTTGGGGGAACCTTCGTTTACAACCTTTTCGATAAGCTGACTTTTCTTATCAATATCCGATTTTTTAAGTCTGGCGTACTCCCGCATAACCTCTGTCTCCATTGACTCATCAAGACCACAGGCTTCGAACACACTATTCTTATCGTGATCAAAACCTAGTACCTCCTGATTCTCATTTGTAGAATTAAGATTCTGTGCAGCCCACGCAATGTCTTCCTTGGTGAGGTTGTTATTCGCCGATAACAATACCTCCATGATTTTCTGTTTATGCATTTGTGTTATCGAGTTTTTCGTAAATCTCTTGACCAATCATTGGTAAAAGACAACATGATGCTATAAATGCTACCACAAGAAAGGGTGCGTTTTGAGTGGTGGATGTAAACGGAATACCCAAAAGTAAGGATAGTCCGAATCCAAACAAAATCAATATTGTAAATGTGCCTATTATCGAACAGGCAATAGCTGTGAATGCTTTCACGGTTTTTTGATTTTAAGTTAAATGACACTTATTGTAAAAAGGGACCGCATCCGAAGATACGATCCCTGTTTTACGTACACAAACCACACTATTCCTTTGTTGTCTTACGGCGTCTACGTTGCTTGTACTCTGAACGGAGAACAGGTACCAAATATGTCCTGTATTCACCATTGGTATCATAACGCTTTACAACGCGCCAGACGTACTCATCATTCAACAGGAAAACCTTCGAACAATGCTTTTCATTGAAAGCAGTGTTATCAGCAATGGATATCAGTGCCGATTCATCGTCAGTTTCCACGGTAAACGGTACGATATCATGCATCTTCTCCGCTTTGAACTGTTCAGGGAACAACTCCCTGCATTTTGTAATACCGATAATTTCAATCAACTCTTTTTTTGTAAAACTTAACGTTAATGAGTTCATACTTGTAATATGGGTTAAATAGTTAATAATTAAGTTTATAAGTCACTGGATAAGTACCTCCACTGTTGCACAGATGCATTGTGGAAGTTCCCAAATCCACATAGTAAGTATAAAAGCTGATACTACCTGTGAACTGGTTTATTTGACGATTACTCACATCGATCACTGCACTGAAGTTGTCGATTGCGTATCTGTAACGCATACCTCCTTCAATTTCGTAGGATTCAACAGCAACCATTAAACCGCTAGTCCAATTACAAGTGGGTAGGTCTACGGTCAACTTTGGATGCTGTGAAGGTGTGGAAGGAGCGATATCCTGCTCCTTCTCACACGAAGACAATAACAACGGCAATACGATTAACCCTAAGGTATTAATAACCAGCTGCCTCATGATTAGGGATTAAATAAACGGTGTCACCTTGAGGACGAGTAGTGTCAATCATCAGATTGATACTGTCAGGGAGATCGTACGGTCCGTCATAGACAAATACAACCTTACTGGAATCCTTGGACTCCTGTTCTACCTGGCTAGGATTTTCGCCAAGTACGGCAATACAAACTATTACCGTAAGGGTTACCAATAGAATCATCAATATACCCAATACTGTTGTGAGTGTGGAATGTTTCTTCATTTTAGAAGTTTAAATAGTTAGACATAAATATTAAAAAGGTAAATCATCATTTGTAATCTCCTCATCCTCATCTTCTGAGTAAGCAAATTCATTGAGGAAATTACGACAGGCGTTTTTGACGGCGTCATCCTGATACTTTTCAAGACAGAGCATTACCATATTGATGGTATCTGCTAACAATTGATTTTGTTCGTTTTTGTCCACGATAATTTTTATTTATTGGTTTATAAATACTTATGATGATGGCACTTGATAATGTCAAAGTAAATGTGTAACTTCTGTATACATCAGTTACATGAATTCAGGGATAATTCTTTTTCTTTATCCCACTTTCTTTTTACTGATACAGATAGGGCAAAAAAGAAGGGGAGGCTATCAGACCTCCCCTTTACTATGAACCCTCAATCTGTTACTCGCGGTAGTGATCTCGCAAGTATTGTTCTTTCGCCCATTGTTCGGCGACTTCATTCTCCAACTCCTCTTGTTCGTGCTGTTCAATCATCTGATCAAACATGTCCATATCCCGTTTTTGATAGAACAAATCATCGGGATCAGGATCCTGATCAGGTTTGGAGTCATCTTCCCATATCTGATAGGAATAGATCTCATTGATATTGGCAGTAATAAACAAAGAGGAGAATTCCTCAATAGTTCCAGTCCAGGTTCCATCAAGGGTACCTGCGGAATGAAAGATGATGTAATACCTAAATTTTGCCATTTTCTTGGGTTTTTAAAGGTTAGACTTTTCTTCAAGGAACTTGATACTAATATACCACAGGACGAATCCTGTGATCATCATCCATATTGCCAATACCAACGCTGCTGTGTTGGCTACTGGAACAATGAACGGTACTACAAGACTGATAATCATAGCAATAGCTCCTATCAGGTTTATTACAATGAGCACTGATTTGTTTAAATTGTTCATTTATAAAGGGTTTTAAGTTGTGGTCAATGCAATACCAATACACTCGGTCGTAGTAACAGGAGCATCATACGATATTACCATCCTGTCCTTATCTCAACTACGACCTTGTGTATCAGCGCGATGTGTTCATACTGGATACTATGCCTCGAAAGGCCTCTGATCACTGATGTGCAGGAACATCAATCCTGGCTCATTTAATCTAATGGCAAAATACCCCTACGAGAGTGACCTCGCTTCTTATCATCTGGTGGCGGACTATCCAGGTTACAATCCTAGAACGTTTCATTACCCTTTGCACTCAGTTGTAATAACATCTTTATAGGACAAAATCCCCGAGAGCAACCTCAGTGTCCATTACCTGCATCTTGCAATATACTGCAGTTTAGGTGGTAGCTAATTGCGTAGCATAGATTTGTCTACCCGCTTATACTCTATAAAGTTTTCTAGTTATTACAACTGCTCACCCTTGCGAGGTGAGTTAGTGCATTGGGATTGGTGACCAAGGGAGGACTCGAACCTCTTATTAGGAATAGCTATACAGTGGCAGACGTGCTATCCTGGTTATCCATACTGGTACCTGTCGTTAGAGAAGTACCACCTTGGTCAAATGAAATGCGCTTAGTTGTTATTGATTGTACTCAAGATCAATATTCATCACATCTTACCTATCAGGACATCCTGTGGCATTACCCACTTTACTACCTGCTTTTTATGCAGCACCCATAACCTATGGGTAGTGAGGAGACGCTCTGTGTGATTACAACCAAGTGCATTAGGGATTAGTCAGCAAGTGCAAACTGAGCGGAAGCATCACCATCCCAATAGTCACTCCAAGAGACGACTTTGAGATAGTCAACTTTACGAGCAGTTTGAATTTGCTCATCAGTAAGACCTGCTTTCAACATATCCTCACAGATAGTGAAGGTGGTGTGACTGATATACTCGGTACCATCATACTCGCGGATGTAATACTCACATCCATCTGGTACTTCGACTACACTCAGTCGAGCATGTGGACCACTGGCTAACAATCGACCAGCGTCCTCAGGATCACAACCAAACGCAATTGCTTCATTCACAATGCGTTCGTCGTCACGTTCATTCCAATAACTACTATCCAATCCATGACTGGTGAACATGTCAGGATGGACAGATTCGAGGTGGGTTAAGAATTCTTCAGAGAATCCAAACCCACCGTAACAGGTGTTAAGTAGTACCTTCATCTTATAAGGGGTTTAAGGGGTTAGTCAAATGAAAATTCAGGCTTTTTTCTATCTCCTGAACTATATCCAATCTAGTTGTCGCATCAACTACTGAATTGATAATTATACCAAAGGCTTTAATGCAATATTTCCTTTGATAGAAGACTTACCATACCTCTTACTAATTGGACAGCTTCAGAGTTACTCTATTCTTCTTGTTTGTTGGGTTGTAAAGTTAAAGTGATGCTTCACAGTCATTTCAGCACCGACTGACCTTTTCATTAGGATTTACGCTCCAGGATATTAACTTCTACCTTGACTTTGGCGGGTTGACGAAGAGCCATAATGGAGTCAATGGTACGAGCAGTAGGTCCATAGCAATAGATTATCCTCTTGTTCTTAAAAGGAATGGGACCACTTTTAACGCCACCAGTACTTTTAATGCAGCGGATAATCGCATCACAAAGAGCGTCGAGTTTCTTATTGGAGTTAGACTCCAATACAAACTCTAGGTATTCAGAGTTATTCATAGTCATCATCAAAGGTTGAGCGAGGAGTTTTATCCATATGGAGTTATCATTGCTAAACAATGTTGTCATCCAAACGGCTCCTCGCTTTACCCCCAAGGTTGCGACCCTTGTGTTTGCAGGGACTGGATCCCAGCAAATAGTATATGAGTTGGTAGTTTATGTAAACGTGACCGACTTACTCAAGGTCGGCTGTAAACTGTCCCCATGGATTTCGGGTGACTACTATGAACAATTAATAAGGGACTATGACGGGAATCGAACCCGTACTCTATACGTCTAACCATTAGACATCATAGTCCTGACAACCAAGAATGGTTATCTAGTGGCACGCTTTTTTGTTCCAAAGTAAGAGAACAATAAATGTAGAAAAAGAGTGTGAGGTTGTTTAGCTCCTCACACTCAATCACTTACATAATTCAATTAAAACTTTGGTTCACCTGCTGTTTTTGGTACAGGACGTGATGCAATCACCCTAGGAGCAGGAGCGGAGATCTGTTCGCGGACGATAGACTTCTTCAAACGCCAGTCTTCGCTTGCAATACCGCGATAAGCCTCTACCAGGTTACCATTGGCATCTTTCTTTTTACCAAGTCGTACTTCAATGGTGTTACCCAGGTCACCGATGGTTTGGAATATGGGATTACCTTCATCGGTTTCTTTGTAATAACCCCTTGCTGTTTCGAAATCGCAATAGTCTTCCAACTCTTGTTGAGTTCCTTCAACGATTTCGTAAACACTCATTTCCACGCGATTACCTGTGGTCTTTGATACTGTTGTGTACTGATTGATCAATACTGCTTTCATGTTGTTTTGGTTTTTTTAAATTGTTAATATTAAATTGATTGTGAATTACTTCCGTGATAACTTACACCTTTCCTTTGGTGCAGGTGCGAATGGTAAGATGCGGAGCAGGAAATGCAGCGAGCGCAGCGAGCGTAATGTGGTCCTTTCCTTTTCCTTTTCCATGGTGGAAATATATTTTTGACCGTCTATCCCGAGGACAATTACCTTGGACAAAGGTGGGGACAATCACCTGGTGTCCACGTCGTTGTGGAGTAGGAAATGCAGCGAACGCAGTGAGCGTCCTTTGCACCTCACCTCGAGTCTCCTCGAGGTAGGTGACGCGATGACTCCGCAACTCTCCTGATATGCAGAGAGTTGCAGAGTATGCGTTCCCGATTAGAACTTTGCGTCTTCGGGATTCACGACTGCTTTTGCAGGTGATGCAGGTCGTGATGCAAGTGCGCGTTTGGCGTCTCGTTGTTCCCTACGAACTGCTGAAACAGAAGCAAGTTCTTGGGGAGTGTAGAGAGGTTCCAATCGGATGTACAGATTACCTGCAGAGGAGGTTTCCACCTCACCGATTGTTTCTTTCGCCCAAACACCGTCCGAAGGGATGATGTCTACGCGAATGAACGCCTTTTGCGTATCCTCGTCAATCCAATAGTTTGGTTTGAGAGGATTGCGACCGGGATTTTTAGCCAACCAATCGGCTTTTTTCGCAGCGTCGTTTTCCACGCACTCAACGAAGACATCGTACAGTTCTTCGTTCTTGCTGATTTCGTTCAGCGACACGGAGTACACAGCCACGGCTTTGCGTGGGTGCGTCTCAAGGGAGAACATTGTGTCCATAGTATACGATGTGATGTGAAGAAAGAACTGCAGCGAGCGCAGCGAGCGTGTACAGTCCTGACTCCGCGTACTATACTTCGACGGAGTGAGGCGTCCGATGCGGCATATCAGCGGAGTTCCGCTAACCAAGCGCGATACATTGCGTATGCGTCTTGTTCTGCTGCATATAGGGTATGACCAAGTCCAATGAAGACTTGACCACACGCTAGCAGGACTGAAGAGTACTGAGAGTAGCTCATAGTAAATGATATGATGTGAAGAAGGAAGAGTAGCGAGCGCAGCGAGCGTACTGAGTCTTCTCCTCGCTGGAGTTTTTTTTCTTTCGTCAGCTGGTTTTCAGTCGACTCCTAGGAAAGGTGGGGGGTACCCCTCTGATTACCGCTGGCGGGGGGACCAACTGCAGGGACCCCCACACATCTTCTAATACAATGGATTCTGTATATGGGAATTAGATGACGACTCCGTCTTGTATTTGGAAGGGGTGGACGGTGAATGATTTCTTGTCATCGTGGAGTTGTACTGTTGCACCACCTTGGGTCCATTGGTTCAGTACACCTGTGTATCTTGGTTTTAGGTAGCAGAGGCTACCGACCGCCCATGCGGTATGTACTTCGTCAGCGAGGTTTCTACTGGAGTCTGTTTGATTTTTATGCCAGTGACCGAACATGATGTTTACTCCTACCCTCATCCTTACCTGTCTTGCGATGTTTACCGTCCCTGATCTTAGACCGAGTTCATGACCATGTGCTATCCATAGGTGTCCAAATTTTGCCACTTTCTGTTCAGGTACGTGGATTATGTCCAGGTCTTTTAGTTGCATAAGACTTGGTATGTCCATTCCGTAGAGGTTAGCGAGTTCTTCGCACCTACTTATTATATAGGACTCCAGGCGTTTTTCGTGGTTACCGTCCTTCCAGTAGATTGGAATGTTGGGGAACATCTTACGCAGGGACTTTAAAAAGGAACGCCCAACGTCGATTTCATCTTTGAGGTATCTTCCGTTGGGCGCGTGTTCGAAGCGTGAGACGTTTTCCATGTCCATGACGTCTCCATTGAGGTATATCCCGTCGACGTTCCGCCGTTTGAATTCTGCGAAACATGCTTGAACCGCGAACTTATCATGGTAGGGAAGGTGGATATCGTTGCATACTCCTAGGTTGGTAACTCCTTGTATTACATAGGGTTCGTTTATTTCCGACCATGACTGGGGGAAGTCTATGAGGTTGTCACTTAGAGGATCTTCGAAGTCAGGTCCTTCAGTAAGGTCAGGTTCAAGCTGGTACACCTTGGGGGATACGAAGGCTTCCCTTGCTGTATCTACGTTCTTGGATATCTGGTGTGCGATCTGGTCCAGGTCTTCGTCCACCCAGTCTTCGATCTTTCCTGCGCGCGAGTGGACCACGTATTTCTCTATGGTGTATATGCTGTGTTCTATATGGGGATGCACCTTCTGGAAAAGCTGTGCCGCCTTGAAGGCTACCATGTTGGTTGTCACGCCTTCAGCGTCGTTTTTCTGTATGAATTCGTGGATTAAGTCCTTGATTCTTTTTTGTTTTCTTACCATGGTTTAGAGGATTGCGCTGAAGCGCTTGATGATGTTTTTTACTTGGCGTGGACTTAACTTGTTTATAAGATAGGTTTCATGCCATAATACTTGATCCTCAGACATTTCAGGATGGAGAAAATGCAACGCCTCATGAAGCAGGGTGCTTATGATTTCATCCCTGTAGTCCAGTTCAATACGCTCTATATCCGTGTGGCAATAACCTCTAGCGGATTTAAGTTTTTTGACATGGAATATACGGGGTTTCTCCCTGAACAATTTGTAGAGTTTTCTTACAAATTGGTCCTTATTTATAAGTGGTGTCTGAGCCATCTGTATAATTAAATATAGGTATTCCCTTGGTAATTATCAACCCATTGCAGAAAAAACTTCATTTCAATAAATTATGAAAATTTAAATTTGTGATTATATTTGCTGTAAAATCAAACAACCTATGAGCGAAGAACAAAAAGAAAAGCCATCGCGTGAGCAGATGGTAAAGTGGTACAAGGACGAAATTGAACTTGCGTCTTTACGTAGTGAGTTGGCTAAACTCCAGCGTGATGCTACGGTTTATGAAGCCGAACGCATCCAGGCTATTGGAATGATTGCTCAGATGACGCAACTACCTGGGGATGAGCAACCTGAAGACGAAGCTCCTAAGAAACGTACGTTAAAAAAAGAAGTTCCTGACGATGGATGTTAAAAGACAGACGAGGAAAATCCGTTTGGATTCCATGCACACGGCTATCAAGTACCAACTGATAACCGAACTGGTTTTCCTTCGCAAGATGCCTTTATTGGATAATGACGTAACCTACTTGGCGTATCTTGCTCAGTGGGGTCCTATTCCATTAAAGGATTTCTGCAGCAAGGTGGTGATTAACATCTTTGGTGAGGACATTGCCACGGATGTTGATCGCCATCCTGTACGTGTACAGACTGTCCGTAACCGTCTGGGTGCATTGGAGAAAAAAGGATTGGTGATCAAGGAAGGAAAGGGTAAGAAGGTGATTCGCATATCCCCTTCCATTCCCATGGTTACAAAAGGAAGCGTGTTGTTGGAATATAACTTTCTATACATTGAGACCCAAACGGATAAAAGACCTGTTGCCGAAGTTAGCCAAGGAGTTGGGACTATCTGAAAAGGAGGTTCAAAGCGTACTGGATGTTTATTGGGACACCGTTCGTAAGACACTCAGTTCGATGGAACACAACAGGATATTCATGAAAGGACTAGGTACGTTCTATGTCAAGCCTTGGTCGATTGACAAGAAGCTGAAAATAAACAACATAGTCATAGATAAATACTCTCAGAACCCGACAACGGGTGGTTTGACCATCATGAATCAGTTGTTCAAGGACAATATGAAGCTTGAAGCTGCCAAACGCAGGGAGTCTGACAGCAACGTTAAAAAGGAAAAAAAGAAACATGATAGACGTAATCAAAATCTGGAAGGAGAGGGATAAGATCTTCGAAGGTATCTATAACAATATCTTCAAGAAAGCTGATGTTGAACACATTGCAGCAGAACGCATGGGTATATGCGAAACTTGTCCTCAAATTGACCGTGAAGGAAGTAAGTGTATGGTCCCAGGTACCTCGCCTTGTTGCGGTGTATGTGGGTGTTCACTTGCTTTTAAGACCAGATCCTTGTCATCCGCGTGTGACAATGGTCGTTGGTTGGCGGTTTTGACCGAACAGGAGGAAGCTGCATTGGATCAGTATCTGGCTAACAAGGATATGAACCAATCTTCCAATGAAACTGATATTCGAACCACAGACTCACACATACAAGACAAACCAGAATGAAGAGTATGTGAGTGTCACAAAGCTGTTGTCCAGGTACAAGCAGCCATTTGACGCTCCATCTGCAGCATTAAAGGCATCCCGTAACAAGAAAAGCAAGTGGTACGGAATGCAGCCGCAGGATATTGTGGATGTATGGAACGGTGAGAGTCAACGTAGCATTCGTCTAGGTAACTGGTACCATGACCAGCGGGAGAGAGACCTGTTGGAATGCAAGACCATAAGTTACATGGAGAACACCCTTACCGTACATAAGTGTTTGTATGATGAGGATGGTATGAAAGTTGCCACCGACCAGCGCATATCCGAGGGTGTGTATCCAGAGTTTTTCCTTTATCTCCCGTCTGCGAAGATTGCAGGACAGAGTGACCGTGTCACCGTAGCCAACGGACGGGTGGATATCCTGGACTACAAGACCAATAAGGAAATCAAGACGCAGTCTTACAAGAACTACGAAGGCATCAGTCAAAAGATGCTTTATCCATTGAATCATCTGGATGATTGCAATCTGAATCACTATACTGTTCAGCTTAGCATATACATGTATATCATACTTCGCCACAATCCAATGTATCATCCAGGCGAATTGACATTGCATCACATCATTTTTGAAGAAGATTATGACCGTGATCCGTACGGATATCCGATATATCTGAAGGATGATGACGGAAATTTCAAGATAAAAGAAGTTATCCCATATAAAGTCCCTTATTTGAAGGACGAGGTACATGCATTAATTGAACATTTTAAAGAAAACAAGTAAGATGAAACTAAAAGGAAAAAGAGTCTTGTTGAACAGACCAGTTATTGAGAAGTCACCGATTGAAATGACCCCTGAGGTGCAGGAGTCCATTGATCGCGAGAACATGAAGAAGTGGACACACTTGGAAGTGTTTGCCGTAGGTGATGCCGTTGAAGGTATTGCTAAAGGTGATGTGGTCTACATCCCCAAGAATGGAATTGAACGTTCGGATATTGTGGATGTAAAAGGTGAAATCAAGTTGATGGTGTCAGATTTTGACATTGCAATCGTATGGTAAGGCTGTTTGACATATCAAACGGAGCAGTGATTCCCAGCGAACATTGTTATACGCTGAAGGATCTGAAGGCGGTATTCGATGCATATCCAGAACACCATATTGATGTGTTTGCCTATGTGTTTTACATGACCTGTCCCAATCCAGACCTGAATCCTTTCTTTGATGTGGTGGAAACTGACAAAGAAACTCTTATATTACGCCAGCTGAATTCTTCGTTCTCCGTGGAGGATCCAGTTGTGATCAACGCTGTCAAGTTATGCCAGCAGCTTTATGAGACTCCGACCCTCAGGTCATACATGGGTATCAAGAAGATGCTGGACAAACTCGCAAGGTACATGGAAACTGCACCTATTGAAGCAGGAAGGGATGGTAACATCATGGCACTGGTGAACACAGCTGCCAAGTTTGAGAACATCCGTCAGAGTTTCAAGGGTGCGTACAAGGACTTGATGGAGGAGCAGCAGTCACAGGTGCGCGGAGGTCAACAACTAGCATATGACCAATAAGAAAATCGACCAGTCCTTATTCAACTGGATATTCCACTACAATCCATGGACCAATCTATGGAATGCATTCCCTAGGGAGAAATACTTGGATTACTTTAACGATCCTAATGATCCCAAGATGATTGTCATACGCTCCAAGGATGTCAAAACCCTGTCTGAAATCATACGCAAGATAGGTGGGGATCCAGAGCGTATCGGTGAACTATGATAGAATACTTCATCCGCATACCTACCTACGACGCTGATAGCGGATTGTGGAGCCACATGGAGTTCACAACTAGGGAGGATTTGCTTGCTTTTGTAAAAGGTATATTCAAAGAACCTGGTCAATACGGGTTTGATGAGACATCACTTTTGTTTAACGAACAGGCCAGATCCTTCAACAGAAATAAGTTTTATTGTGCGGCACCTCCTAGGTCCAAAGACTACGTTTTATACTGGGATACGGAGAAGGAGAAGTGTCGTAATGGTGTTATTTATAAATCAAAAGGCAAGACCTGGTACATTACCAGGGACTACTATATGTGGTTGAACTTCCTACCTATATATAATAAAGAGGTAGGTAAGTTTACGTTTGCCGATGTTCGTGATGCTCAGTATCACATGGCTCTGTATGAGGAGATTGCAAAGCTCAGTTACAAGCATGTAGCTATTCTGAAGAAACGTCAGATTGCATCCTCTTACTTCCATGCTGCCAAGATGATTAATGGATTTTGGTTCGAAGAAGGATGGGTAAATAAGATAGCTGCGTCATTGAAAGACTATATTAACGAGAAAGGAACCTGGCGTTTTTTGGATGAGTATAGGAACTTCCTCAATACCCATACTGCATGGTACCGTCCATGTCAGCCAGATAAGACTTTTAACTGGGAACAGAAGATCGAGACTGTACAAGGAGGTCGTAAGCGTGACGTAGGTCTGAAGTCTGTGATGATTGGGATTACCTTGGAAAAGGATCCAACAGCAGGCGTAGGTGGTCCATGTAATTTCTTTTTCCATGAGGAGGCTGGTATTGCACCTAGGATGAATGAGACCTTGGAGTATCTGCTTCCTGCACTCAAATCAGGTATGATTTATACAGGAATGTTTGTGGCAGCAGGTTCAGTCGGTGACTTGGACCAGTGTGAACCCTTGCGTGACTTGATATTCAATCCAGATTCCAAGGATGTTTTGGCTGTAGGTACAAACCTGATGAATGAAAACGGTGATTATGGAGACTGTGGACTGTTTATTCCTGAGCAGTGGAGTATGATTCCATGTATAGATGAGTGGGGAAACTCGCTTGTTGAGAATGCCGTGGACATGATTCAGGAGGAACGCAAGCGTTGGAAGAAGGACCTGAAAGCAAACGATTACCAGCTAAGGATATCCCAGAAACCTATCAATATAGAAGAGGCGTTTGCGTATCGGAAGTCATCCGTGTGGCCGTTGCATCTTATAACAAGTCAGCTTCGAAAGATCGAGGATAAGGAATACTACTGTGAAGCGGTGGAATTGTTCCGAGATGACAAAGGTGGTATTGATTACAAGACTACAAAGAAGCTACCGATCATGGAGTTTCCATTGTCACCCAAGACACAAGACAAAGAGGGTGCGGTATTGATATGGGAACATCCTGTTAAGGACGCTCCCTTTATGACATACTATGCATCCATTGACCCTGTCGGTGAGGGTAAGACAACAACCTCTGACTCCTTGTGTAGCATATTCGTATATAAGAGTCCGCTCCAGGTTACTCGTAAAAAGTATGATGGTAGCGTAGAGAACTATATAGAAAAGGACCAGATTGTAGCGTCCTGGTGCGGTAGGTTTGATGACATAACCAAAACGCATGAGCGTTTGGAGATGCTTATAGAATATTATGGTGCCTGGACCATTGTGGAGAACAACATCTCTTTGTTTATCCAGCATATGATATTCAAAAAGAAGCAGAAGTACCTGGTTCCCAAGTCTCAGATCCTGTTTCTCAAGGACTTGGGATCAAACAATAACGTGTTCCAGGAGTATGGTTGGAAGAACACAGGTACCCTGTTTAAGTCACATCTTATATCCTATGGAGTTAACTTTCTTACCGAAGAGGTTGACGTGGAAACCATGGATGATGGAACCATTGTCAAGACCACCTATGGTATAGAACGGGTGAAAGACCCAGTTCTTTTAAAGGAAATGCAACAGTACAGAGAAGGATTGAACGTGGATAGACTGGTTGCTTTCTGTGCGTTGGTTGCTTTTGCCAAGGTTCAACAGTCCAACAGGGGATATCCTCATAAGATTGAAACTGAAACAAATCCACGCAGACATGAGCAAAAGTCATCAAATTTGACTAAATTAAATATGAACCCCTTTCGTAATTTGGGGAAACCTGTACCTAAATCAGGTAATGGCTTCAAACGACAGGCGTTCCGAAACATAAAATGATATAGCTATGGCATTAGTTATTAACGCAATGCAAGCGAAAGCGGGGGTCAAGACTGACCATACCCGTATGGGTACATTGACCCAACCTATTCAGTTCCTTCCAAAGACACAGAAGGATGGTGAATGGGGTGCTTGGAATATGGACTGGTTTGAGATGGAAGGTCTTAGACAGATTCGTCGCAATGCTCGTAAGTTGCTTAAGAATTATAAACTTGCCAATGGTATCATTGACAGGACCGACTACATAGTCGAGGAGGACAACGAGTATGCTGATTTGATAGACACGCTCACGCGCGAGGACGCATCTGCGCTCGAGTTGAAGTTCTATCCTATTATCCCCAATGTGATCAACGTCATGTGTGGGGAATTTGCTAAGCGTACGGATAAAGTACAATATATCACCACTGATCCTACCAGTTTCAATGAAGCCATGGAATATAAGCGTTCCATGATTGAGCAATACCTTGTAAAAAAGGCGGAGACTCAGATTGCAATGAAGATGATTGAAATGGGTGCTGATCCTGAGTCTGAAGAATTCAAACAGGCGCTTGCTCCAGAGAACATTAAGACACTTCCCGAAATAGAACAGTTCTTTAAAAAGGATTATCGGTCATTAGTTGAACAGTGGGCAAATCATCAACATGAAGCTGACACTGAAAAGTTCCGTATGAAGGAACTTGAAAATCGTGCGTTTCGCGACATGCTTACAACCGACCGTGAGTTCTGGCATTTTAGGATGGATGAGGATGATTATGAGGTGGAGTTATGGAACCCAGTCCTTACTTTTTATCACAAATCCCCTGACATTAGGTACATATCACAAGGAAACTTCGTAGGTAAGATTGAACTGCATACTGTGTCGGATATCATCGACAAGTATGGATATTTGATGAACGATGAACAACTCAGGTCCCTTGAAAACATATATCCTAAAAAAGCTGCTGGTTATCCTATCCAAGGTTATCAGAACGATGGAACTTACTACGACGGTACTCGCAGTCATCAGTGGAATGTTAGCTCTCCTTCTTTGGGCTTCCGTCAGTTTACCTCTGTTAACGATTACTTCTTGGCTGCGGGGGATGACATCATCACTCGCATCCTCAATGAATCGGAAGACCTCCAAGACTTCGGAACCTACCAATTGCTCAGGGTCACCACATGCTATTGGAAGTCCCAAAGAATGGTAGGCTATCTTACCAAGATTGATCCTGAAAACGGTATGAAATATCAAGAGGTTGTTACCGAAGACTATAAGGTTACGGTACCTCCTGTATACGACACCACTATTAATAAGAACAAAGATGAGAACACTTTGACCCAAGGAGAGCATATTAAGTGGATATGGATCAACCAGGTTTGGGGTGGATTGAAGATTGGTCCTAACAGACCTAGCTTCTATGGTAATGCGGATTACATGGGTATCCAACCTATTTATCTGAATATCAAACCAGTAAAGTTCCAGTTTAAAGGTGACTTTACTATATATGGATGCAAGCTTCCTGTAGAGGGAGCGGTATTCTCAGATCGCAACTCCAGAAGCGTATCGCTTGTGGACAAGATGAAGCCTTTCCAGGTGGGTTACAATTTGGTGAATAACCAGATATCGGACATTCTTATAGATGAGTTGGGTACTGTGATTTTGTTGGATCACAATGCTCTTCCAAAACATTCCGCAGGTGAGGACTGGGGTGAGAACAACTATGCCAAGGCATATGTTGCAATGAAGAACTTCCAGATCCTTCCTTTGGATACAAGCATTGCAAACACAGGTAATGCGGTAGGATTCAATCACTACCAGATGTTGAACTTGGAGCAGACCCAGCGTCTGATGACCAGGATTCAGCTAGCTAATTACTTCAAGCAACAGGCATTTGAGGTGATTGGTATTACACCTCAACGTCTTGGACAACAGACAGGTCAGGAGACAGCCACAGGTATTGAGCAGTCCATCAATGCATCCTTCTCACAGACTGAGATGTACTTTGTACAACACTCTGAGTATCTGATGCCTAGAGTGCATCAGATGCGTACAGACCTAGCTCAATATTATCATTCTCGTCGTCCAAGTTTGCGTCTTTCATATATGACATCGCAGGATGAGAAGGTAAACTTTGAAATGAATGGTACCGACTTGTTATCTCGTGAGTTAAATGTTTTTGTGACCACCAAGGTCAACCATAAACAGATAATGGAGCAGATCAAACAGCTTGCTATTCAGAACAATACAGCAGGTGCCAGCATCTATGACTTAGCTGAAATTGTGAAGGCTGACTCTATGAGTGAGGTGACCCACGTCCTTAAGAAGATTGAACAGAAGACTCAGCAACAGCGTCAAGAAGATATGCAGCAGCAACAGCAGATGCAACAGCAACAGCTTGAGTCTGCGCAACAAATGCAAGAGGCTCAACAACGTTTTGAGGCTGAACAAAAGCAATTGGATAGAGAGACACAGATTCAAGTTGCGGAGATCAAAGGTGCTGGTTATCAGGTTCAAGATCTCAACGCCAATCAACAAAGTGATTACTTGGATTCTCTACAATATCTTGAAAAGAAGCGTCAGGCTGATGAGAATATCAGCTTGAAACGGGAGCAAGAGATCAATAAAAACAACCGTGAATCTCAAGCTTTGAACTTAAAAAGAGAGGAATTAAATACTCGAAAAGAGATAGCTGACAAGCAATTAGCGGTTGCTAAAGAGAATAAGAACAAGTACGATAAGAAGGGAAAAAAATAATAGTGATATAATGCATTTATTTTTGAAAGTACTCCCAAAAAATAACTTTCAAAAGTTTAAAATTGCATATATTATAGTAGGAAGACAATCAAAACCAACCATATATGACTTCCAATGAAAACAATGCCCCAGACATTAATCTGGATGAGTTCTTACCAATGCCAGGAGCAGCAGATATTCTGACTGGTCCAGAAGATTCCGAAAAACCTAATTCGGTATTTTCCAAACCATCGGCTTTCAGTACCGATTTTCTTGATAAACAAGAAACTAAGGTAAAGGAAGAGGAAAATACAGAAGAGGGTGAGAAGGTCGAGAATGAGGTTGACTTTGAAGCTGCTAAAAGTCTTGTTGATGAGATCACCAACATAGAAGAGGAGCCAGTCAAAGGACCAGGTAGACCTAAAGTTGACAAATCAGGTCTTGTCGACACCTTCTCTAAACTTATTGACGAAGGATTACTTGTCCCCTTCGATGATGACAAACCCATGGATCAGTATTCCATGAAGGATTGGAAGGAGTTGTTACAAGCCAACTTCGAGGACAGGGAGAATAAAGTAAGGCAAGAGGTACCACAATCGTTCTTTGAATCCTTGCCTGATGAGTTGAAGTACGCATATAAGTATATTGCGGACGGAGGACAGGACTTAAAAGGACTGTTTAAAGCTCTATCTCATGTGGAAGAGGTGAGGGAACTCAATCCTTCTTCTGACAGGGATCAGGAGGTTATCGCAAGACAATACTTACGTGCTACCAAATTTGGTACTGAGGATGAGATATCCGCACAGATTGAAGAGTGGAAAGATGTAGGGTCGCTTCAGAAAAAAGCGAACCAGTTCAAACCACGTCTTGATGAAATGCAACAACAAGTAGTTGAATACCAGCTCAAAAAGCAAGAAGAGTTTGTAAAGCAGCGCGAGCAAATGGAGATTCAATACATGGGTAATGTATACAACACCATAAATAAAGGTGACTTGAACGGCATAAAGCTTGAACCTAGGATTCAGCAGTTCCTCTACGAAGAACTAACAAATCCAAAGTATGTAAGTCATTCCAATGGTGCAAAGACAAATCTGTTGGGATATCTTCTCGAACATTATCAGTTCGTAGAACCGCGTTACGATCTAGTGGCTGAAGCCATGTGGTTGCTTGCGGATCCTGACGGATACAAACAACGTATCAAATCAATGGGAAAAAATGAAGCTACACAGGAAACTGTCCGCAAACTAAAGACCGAGGAGTCCCGTAAGATTTCAACGTCTGTGCAGGATGAACCTGAGGAGCAACAACCAGCAAAAAGGAAACTTCCAAGACAACAAAACATATTTAAACGTTAACCTATTACTAACTAATTTATTAAAAAAGAAATGGCAACACCAGTTTTAAACAATGGTCTATTTCTACGTGACACGCAGTACAAAGCTTCGTCCCACGTAGACTCATACCACTTAGTGAACATGCTTAGAGGAACTGAACCTATGGATATGGGTCCTGTAGACCTTTGGGCGATGGCGCAAAAGGTAGAAATGCCTTTGTACCAGATGGCTTCATTTGGTGGTAAGAACACTATCCTTGTAGACAACCCTCGTGGTGAATACAAGTGGCAAACTCCTGTCGTACAAGACCTTCCCTACATCGTAGAGAACTTGGAAGATGGCAACACAACTACAGGTGCTGATGGAACAACCTTCCGCATCAAGTTGAACAAGCGCATCTTCGGTCATGGTGACATCATCACCTACGACAAATACAACGGCGCTGAATTGTACATCACTGCTGATGACATCATCCCTGCTGGCGATGGTTTCGTCTACACTGTGCAGATGGTGAACAATGACAACACCGCTATCTTCAAGCAGGACTATATGGCTCCTGGAACCAAATACTTCCGTAAAGGTTCTGCTCGTGGAGAATATGGTGAGCGTTTCTCTGACATCATGGTTCAAACAGGTTTCCGCGAGTACTACAACTTCGTAGGTGGCGCTGAAGCTCACGTACACTACAGCATCTCTTCTCGCGCTGAGTTGATGATGAAAGGTGGTTTGAACGCTGATGGTACACTTCCTGTTACTGAAATCTGGCGCATGTTCGACAAGCAAGCTGATCCTTCGATCACTTCCCTTGAGACCATGGTGTCCAAAATGGGTAAGGAATATGTGAAGCGTGCTTATGACAACGGTACATTGACTCGTTCATTTGTAACCGCTCTGGAAGCTGCACACCTCACCAAGATCGCTACTGACATCGAGACTTACTTGATGTGGGGACAAGGTGGTCGCATTAAGCAAGATGGTCCAGATGATATCCGCCTCTCAGTGGGTCTTTGGAAGCAGCTTGACAACTCTTACAAGCGTATCTACAACAAAGGCCAGTTCTCTCTTGAGCTGTTCCGCGCTGAGATCTTCAACTTCTACAATGGTAAGGTTGAGTTCAAAGGTCCAGATCCTAAGCGTCAGCTGATCGTTCAGACTGGTATGGGTGGTATGAAGCTTGTAAACGAAGCAATTAAGAAGGAAGCAATCGCCGCTGGTCTTGTGATCAACGCTGGTCCTTCTGGTAATGGTATTGGTGCAATCACTGGACAAGGCATGGATCTGAACTTCGGATTCGCTTTCACCAGCTACACCATCCCATTCCTTGCTAACGTGAAGTTTGTGTTGAATCCTGCGTTTGACAACGTACACACCAATGACATTGAAAACCCAATGATCGATGGTTACCCATTGTCTTCGTACAACTTCATCATCTTCGACATCACTGACAACACCAATGACAACATCTTCTTGTTGAAGTTGTCTTGGGACAATCAATTGAAGTGGTTCTACCAGAATGGTACTATGGACTACATGGGACGTACCCAAGGCTTCCAGTCAAATGGACAGTTCAATGGATATCGCGTCTACATGACTCAGACCATGCCTGCGATCTGGGTAAAAGACCCAACCAAAGTCCTCAAGATTGTTCAGAGGAACCCCATCACTGGCGGATCCTTCTAATCGAGGAAATGAAAAAACAGGGGAGAGCGTCAAAACTCTCCCCTTTTTTTAGTATATTATAGTATAAGCACTTATACTCATGGCAATCTATCCTCCTCCTACTCGCACTTTCGGTTGGCAATACTGGAATGCAAAAGTTGATCAGTTAAACATTGGTAGCGGTGGAAACACTCCTATAAATGTCACATCTTCAGAACTTTATGATCTTACAGTCAACAGTCAGTTGACTCCTGGAGCCAAATACAGGATCACAGACTATAAGTCTGTAAACTGGTTAAATGGATTTAGTGGTGCGGATGGTTCTTATCCAAGCACTACGGGATCTATCATTACTCCTACTGCTTCAGTGATCAATCCTTTTCAGTATAATTCCAATTTGTCTGGTGGATTTGATGGTCCTCCCTATGTGATTAAGAAAAGTTCTACTGGTAAATACTACATCGGTGGAAATTTTTCAAGTTATAATGGATATACTAATTGGGGATTCACAAGAGTAAATGCAGATGGAACAAAAGATCTTACCTTTAACAATAGCTATTTGCCATCTGGACTAGCTTATGATATTGTCGAAAATGCAGATGGAACCATCTTTGTAGGTGGTGATTTACCTGGTATTATTAATGTAAGAAAAATTCTACCTACAGGTGCTTTGGATACTTCTTTTACCACCTCCACTTATAATAAAGCTGTGCAAGCATTAGCATTGCAGAGTGATGGAAAACTACTGGTTGGAGGCGCTTTTGCTGTTAAAAATGGACAACCGAGAAATGCACTTGTTAGATTGTTTCCTAATGGATCTGAGGATACTGTCTTTTTGACTAACATTGGAACAGGATGTGCTGGGGATGTTGTTGATATAATGATTCTACCTGATGACAGCATGATCATAGTAGGAAACTTCAGTTCTTTTAATGGTACTGCTGTTGGAAGAATCGTAAAGCTTAATCCAGATGGCACATTGAATACGGCATTTAATACAAATGCTGGAACAGGATTTGATGCTAATGTTGTAAAAATTAGATATCACGCTCCTACAAACTCATATGTTATAACTGGTAATTTTACTACTTATAACGGAGTAGCTAATCCAAAGATTATCAGAATTAATGCTGATGGAACCATTGCTTCAGGATGGGTAGGAGGTGCTGTTTTTAATGGTCTTCTAAACGCTATTACTGTTCAAAATGATGGTAAGATTATGGTTGGTGGAAATTTCACCACTGTGAATGGAAATCCTTCTGAGAGTATTGTAAGATTAACTGCTAATGGGGTTCCTGATTTATTCATTGCTCCAGGATTTAATCTTGATGTAGTAGAGCTTTTTTATGATCCTGCTAGTACAATTATTGTAACAGGTGGAAGTTTTACTAGTTACGATATTGCTACTACAAACTACATAACAGCATTGGCAAGTGCTAATACTCCTACACTAAACTACAATCCTTTGGAGATATATACTTCTCCAAAGGAGGAGGTCATTATAATGACCGCATTGAGTGAAAACAGATTTGAGATAGAAGGTTATTCAGAGACCTATGGTGACATTGTGGAGTTCTTACCTTATTGCAATACTTATGGACTTCCATATCCAAATGGAATTAACAATGGGGTAACTCTCCCTGACTCAACAGTAGTCAGTGGATTTGATGTTCAATGGGATGGTACCAATGCATATTTCATGATGCCTGCAAACAATCCTGTGAACTTTGGACACTTGTTCTACGTAGATTTTGCAATAGCAGGTTCTAATGATTGGGAATTCTTCACTGATCCTGTTCTTCCAGGATTGAATAATATAAACTCAGAAGATCAAGGTTATCCTAATGCTTACATTGATGTAAGCGCCGATGGTATGAAAGTTATCCTGGTAGGAGTTACTGAGCAAATGGTTTTGAATTATATTCCTGATAGTCTTTATGTGGATGCCGTATTTTCAATGGCTCCTGCTTATGGGTATATGACTCGCAGGATTGATGTTTCAAATAAGGTTGATATGCCTTTGGATTGGAGGAATATCGTACATAGGAGATGGCAAAGTGATACTGGCAGTAATGACTATATAGTTACAAATGATAATGGAACCACAGGCAATTATCAAGACTTTAATCCTCTACCAAAAGATATACACGGTACTGTTTTTGTGGGTAGAGGTGGAACTACTGGATATTGGTTTTGGAATGGTACAGTTGAAAATATTGTAGTACGAAGTTATGGTTTTAATAATCATTTTAATATTGATTACATGTCTAGTTCAACATTTAACGGTATAGGAAACAATGACATCTTTGGATCGTATTTTTATAGAAATTCATTTGCAATGGCGGAAAACATGTTGTTAATGACTTCATACGATACGGATTGTGTTGGTCTTGCTAACTGTAGGGGTACAGCATACTTTGGTAATCTAAAAGCTTCGATTATGTTTAACATTGATTTTCAACTGCATAATGGTACTTCGTTAGGAGGTGATGTAACTGCGTCTACTTTACTAGGTAATTCATCATCAAAAAGAATGATTATGGGATCAGATGCTACTATTTATATAGAAGAATTTGACGGCACATCTCTGAATTATACAACATCTCCATTCTAACATAATAAGATCATGAAGACAATTATAGAAACATCATTGGAATTCTCAGGAGTAAGTGTCAATGCAAGGACTTTGTTTGATGCTGATAACATGAGTAAAAAACCAATCTATTACAATCTATCAAGAAAGTCTGGACAACCCATTCGTGTATGGTATGATGTAGAAGAAAATGGACAAATAACCACTCTTTCAAAAAAGATTGATGTACCTGCTGATCTTGATGAGCAGGGTGTAAAAGACTATATATTAACTAATATTGCACAATAAGTTATGGGAATATATTCAAAACCAAAAAAGACTCGTGGATGGCAGTGTTGGAACGCTCCGCTTGAAGGTGATTCATGTGCAACAGGTGGTTCTAGTGTTCCAGGTCCTCCTGGACCTCCTGGACCTCAAGGTGTGCAAGGAGCTCAAGGTATACAAGGTTTCCAAGGAGTTGCTGGTACAACAGGTGCTACTGGTGCACCTGGTCCTCAAGGTATCCAAGGAGCTGCAGGTCCAGTAGGTCCTGCTGGTTTGAACTGGCAAGGAACATGGTCTGCTTCTGGTACATATGTTCCAGATGATGCGGTTGCTTACAATGGTGCATCTTATTTTGCAATCAATAATGTAGGACCATCTGCGATTCCTCCTGATGTGGATACTGCCAACTGGGCGCTTTTGGCTGCTCAAGGTGCTACTGGTCCACAAGGACCTACTGGTGCTACAGGAGCCACAGGTGCGACAGGAGCAACAGGTCTTCAAGGTCCTCAAGGATTACAAGGTCCTCAAGGTCTGCAAGGTATCCAAGGTCCCGCAGGTCCTGCAGGCGCTGTAAGCAGTCTTACTGTAGAGAGTGGTTTGAGAAACATAGGTGACCTTGCCAATCCAATATTGCGACTTGGTCAGAATCCACTTCTTGCCAATACTGAGATACCCACCAATGCTGCTGGATACAGTCTTTCAGTAAGTGGTACAGGTAAGTTTGGTGTTGGTCTTGATATGACTGCTGCTGCTGGTACTGCAAAAAGCCAAGTGCGTACAAACGCAGGTGCATTTGGAATCACAGGTACTGTCACAGGAACAACCCTTACTGTGACTAACCCATTGACATATGGATCAAACTACATTGGTACCATCAACATAGGTGACTACTTATTTGCTTATGGAGCATCTGGTATTCCTTGGGGTACTTATATAACAGGAAATCCTTCCCCTGGTGTGTACAGTCTTAATCAAGCTGTTACAGGTACTATTACAGCCACTGGTCAAGTAACATCAAATGCTGGATTGTTTACTCCAAATCAAATAGTCCTTAATACAGTACCGTTAGGATTAAAGGTTGAAAAAGCAACTGGCGCAGGAAACGTACTTGAAAGTTGGTACGATGGAAGTTTAAGAATTACAGGTAGTCCTAGCAGGGTGCTTTCTGCAGCTGGAACTTTTACTCTGAATTTTTCACCTGAAAAAGCAATTATCTACAGGGCAAACACCAATACGCTTGCAGTATCTCGTACGGCAAATACATCAGATCCCCTTAGTGAATATGCTAACCTCACCAGTAATGCAGTATGTGCTGAAAGAGCTACTATTCTGACAGACGTTCACTTAGGTGGAGGCAATTTTACTGGGATATACAATGGAGGTCTGATCCAATTTAATAGAAGTGGATTTAGTCAGATAACCAGCATAGTTGCCGTAGGTGGTACAACTCCAAGCTATGATTTAAATTACCATGCATCGCGTCATAGGTTTACTGGACCTACTGCAGTATCATCTTCCTCAGATATATTTGGACCGCTTCCTTCTGCATTTGGCGGAGCAGACTATTCTGGAACTGTAAACGGAGGAGCAAGGGCAGGATATTCACTTTGTGTATATCAGCCTTTGAATGGAACTGTTTCCTACAATGTTACAGGTTATATCGTAGGTACAAAGCTCTATGTTACTGGCTGTACTGCTACTGGCACTCTTCCAGCAGGTTGGTTGCAAGTAGGACATAGTCTGTCAGGTAGGACATTTACCAATCCTTCTGGTGGTATTCTTGAAGGAACAACAATCAGTAACATAGTAACTCCATGGGATCCTGGTGTGACTCCTGCTCCTGGAAATCCTTGTATAACTGATGTTGTAGGTGAATACGACTTGTTGGTGAATGGTGTGGCGACCCCACAGACTTTTGCAAGTGTAGGTACTCCATTAACAATAACAGGTTCAGCTTATCCTGCATGGAATGACACGCGTGCAATGTATGTGGATGGAACAATCAAGTTCAAAAACCTTCCACAAGGTGCTGGTTCTGCTCCAGTAGGTCTTACCGCAGGTGATATCTGGGTGGACACATCTGCAGGAAATGTATTGAAGATGGTATAACAATAAAACTATATGAAAATAAAACTTGAATTTAGTGTGGAGGAGGTCAATCTGATCATCCAAGGCCTGGGAGAGATCCCAGCAAAACTGTCTATGAACCTTATCCAAAGGATCCAAGACGAAGCAACTGAACAATTACAACCTAAACCTTACGTTGAAAATGGGACTCAAACTGACTCCGAAGATTTATCCAGCATCTCCTGATCCAATAATCGCAACTGGAAGAGAATCAGAAGCAACTCCAGCAAGGATAGCACATGTCAACAGACTTGTTGCTGAGATGAATGACATCAAGCATTATGAGCTTGATATGGCTCTATCCACATCTGTAGAAATTACCAGTTGGAAAGGCATCATTGACATTACAAATGCTGACAACTTTCTACCTGATCCAGACGTTACATTTGGAAACTATGTATTGTTGACCTTGGTAAATCCAGCTATTGTTGCTGCAGGCGTTGACAATACCTATGTACAGATCACCCCTTATTACAGTCCTGCAGTCGACGATTGGGCTATTCCATATGTAATGCCAATCGGTGGTGGTCCTACTGGATTGAATCTTGCAGTGTACAATGCATCTTCAACACCTGCAGGAGCTGGTCAATGGACAGGTGCATTCTACATCTACTATGAGATCAAAACCCTTTAATAGTGGGTTTTGATTATATTTATTATTAATATTGCGACGTAAAACCAACAAAATCAGCAATATGAGCGTAACAATCGTTGAAACCAACCCCGTAAGCAAGAGGTACAACAGTACCATTGCCATCAGACCCTATGTTGATACCACTAAGAACAACATGGGTTTGGAGAAGTATGACCAAGCTTTGTTCGATGGAATCTTCCATGAAGAGCAACTGGCATGTCTTGAAGTAAATGGCATCAAGCGTTACTTGACAGGACTGAATGAATTTGCTCCTGAGATCAAGCGTCTACCCACTGAAGAGCGGGAAGCCGCCATCAAGGAGATACGCAGACTGGTTGCACAGCTTGAAGCTGAACTTGCAGCCAACTTCGTAGATCCTGATGACAAGGATTTCTGGAACAAGATCAAGCTTCTGCGTCCTGACAATGATGAGTTCTGGAGCCGTATTACAATCAGGATGGGTAATGAACCTGTATGGTTGAATCCTACGGATCCTCATGACTTGATCAAACTTAAAGCCATTGAGGCGGGTGGATTCAGTCTTATTGCCAAGACCTTGGATGTAGCTCGTAAGAGCAACCCTTCTTACAAGTTCTATCTGGATAAGTTTGAGGAGACTGCTTCCATCAAGACTGAGGTTAAAAAGCTGCGTAACAAGGCTTTAGCTGAACTTGAGAAGTTGGCTAACAAGAACGTCAATAAGCTAATGTACGTATGCAAGGTGGTTGATCCCAACTCTCCTCAGTACAAGAAGACTACTCCTACAGATGTCATGTATGATAACATGGACAAGTACATCAATGGAGAGACTGTGGATACGGACAAGCGTAAGACTGCCCAGCGATTCCTTGACATTGCAAATCTGGATATGGAGACATTGAAGATTCGTTCCATTATCAAGGATGCCACCTATTACAAACTTCTTATCCTGCGCGGGGATGGATTCATCTACCATGGTGAGTCTAACACAATGGTTGGTAAGAATCCTTCTGAAATCACAGAATATCTTAAGAACCCTCTCCATGAAGATATCCTTACAAGTCTTACAAAGGGTGTGGAGAAATACTGGAATAACTGATGACAAACGCCGAGTTGCAAATAAAAGTCAAAGAGAGGCTGAATAAACTAGCCTCTCTTGACTATGATAACTTTGAGTGCTGGCAGATTGCTGAAGCATTTAATAAGGCGCAACTCGAATGGTTCCGCCGTCAAATTAATGGCATTAATCAGCTTCAGTCGGGTGATGGTTCAACCAAAGTCAATTACGATGACACCCAGAAACTAATTAAGACGGTTCCCATTTCAGGAACTAATTATCCAACCAGTTTTCCACAATCATTTGAAACAGACGTCATTCCATCGGATTACTTATACTATAGCTCGATGTACGTTATGGCAAAAAGTGATTGTTGTCCTGAAAGGAATATAAATATATATATTGTCGACAAGGCTGACTTATATGTAATCCTTAGGGATGATAACAAAAAGCCAAGTTTTGACTGGGGAGAAACTGTAGCGGTTGTTGCAGATAACAAGTTTACTATTTATACAGGAGGTGAATTTGATATCACATCAATAAACCTGACTTATTATAGGAAACCTGTTCCTGTGTCATTTGCAGGATGCGTGGATATTACTACGGGTGCTGCCACTCCAGATGTTCCTTGTGAGTTCAAAGATGACGTAGCCGAAATACTGGTTGACAATGCTGTAATGATATTGGCAGCGGACATTGAATCATCAAATCAATACACTAGAGCGACTAGCTCAGTACAAACCAATACATAATGGCTGAAGAAGTAAACTTGAAAAGAACCCTGAAAAGAGGGGAATCTGAATCTTCTGAAAAGGCGGAATCGAAACCTGCGTCTAAGAAGAATCCTCTTATCACAGATAAGTGCGTTGAGTATTTGAACTACAGGATTGAGCAGGAGGAATACAGTTCTCGTATCTACCTTGCCATGTCCATGTGGTTGGAGGATAAGGGATATGTGAATGCTGCCAAACTCTGGAAGAAGTATTCTACGGAGGAACACGCGCACGCGGACTGGGCGCGCGAGTACCTTCTTAGTCTTGGTATTCAACCAAAAACACCCGCATTGAAAGAACCTCCACAGGATTTCAGCGGACTTCCCCAGATTATCAAGGATTCACATGCTCATGAAGTGGATATTACCAACCAGACCAAGGACTTATCTTCCCATGCTTTGGAGATGTCTGACCACATGCTTTATCAGCTTGGTTTACAGTATGTTAAGGAACAAGTGGAAGAACTCAGCAAGCTTCAGAACTGGTTAGACCAGTTGGAATCATTTGGTGAGGACAAGATTGCGATGCGTCTTTTGGACCACGAAATGAAAGATTACCTCTAAAAAATTTGGATATCAGGCAGAAATGCCTTATATTATAAGTGTAAATTATATGTATAACTTAATCTAACAAAACAATGGCTTATTTTAATCATGCGTTCCAGAAGCTTCTTCTAGGAACGAATCCTACAGCCGTATCACTCAACTACACCAATGGTTGGTATACTGGTCTTCAAGGTGCAATTGGTACAGGTGCAATTGCTCCTGGTACTCTTGCTGCTGTCACTGCTACTCCTGGTGATGGTACAATTGGTGCAAACGTGGTTCTTAAAGGAGATGCTGCAGCTCCTACAATTGCTGCTGCTCCTCAGATCTATCTTGCACAAGGTTCAATCAATACTAAAGACAGGCTGGGTCCTTTCGCTGGTGGTTACCAAGAGTCTGTAAAGACCAAAGGTATCAACCCACGCTATGTGACCAAGTTCTGGAAGCAGTGTCCTTTCGAGCCTCAAAATGAAGTAGTAGACGTATGTATCTGCGAAGGTGCTGAGCCTCAGTGCGGTACTTCTTACTACTTGCGTATTGACCTCAAAGGTTCTCCTCTTCTTCGTTTCTTGAGTCACAATGCTTACAAGACATTTGCATCTGAGAACTATTGCTGTCCTGCTGATCCTTTGGCTCCTACAGCACTGAGTGTTGCAGATTCATTTGGTATTCTTGTAGATTGGACATGGCAGATCCTGTTTGATCCATGGATGAGTCAGTTCATTGCTCCTGAGTTGAACAGTGATGCTGGTCTTTGGTCATACACCAATATCCAAACATGGTGGGCAGATAATGGTGGAAACAGTGTGAATCTTGCTGACAAGCCTTCTAAAGCTGATTTGTATGCTGAATATATTAGTGTAGTAGGAGGTAGTCCTGCAACCCTTACTGGTGCTTGTATCACTCTTTATGGTGCATATGTAGATACTCAGTTTGGAACCTGTTCCTTCCACCCACAAGATCACTATGAGTTGGAGCCTGTGAAGATCTATGCTTCTATCACTGACCAACTTGGCGATCCTTGTGTAGACCAAATCTTCTGCATTGAGAAGACTGATCTTGCTCAACAGGGTTCTGGATATGGACATCGCTACATCCGCGACCTGATCCTATTCCGTCGCTATATGCAAGAAAACTACGTATACGATCCACGTCTGCGTGAAGTTATGGACCAGGATGTTATTACCAACTCTGGATTGGTGCCTACCAACCAATACACTGAGTACAACATCCTCCACAGTGTTCCTCGCTTCAACAACCCAACAGGCGTGTTTGACAATGACCAGTATCTGATTACCATTGTGTTCCCATGTGAAAACACTGCGTTCGAAGAGTTCATGCAAGAGTATATTGATCTTGGTGGAAACGGTGTGACCTTGGAGTCAATCAATGGCTTGAGCTGCGCTTGTCCTACTCCGCCAATCCTGTAAGGATAAGAGTTAAACCTAGTATCGAAAGGGGGAGTGAGAGTTTATACTCTCCTTCCCCTTTCATATTTTTGAAAAATTGATTAAATTATATTAATACCAGTCAGTTATGGCAATCAAGCATCAACTTTCCCTGAACATAGTAGATGGGTGTAATCCTACTAACTTTAGCATTATTGACACAAGTTTGTACGCGAACATGCCTATCACATGTCCGACGCTTGCTATAACTGTTCCTGGAACCGCAGGACCTGTTTATTTTAGTCAAGGAACAAATCCTAATCCGAACTTGGATCCGAATGATGAATATTACATCCTTCCGACCTACAATTACCCACCTACCCCTTATAGTGGAACTCCTAAGTTCAATTTAACAATTGATAATGTATTTCTCCATGTACAAAATTCAGGGGAAACTTTGAACTCGTTATCTGATGGATTGTACACAATTACTTATTGTGTAGCACCTTGTGATAAACTTAAGGTAGAATACTACTATCTTAGGACCACGGTTGCGATGAACCAATATGCATCCCTTCTATGCAAATTGCGTTTAACAGACTGTTTACCTACTAAAGAAACCCAGGAGATGATTGACCAATTACATGTCATCAAGATGTATTTGGATTCTGCAAAAGCGCGTGTAGAAGTATGTCATGCTCCTAATGAAGGTATTAAACTATATGAATACGCGCTGAAATTAATGGCAAATTGGGAAAGAACCTGTTGCTCAACCTGCTGATAATCAACGTAAAACCAACAACAATATGGCTAAAGTATCATGTCCCAACTGTGGTATCCCTTGTACTGGATGTGCGGGTGCCAGAATTACAACAGCTTCTGATGGAAGAAAATGTTGTACCAAATGTCTTCCTAGGGTGGAAGCGGAAATAAAAGCAAAAGCATTAAGACCTAAGCAATGAGTTGTACAATAACACAGGCAACATCCACAGAAGATAAGATTATGATTCTGATGGGTAACGAAGCACTCAATAGATACCGAAATGACCATTACGGAATGAATACATGCCGTATAGGATACGATTATATGTATCTAGCTGATCTTAAGTTCCTTCTGCAAATGACTTCATGTTCTGAGGATGCTTGTCAGTGCTATTGTAATTGTTCTTATACCAAGGTCAAGGAGCGGATAAACACACTATGAAACCGTTAGGTAAACCTGTAAATAACCAGCATAAAGAATGTGATGCTGAAATAAACTCATCCTGTGTAATATGGGATGGTCCTAATATTTCAGCGGAGTGTCTTGGTATACAGATTTGCCAAGGGGATAGTATAACCCCTATTATCTACAATACTTTTAAGAACTTCTGTAACTTTCTAGAAGCTTCCAATATAAAGGGGATAGACTCCTCCTGTATTTTTGAGCTTGCAAGTCCACCCGATACCATACCTGAACTGATAAACCTTATCATTTCCAAGGTCTGTGATCAGAACATCAGGATCAATACTCTTGAAAACAAGGCTGAATTAGCGTATTCCGCCAATCTACCTTACTGTTTACAGATTGCTTCAGATACCATTACTGTTACAAAGCTTCCATTGGATGAGTATATGGAGGTGCTTTCTTTGAAGCTATGTGAAGAGATACAGCAGATCGAACCTTTAAAAGATGAATTTGTAGCAGGTAGTCCCTTGCTGACGAATATTGAAGATTTAACTGTAGCTATAAATAACCAGTGTGCTCAAGTTGTTGCACCTGTTACACAGTTTTGTCTTTCTCCAAATACCCAGTTTCAAGTTACCGCTGGTATTATTCCAGTTAACGGAGTTGTTCAGTATTTTACAAGTATCCCGCACGATTTTGCAATAGGTGACTTGGTTAATGTAACAGGGATGACTCCTGATTTGTACAATGTAACACTTCAGGAAATCATTTCAATCAGTGCAAACAGTTTTGTCATTTCCAATCTTAGTGCGATATTTCCAGGTCCAGTTGGTAATCCTGGACCATTTGGAGCGTTTGCTGTAGAAGCAAACTCCATACCGATTGAAGAAGCTTATGAAAAACTAGAAAAAGCATTCTGTTCATTCAAAAACTTTACAGGCACTCCTCAGGAGTTACAGAATGCGATAGCAAGAGATTGTCCCAATCTCAGCAATCTTCCTTCTCTTTCCAATACTGGATTGATGAAAGATATATACGGTTGGATTGAAAACCCTATAAATGTAGGACAGAGTCTGAACAATCTCTGGTTGGTATTATGTGATATGCGTTCTGCAATAAGGAACATACTTCGCAATTGTTGTTTTAACTCACCATGTTTTTCATTCGATGTAGGTTTTTATGTAAATCCTTCATCTACTTCTGTAGAGTTGGTATTTCAACAGGCATACACACCTCCGTTTCCATATCTGCCTTACAATCTTTCAAACATATTTGATTTGTCAAGATTGCAACCATTGTATGCAAGTGGTGCATTGCCGTCTTGGTTTTCCTACAATTATCCAGATATCACTACTGTAACTCTTACTTTAAGTGACGGAACAAATACTTTCATTGAGGATACCAATCTTACCCCGATGCAGTTGATGTCTCTTCCTTTGGGAACAGGATATGTTTTAAACTATCCTGCTGGTTTTGACACTACTGCTCCAATCAAATCAGTAACTGCTTCTTTTGACTACAGTTATACAAATTTGGTTACCAATGTTACATCGGTAGGTAATCAGGTAACTTACACTCTTGCAAAAGATCACTTTTTCCAAGTAAATGATAGAGTTGATATCTATGGAGTAATACCTGCAGGATACAATCTTACAAATGCATTGGTTGTAGGTATTCCAGCCAGCAATCAGGTAACAATTGTTAGTCCGTTTTTTGGAGTAGCTTATGTATCAGATGGAGGAGTGATATTGTCTTACAAACCAGGAACCAGTGAAAGGGATTGCGAACGTGGCAAATGCTGTTGTACATTCTCATTGACAAACGGAATATATTAATATGAAACCAGTAAGCTCAAACATAAAACCCAATAACAAATGTCTGAATCCTGTTACCACAAAGTGTGTGACCTGGGATGGTCCAGAACTCACATGTCTTGATGGAACAGTCCTTTGTAAAGGTCAGAGCATTGAAGTAACGCTATATGCGATTGCTACTAAGCTTTGTCAGATCATTGATGAATTGGGTCTAGAAGGAATCAACACCTGTATAAACCAGGTACCAGGAGGTCCTAATGTCGGTTTGGGAACAAGTCCTACATTGCAGGAGGTCTTTTCAGCGATAATCTCAAAAGTATGTGCATTGAATGACCGTGTGGTTGAATTGGAAGGTGAGGAGTGTCCTATTCTGACAGTTACAGTTCCCGAATCAAGTTGTCTTAGAGGAACTATAAATCCAACCTATGATGTCACTCTTCTTCCTGAATGGGACTCTGCAACCAATACGATTCCTGTTGTTCCATTTGCAGAGTTTGTGGCTACAATAGTATGTTCGATGCTTATTGACATAACGACTTTACAAAGTTCAGTTGCCAATATAAATCAACAAATTGAAGATCTGTGGTTTGCATTGGATAACTGTGCCAATAATTGTAATTCGCTGGTATTGCCTACCTGTACTTATGATTATACTCTGAATGAAGGTGAGCCTGTTAGTGTCCAGTTGGCGTATAGTTGGTTGGAAAAAGACTATTGTAAGCTCAAGAATGCAATAGGGACTCCTGATGATATAGAAAACGCTGTTGCAAAACAGTGTCCTGATCTTGACAATCAAGAACGTCTTTCATCAGGTGGAGTTATGTCTGGCATATCTGGATGGATAGGTAGTCCGATTACTCTTGCAGATAGTCTTAATAATGCATGGTTGACTATATGTGATATGAGGGAAGCTGTTTCCGACATTCTTAATGGATGTTGTTTCTCCTTATGTAACTATATGAAAGTAGGTTATGATCTGGTTTGGGATCCTCTTGGTGATTATGTCGATTTGACTTTTAATAATCCATCAAGTCCAGTTGTTTATTCTGATCCGAATGTACCACCTGATCCTACATCGCCATTTGTATCAATTCCAGGAGGTGTATTTCCAGCTTGGGTTACTACTGTATTTCCAGGAGGAGCTTTAAACCAAAGCAATGTATTATTGGTATTGAATGACGGAACGGTTACTGTAACCATTGATACGGGTCAACCTATCAATTACTGGGCACTTATATCAAATGCAACAAGCAATGGATATCGAATAGATTTTACCAATCCGATATTTGCAGGTTATGATAAGACTTCTCCTAACCAGACAATAAATATCTTATTTACGTATAGGGTATTCTATAATCTTGCATACACCGATTGTGAATTCAACCAAACAGATGGTTTTGTTTACGAATGTTGTGCACCAACTCCATATAGTTGTGATGCAATTGTGACAACAACTGGTGATAGCGGTACAGGACTTGATGCTGTAATTACAGGTGTATCTTTTCCAGCAAGTGTACCCGTAGGTGTTATTTCAACAGGAAATACTACGGCAGTAGGTGCAAGTACGCTTACAATGGCAGGTAATCCATTTACAAGTGTAGGTGGTTGGCCAGCATTACAGGATTATATTATTACCGTTTCTGGAGGTGGTCAGACTCAATGTAGGTACATAACCAATATAGTAGCAGTTGGTCCAAATGACGTGGTTACGGTAAATGCAGCATGGAGTACCGTTCCTGCACCTCTTCCTGCAGTTGTTTCTTATGTCATTGAGAATCAATATGTGGATATAACACCTTTAACAACAGGCGGTAGTACTGGTAATGCTTGCGTTGATGCTTTGCAAAACTTTACTGCAAAAGTAGTGGAGGTGAATTCTACGTTCAACCCAAACGATCCTAATACTTGGACGGTAGCTACCCAGAACTTAAATGTCAGCATAACTGACATTATAAACCAGGGTTATCAGGTTCCTGAGTTCTATTTGGAAAATAATAAGGAATATGCGGTGGTGCTATATGCTAATTATCCTTGCGGTCAATCCGATTACACTATTTTGAATTACGATTCTCCAATTCTTGTAACTGTAAGTTTACAACAAGGAACTACAACTAGTCCAGCTTCTGCGGTATTTGCAGCTACATGGTCTATTTCAGTTTACAATATAATATCAAATGCTCTCGCACCGAATAGACCATCAACTACAACTGGTCCTGGAGGTCCTGCCACCTTTGCAGTGGATCTTCCAGTAGGTGCAAATCTTACTCAGTTTGAATTTGCTCCTGTCCAAGCGGTATGGGCAAATACCCAGAGTTCTCCAGTAGTACCTAAGAAGTTCTGTTATTGCGGTATAGCAATTGATCCATATGGAAGTTACCCTGTTGGTGGTCAAAGTCTTACAGGAAGAGAATACACATTAGGTGAGTATAGGGGATATAGTGTGGAATATCTTTACAAGAATCCTTCTACTCAAGCAGTTAGTCCTATATTGGATTCTCTTGGAAATCCATACTTTACGGATACATTGGTTGATCCAAGTTTGACTTTCAGTACAAATGTTCCTGTGGGTAGTCCATTTAATACCCAGACTACAAATCCAAATCCTGGAATAACTCCTATCGGAACAACATATCCATACAGTACATATCCTTTCATAATCAGGTATAATCCTAACAATTACAAAGTCGACTTAAGTCCGAAGTTTCATCAAATGACTTTGGGAGACCTTAAAATTCGTATTAACAACAGTACGTCTGGAAATATAAATACTTCAGATTATGAATTTACATGGCATTGTGCTGTAAAACCATGGGATAATTCAGCAAATCAATATTTGAATGTTGGAGGTACCTACATTATGAGTTACACTTTTATATTGCCAGCTGCTGCTCTTATAGTAGGTGCTACAAGTGCTGATTACATTGTCAATCCTGGTACTACATGTGATGCTGATTATGGTGCAGCTGTATTCCAGTATTTGACAATTAAAAAAGTTGCAGGTGGAGCAATAAATGCAAGAGCTGCTGGTCAAATACTAGGTTATACTCCAGCATTGGCTTCAACTTATTCCTGTAACGTACCCAATACCATAACCAATATAACAAGTGTGGGTAGTTCAGGTACAAACTTTTTAACTGCACCATGGCTTGCTACAAATACAAAGTACATAGGTAAAAATGCATTGGTTACCGAAGACTATGTATGTACAATTCCAAACTCAACAATTATCATAGATTTCTAATTAATATTTACGAATAATAACTACCATGGCAAACAACACCAATTGCGAACCTTGCAACATAACGGCGACTACTCCTGTCGCTCCGCCACCTACATGTCCTGTACCAGCTTGCGAGGAGTTGGTTCCTACGGAATGTGTCACTAATAATCTACTGAATGAAGAGTGTACTTCTCAGTTCTACGAGTATGGTGTTGATGGCTCACTTGTTTTAGACAACGGTCAACCTGTTCCGCAGAATCCAGCAGTGCCTCTTGGACTTACCATAACACAAGGACAGTCGCTGCATACGATTCTTACAAATATGATGAGTCCGCAGAATTGCGCATTCAATCCAGATTTTATCGCAGGAATGTTGCAGGTAATCCAGGCAAATCCAAATCATCCTGTAAGTCAGATTTTCTGTAATCTCGTATGCAGTTGCGTTTGCGATGTACCATGTGATCCTAATCTTACAGTGGATCAGGTAGTATTTAATCCGATAGGCTTGACTAATGTATCTTTTACATTTTATGCTGAAGCGGGTGTTACATATGATTTCACGTTTGTAAATACAAGTGTTTTGCCTCCAACGACTACTACATATACTGGGTACGTAGCTCCTGTTGGTAACCAAAATGTTACAATCAATACCAATACCTTACCAGGGTTTGGTCCTTTGATTTCTGACTCAAGGTATCAACTGTTCATCAATGCTTATACCGATGAAGGCGAATCATGTCCAAACGGATCATGGTTTTTCCGTACAAACACATCTCCTTCTTGTGATTGTGATGAAGTTTTGATCAATCTTGTTTTTGAACCTGGTGTAAATGATTGTATTGATTTTGATATTGTATACACAATTGCTCCTGGACAACCTGCACCACAAGGTTACAATGTGACAATTACACAAGGAACAACATCTCCATTGACAATCTATGGTCCTACATTCATACCAATCGCTACGCCTGGAAATGCCACCCCATTTAGCTATGGATGTACAGGTGGAGTAGTAAATGACACTTATACAGTATATGTAGAGCCTGTATGTACTCAATTGCCTCCATGTATTGGTGTGGAAATTTCTGAAACCTTTGAAATTACAGGTGTAGTAGTTTGCGATCCTCCAACAATTACAGGTGTATCAGTAGCATAACATACGATGTCAGCAACAACAACATATACCATAAGCTTTGTAATCGGTGGAATCTCATCGGAAACCATACGGATAAAATACAAAGCCAACAATGCAACCACTTATACAGTGCTGGCAACACTTCCGAATCTTGCTCCAGGGGTGACGCATACTTACACTATGCCACCTCTGGAGACACATCGGATGTACACTGTCATACTGGAAACAGTATGTGAAGACGCTACATTTGAATTTGGAGGTATCAGGTATTTGTGCAACTTCGTATGTAGTCCTTTTACTGCTGCATTTGATGGAAGTAATATAGATGTTGAATGGGAGTGTTATGTTCCGCAGACAAGTGGTGATTCTGTAAAGGAATATAGGATTGAGTATAGGGAGCAGGGATCAACAAGTCCTTATTCCTCTATAACAATACCTATTGCTACTATTACAACATATTGGGGAGCAAATCCTGGTACGTATCCAATGTATACTCATAGTATAGTATCGCCTGCAATACTGCCTGGAATCACATATGAAATTAACCACTATACAGTCATTGAGTATAATTTTTATGGACCATCGGGTACACCTACACCCGTACAAGTAACCATAAATTCCAGTAGTCCTTGTTCTACACTGTTAGAAGGAGTTCTTTGCGAAACCTGTGATTTGGTTGACGTAGTTGACTTTGTAAGCAATCCTGGAGCAGATGGATGGTATGTGGATGACACAAGCAATCTATTGGTAAGGATCACTGGCGGTGTGATTGGAAGCATATTTGAACAGGAAGCCGCGGCATGTTCCCCATCAAGTGTTCCAGGAGGATCAATCATAGACAGGGGTATGATTGTAGCTTCTGCAAAAACATTTGTTTACGATAATCCTCCAGGACTTGCTTCTACAATCACCGTATTTGACAATACCACATACGCTGTTTTAACAACAATCACCCTTCCTTATAATGCAAATCCTGCATTAAACATAACCATAGAACCTACAGGAATAGCGTATTCTCCAGTAGATGGTTACATATATTTTACAAGTAATCTCAGTAATCCAGGAGTATCCACATGGAGAAGGGTGCATAGGTTGGATCCATTGACTTATACCATCACCTATAACATATGCGGGGACTTAGGACCTATTGGTGCGTTTACCACATTTGTCAGGGACATATTCATACATCCTGTTACCAATATTGCGTATATACCCAATAACCTAGGGGATTCCTACATAGTGGACTTGAATACTGATACGCAGGTAGGTCTCCTAGGATACTCGTTTTCGTCTGCCGCCTTTAATACAGCCAATGATGAAATGTGGGTTATCAATCAAGCACCTGATGATATTCGGGTATACAATGGAACCACGCATCTTTTGGTAGCTACGATTGCCAACAGCTTTGGATATATTCCTAAGGTAGGTAGTGCCAATGGTAGTCAGTTTTCAATTGCTTATTATCCAGGAGATGGTACACCAGGATCAGATAGGATGTTTGCCACATATCAAGATGTAGGCAATACTAATTTCTATCTTTTAGAGTATCTTACTTCTGGTCCATATACTGATTCGGTATTTACAACATATCCTTGGGTAGGTGCTCCTGTCAACATCATATACATCCCTATGTTCAACAAGTTGATGTATACCGTTGACAATGTAGTTCGTGCATTTGCCCCTACAGATGGAACCACTGAGTTTGCCAATGTAACACTTACCTCACTCAATCCTTGTAGACCAGTGGTCGATCCTGACACCAATCAGGTGGTATACCACAGTTTTGCATCTTGTCCTGGTGATAATGTACTTTGGGTAGGTCTTGATGTGGACTTTGCAGAACCTTGTGATGAAGGTATTGTTGAATTATATGTTGGAGCAGATGGTCCTTATTTCTGGGATGCATCGGCATTGACCTGGAATTCATTGTGCAATACTATACTGGTTGGTCCAGTTGCAGGTGCATTTACGGTTACAGCTACTTTTCCTGCAGCTGTTCCTGCACCCGCAGTACTAAAAGCAGCTCTTGAAATATCTACAGATGGTGGTACGACATGGGCGCTATATGAAGACCAATCTGGAGATTTGTATGACGTTCCTGGACAATGGAATTTAGGACGGAATTATAATGATCCTGGCGTGCCATTCAATGTAAGAGTAAGTTTTACAACTTCGACTTGTACACTTAAAGGGGTAGTTATCTAAACTTAGATCATGTCTTCGGAAGTATCTTTAAATTTCATATCGACTCCTAGGATATTAAATGGGTTAATTGAAATTTATAACCATTCTAGGACCCATATTCGAATTGTTATTTATGATTCTGCAGGTCCTTTAGGAGATTATCTTTTAGAGAAAAAGAATACAAAGTTTGTTTTAAAGCAAGCTTTGCAGCCTTATGATTTCCAAGTAAACGGGGTTCAGAATATAGATCCTTCACAGTATACTACAGTTGCACTTGTACCCCCGAATGGAACAGGGGATGAGTTTATTTTCGATTATCGAAATGTACAAATCCCTGCGTGCACTTCATTAGAGGAGTTATTCAATGTAATAAACGGATATCTAGCATATACAGGAGTAGCCATATCAAAAAATGGTGGTATTCCTCTAGATCCTATGGGAGTAGTCAACCTGATAGAAGGTGCTAATATTACTATTACAACATCAAATGATACTATCAACGATAGGACAGATGTAACAATTGCTGCAGCTGGTGGAGGCGGAGGATTCTCTTATACCCCAGTCGCAGTCAATACAACTCCTTATGCAGTAGTTCCAATTACAGGATGGTATATGTATCTTGTGGATGCGACAGCAGGGAACATCACAATCAACTTTCCTACTGCTGTTGGTAACAATGCGGTATATACAGTAAAGAAAGTGGATGCTTCAGCCAATACTGTGATCCTTACCCCCAATGGTGCAGAGACCATAGATGGACTGGCAACACAGACAATCAGATTCCAAAACACCAGCGTTGACGTATACAGCGACAATGCTAACTTATACATCATGTAATGGCATACATCGAATCAGTCATAATCAGGGATACTGGAGGTACAGAAGCTGATGTAACCGCAGCTAATGCACTCAAGGTAGATGGCTCAGCTGTCACCCAACCAGTCAACATAGTAGCGGGTTCTGTAACAGCGTCAGTGGATCTGCAGCAGGATGTCTTTGGACAGCTTGTTATTGCAAATAGGTACAACCAGTTTGAGATCAACTATGATTCAACAGATCCTGATTCCATATCTGATATCACGGTTACCAAGACAAGTGGGGGTGATGCATCCAATCTGAACGGTCAGGCTGTATTCACATCCAACGCCAACACCAATGGTGGGGTAAAAGCTGTTACAAACCTCAGTACTACGTATAGACCAAACTCTGAAACATATGCGGCTTTCACAGCGATATGGCCCTCAGGAGGTCTTGCCAATTCATATCAACGCATAGGTGTCTATGATGCAAACAATGGATTCTTCATAGGTTATGAGGGTACTGCGTTTGGTATAACCTTGCGTAAGGCTACAGTTGATACGTTTACTGCACAAGCATCATGGAATGTGGATACTCTTACTGGAGCTGTTGGTTCCAAGTATACACGCAATGGAGTACCTGAGGCGATTGACTTTACAAAGGACAACCTCTTCAGGGTAAGATATGGATGGTTGGGAGCTGCTCCAATCTATTGGGAGGTTCTTAGTCCTGATGGAGAGTGGGTATTGTTTGACATATACAGACATCCCAATACCACAGGTGGTACAACCATCAACAATCCAGATCTTCCAATGACTCTGGATATCCAGAAAACTGCGGCTGGTGCTACTGTTCTAACCATGAACACCGCTTGTTGGGCTGCAGGTACCACCTCTCCTTATACCAAGATATCAAGCACTATCAATGACAATACCTTGGCAAACATGACAAGGTCTGTAATCACTGGACGTTCAAGCACTGGTGGTGGTACCTATTACAATGTGAAGGTGAATCCTTCAGGATCGCTTGTTACTACAGCTGACTTTGCATTTCCTGAGGATTCCGCGCACGCGAGCGGGGACACAGGAGCGTTTGTGATGGCAGTCAGGAATGATGCTAATACAGCAATGACATCCACTAATGGTGATTACAGTCCCATAGCTGTTAATGCAAATGGTGCGGTAGCCATAAATGATGGTGGCAACAGTGTTACAGTAGATGCTCCTGTAGGTACTCCTGTCAATGTCCAAATAGGTGATGGTACAGATACTGCGGATGTGCTTCCTTTAGTGGGAAGTGATGCACTTGCTGTTGCTATTGTGGATGGTACAGGTACGCAGATTACATCCTTTGGCGGCGGAGTTCAGTATCAAGAAGACACTCCTCATACCACAGGTGACACAGGAACTCTTTCACTTGCTATCAGGAATGATGATGCAGGTACTGCATTAACTGGTACCAATGGAGACTATTCAGGTATTGCTGTTGATTCCAGGGGTCAGGTATTTGTAAATACAGCATCAGGTAATGCACTGAATGTCAATGTAAATTCTCTTCCTAATGAGGGACAGCAGACAATGGCTAACAGTATATCTGTGGCTATTGCATCTGATCAATCAGCTGTTCCCATTTCTGGAACTGTGACTGCATCAGTATCAGGAACAGTTACAGCAAATGTAGATTTTTCATATAAAGAAGATCAAGCTCATACCTCAGGAGACAATGGTGCATTCATACTAGGTGTAAGAAATGATGGTGCAGCTACAGGTTTTACAAGTACTAATGGAGATTATTCTCCAATTGCTACAGATAGAGCTGGAAGGATATTTGACTATGCTTCACAAGAAACAGGCACTCCTTATTTACGTGGCGTTTCAACCATAGGTGGAGTTGATGGCAATACAGGTAATGCAGAGGTTGATAGCATATATGTTCTTGCAAATGGCAATGCTCTTGCGGTAGGTCTTGCTGACAAGAACGGAGATCTTATTGGAGCAGAAAAGCTGATTGAAACGCATCGTAAGGAAGATGATCCTCATACAACAGGCGACTATGGAAACTTCGTACTTGCGGTAAGGAACGATGCAAATGCGGTTGTTACTTCAACTGATGGTGACTACTCCCAGATATCAGTCAATGACAAAGGAGCTATTGCTATCCAAGACGGAGGTAACTCAATCACTGTGGATGGTACTGTTGGTGTATCTGGAACAGTCACTGTTTCAGGAACTGTAGCTGCTACTGTAACAGGTACTGTAGCTGCCACACAATCAGGAACTTGGGTATTAGGTGCGAACTCTGGGGTGGATATTGGAGATGTGGATGTCACCAGTGTTATCCCAGGAACTGGAGCTACAAACCTTGGAAAAGCAGAGGACTCAGTTCATACATCAGGTGATGTGGGAGTAATGACCCTGGGTGTCAGGAATGACAATGCTGGCAACATTCTCTCAGGATCCAATGGAGACTATACCCCAATTGCCACAGATCAGTTTGGTAAGCAGTTCAGTGTATCAGAGCGTGTCCACAATACGCTTCATACAGCATCTGACATAGGAACATTTGTACTTGCTATTCGTAATGACAATGCACTTTTACAAGCAGCTACGTCTAACAATACCTATGCATCCGTGTCAGTGGATGAGTATGGTAAACTATACGGGGCGGAGAACAAGCAAGAAGATAATGCACATACATCAGGTGACACTGGAAGTTTCATATTAGGAGTAAGAAATGACTCCAATAGTTCAATGACATCTGCCAATGGGGATTACTCCCCGATTGCTGTCAATGCTAATGGAGCTGTAGCAATCAATGATGGGGGTAACTCAATTACAGTAGATGGAACAGTAGGAGTATCAGGTACTGTTACTGTATCAGGTACAGTGGCAGCAACGCAATCTGGTACATGGGTGCTTGGTGCCAATAGCGGGGTAGACATAGGGGATGTTACAGTGAACAATGCTGGTGGAGCATCCGCGGTCAATATCCAAGATGGAGGTAATAGCATTACAGTAGATGGAACAGTGGCGGCTACACAGTCAGGTACTTGGAACGTGGTTGCCGCAGGTGATGTGGCTCATGACTCTCCTGATTCTGGTAATCCTGTGAAGATTGGATACCAAGCTGAAACAGCATTACCTACAGCTGTCACCAATGGAGACAGAGTCAATGGAACGGCTGATCAGTTTGGAAGGCAGCTTGTTACGCATATATCTCCAGGTATGCAAACCTGGAAATCAGGTAACTATACAACCACGCAGACAGGTGTTGCATTGTGGACTCCTACAGCAGGCAAGACTGTTGCAGTCACATATCTTGCAGTCAGTTCATATGCTACCACGGCAGGACGTGTCATCGTTTGGTTTGGTGCGGCTGCTGATACTACTTATACTGCAGGTACTGACCAGCTTGTTTGGGCAGGATCGTTTGCTCCAACAGCAAACAGCAAACCTGGTGCGATACTTACTTTCAATACCCCAATATTCTCTGCAAACGCGGACTATGTTCTGCGTGTAACAACGGATGCGGGGATATCACTTGATGTTTCAGTTTACGGATATGAATTCTAATGGATAAGCTAATTGAACTTATAGACAAGGTTGACACTGGAACCACATGGTCTTTTATAGCTGAGTGCAACGGCTATGAAAATGGCGTGAGAGTCATACAGTTTTCAAGGAGTCCTTTTGTCTTTTCAAATGAATTGACGGATCAGGAAATCATAGATTCCCTTTGGGAAAACGAATACAGTATCTATGCCTAGCTTCTTTGGTGTAACATCATCTCCTGTAGATAACGGTTCACAGACTGCTACACAGATAACATTGACTCCACCAGCATCAATGGTGGTTGGTGATCTTGTGGTTGTTTACTTGTATCAAAGGGGTACTGCTACTTTCAGTGTTGGTGTAACTGGTGGTCAGACCTGGACAGATATTGGAAGAAACGTAGGTACAGCCAACGTAGCCAATACTGTATATTGGGCTACTTATAATGGAACATGGGCTGCAAACCCAAGGTTTGATTTTTCAGCAGGTACAAACACCAATGCCGTAATGATTGTGTTCAGACCTGATAGTTCAGCAAATGTGTGGCAGAAAGAAAGTGATACCGTAATCAATGCTGCGGCGGCAGCCACAATTACAGTAACAGGGGTTACACCAGCAAACGCACCAAATGTAACAGTGGCATCTTGGATGACAGCTGATGACAACACATGGGGTACTCTTACAGGGACTAACTGGGTAAAGACTGGACTTTCAGCTCAGTATCGTAATACCGCTGGTAACGATATGTCATCAACCTATGCTTATCAGATACAGGCAGTTGCCGCTCCTACAAACAACGTGTCACAGACACAGTTGACTTTGGGAAATGATGCAACCTGCTGGCGTAGAATAACATTCTATGAAACATCTGCTTTTACTCCAGTAGATCCTTTTGGTATGATGGGGATATTTGGGATCTAAAAGTCCTGAATTTTTCGTATATTATATGTGTAACCTAAAACATATATAAAAATGAAAAAATTCATTGGATTGATGGTAGTGCTGATGACCATCGTAACTCTTTCAGTATCAGCGCAAACTTGTCCTACTGCTGTTGAGAAACCCATTATCTATGGGGACTTTACACCATGTAGAAATCAAAAGAACGTTACTTACACAATTGCCAATCGCAATCCTGCGCTTCCGATGCAATGGACCTGGTGTCGCGGACAAGTTGGTCAGAACGTTTCTGCTGGTTTTGTACCTACTGAATATCGCTGGACTCTTCCTTCCATGACTACTGCTACTGATGGTATTACCACAGTAAGTTCAAGCTCAGGCGGTTATCTTTATACTACTCAGACTACTATTGCTGTAAGCTACAAAACTCGTGGTGGTTATCTGAGCTGCTACTACAAAGACTCTTGTGGAGTATGGCAAGAGATGAATGGTCGTACCATCAATCTTACTTGTGATGCTGGTACAGGCGAATTCCCATATGTAGCTCCTGCAGTTATTGATACTGGACGCACTGTTATTAATGCTGATGTTATCCATGGTACTTATGAGATGAGTTTTGATTTGGATAGTATCTCTGGTGAAACTGGTCCTTATACAAACCTTGTAATGTATGTAAAGTGTCCTACCTGTTCTTGTTCTAGCAACTTTGCAGTTTGGTTCTCTGATGGTTGGTATCAGCAGATTCGTCAGACTCCTGATCCAACCCTTCCCTTTACTGTAGCTTATGGATGGAGTTTGTACTTCGCATCTCCTAGCACTCCACCTCGAACTTTCCGTATTGGTGGTACAAGTGCAAGTGGTGGATTTATGAGTTTACCATTTACCATCAGTACTTCAGTACCTTCTACAGTGAATTATCCAACGCTTCCCTAAACCATAGGTCATGAAAGCCACTAGACTTCTTATTCTTCTCGCAGCCTTGTTCATCATGGGCTGTGAGAAGGAGGATGTCAAAGAGACATCTTCAAAAGCAAATGATGTAAAAACAGATTTGTCACAGGAAACAGCTGAAGATCAGCCTAGTGGAGAAAGAAGAGGAGGGAATGGAAATGGCAATGGTCAAGGTAACAATAACCAAATTACTGATCCTTGTGCCAATTATCCTGTATATCCTATTGTAACGGAAGAACCCACTGATTGGAATATCAAGGTTGATACTACAATCTGCGGTATGGTGATCTTCAAATGGGATGCGCAGCCTGGATTCAATCCTGTGACTGACACCTGCTTTACAATAGCCAGGTACTACTACATAGGATTTGCTCCTGTAGGTCACACCAATGGTTGTACTGGCGGCGGTTCCATAAGTGGTACAAACTCATATTACTATACCCTTGGTGCTGGATGCTCCATCTGGCCAGGATTCAAGTACATCATGGGGATTACCTACTATGAAAGGAACAATGAGTTGCAGACCACCTTTGTAAGATCATCCAAGACAGTAGAATTCACGGCAGGAAAGAGAGCGCCGTGGCTCAACAATTGTAATTAATCATAAAGACTTAAAAATGAACGCAGTACCATTTCTCAAATCAAAGATCGTATGGGTACAGATCTTGGCAGCATTGTCAATTCTTGTCGCTCAGTATGGTCAGTTTGGATTCATGAATCCTCAGATTGCCATGTTCATCAGCTTTGCGTTGACAGCAATCCTCCAGAAGTTTGCGTCATCACAACCTATTACTGTTACCCGCATGTCCCAAGACAAGACTATGTTCTGGACAAACGTGGTGGCTGCAGGTTTGATGATCACTGATTACTTCCTGGAGAACCAAGTATTCCAGGCATGTGGAGTAAATGCCAACATGATTGGAATGTTCATGATTACCATTAACCTAGTTCTTCGTACTTACTTTACAAATCAGCCTTCTGAGGAAGTATATAACGCTGATAAATAATAACTTTCCCTTGGTAAATCGGCAAGGGATAGTTTATTTTGTTGAAAATCAATAATTGCGGGCAGTTACTTCAGTGTAGCTGTCCGCAATACTATATATCTAATTGACAATGAATCTATTAGTAACTTGGGCACCTGATATAGCATCTCTGCTTCCAACCGATACTTTTAATGTTTATTACAAGGAAGCTGATCCATTGAATCTAAATACTTGGATTTTAGCAAATCTTACACCGCTTCCAAGTACTGCTACCTCATACACAATTACAGGATTAACTCCTAATACTGTATACAGGGTTGCAGTAGAAAAGACTTGCGTGGGTTCACCATCAGTGTTTGTACAGGAATACAGTGTCACGCACGCAGGATGTCCAATTTATTCTTACTACCAGGGTCCATTCATTAATGGCTACCCTACCTTGTTTTATAGCGTATCCTACCCAGACTCCAATAATGTTCAGAGTATAGGGTCGTTGTTATATGATATCTCTAACGTAGATTATAACTTTATACCTGGTTGTAATCAGGTTGTCAATCCCTGTGCAAACATATCCTTTCCAATAGGTAGAGGTGTGCGTGTTGACAGGTTTTGTCCAAACTGCAATCCTCCAGGCGAATCAACTTCTTTTATATGTGGATTAGACTGGTTAAAATTCAATTATCCAAGCAATCTTGTTTCAGCTGTAGGGTATCTTGGACTAGCACCAAGTCCAAACAACAATAACCTTTCCCAATATTGTCCTGCTGGTTCTGGAGTATCTGGACAACCCATACTATTAGGTTATGGAAATGAATATCGCTTTGGGTTGTTCCAACCTAATGTTGGAATTATTCCAAGTCCTCCATATACTTTTCCAGGGAGTGGATCAAATGTTTTATTTGATACAGCTGAATGTTACTCAAACACAATAGGTAAACCTTCCATTACAATTGCACCTTTTGTTTTTGATTCAAGCCGACTCAGTGGAGTGCAAGATTACAATACCGTTACTGGTCTAGTAAGGCAGGTCATCATTGATGGAACTAATCAAACAGCCATCAATGGTTCAATCAATCATTACCAGTTTTCATATACAGTAGAGGATGCATTCTCAAATACTTTTCCTCTTTTGAATTCCAATGGTACTGCTGTAACAACACCTTCAATCAGCTATACTAGACATGCTCCAATCTTGGTCAGCATATTACCTGCTCAACTTACTGCAGGTATGGACATAATCTGTAGGACCTTGAATCCAGCTCCTTCGATTGTATTAAATGTTACAGGTGCAAATTATGCAGGGGTCTCTGTTGCAAACTTCTGCATAAGCATTGCAAACCAGCTTACAGCTGCAGGGTATCCGTCAGATCATGTAGTATATGGCGGACAGAATTACATAAGATTCGGTCTTCCTGATCCGATATTCACAGGTGCACAAATTGAAGTCACAGGTCCTGCTCCCGTATTTGCATCTTACAACAATAATGTTTACGGTCTTCTTAACACTTCTTTGAATTCAGCTCCATGGATTACAAACGATGATGTCACTGCAAGTACTGTTAATGGATATACGATTGGTCAGTACAAGGTTCTTACCGATGACACATGGCAGTCAATACCTGGCGGTTTGAATATAACTGTCAATGCCAACGATACTCTTGAGTTTGTCATGTTTGATACTGACGTTGAACTTTATGAGGTTGAGAATGTCACAACTTCAACGGTCTATGATCTTACTAACAATCTCAATCTGAACACATTACCTACCTTTACTGATATCAATAGTGTAACTGTTTTTTCAATAAAGTGTGATAGTGTGAATCTTACCAACGGAGATGTGCTTGAGTTCAGGTTCACTAATCCGTTTGCCACAGCACTTCCATTTGTAAATACTGTAACAATAAACTTCTAATGGCTATAAAATTTGATATCAATTATATATGCAGTCCGTTAGCCGTACTGGGAGAACTTTACTATCGCCATGTACTGCCTGATGGAACGTATTCACCTTGGGTATTTAATACTACAGTGGGTACTTTCTCAATCAATACGGCAGGTGGTACAGTAACGAATCAGTTGATCAATGACGTATATGGAAATCCTCCTGAGTTTTTTCCTGCAACTACTTACCAGTTTTTCATAAGACAGACTTGCAGTGATGAGGTAACGGTGGACTCACCTATCAGCGGAGACATATGGGTTGAACAATGTCCGTATTATACAGTATCAGTGCAATGGAATCCTGACACTAGCTCATATGATTTTATTGTAAGTCTGTATGACTTTAGTGGAACTTCATTTCTGGATCCAGGTGAATACAGTATTATAAACTACTCTTTTGCAGTTTATCAGATTACAGGCGGTCCTACATATTTGGGAACGTATGTGGTACCATATACGGATATACAAGCCGCACTTCCTCTTACAAATTACACATTTCCAATAACGTCTGCAGATCTTGTAGACTATCAGAATCCAGGACAAGTTCCAGTGGAATATCAGATTGTAATGTCATTAGAGATTGCAACATCTACAGGAACCGAAACATTCAGTTGTCCACCCGTATCTGATATTATTGTAGGCGAGTGCGATACTTATGCAATCTATACTGGAGAAAACTGGTCGCTTGAATGGGAAGACTGTAATGGATTTGTACACAAAATAGGAAATAAGACTCCTGCTGGTCGTGTCTTTTACATATGTGCTAGACAAGTTCCAAAAGGATATGCTTGCGTTCCCACAGGTGTTGCAGGTGTTACCCAGGCAGAACCACCTAAGTATATAAACGGTACGGTGATACATCCTATTGGAGGATATGTGTCTTCAGGTTGGACTCCTGTTACTACAATAAAACAAGGTGCTGTTGTCGAGTTTCCTCCTGGACCTGGGTGCGATGGTCTTCAGTATTCCTATGCAAATCTGAGTGTTCCTACAAGTCAAGGAGGTCAAGGTATAAGTTTTACATCGGTTCAATGTTAAAATATCAGGTTGGTTGGTACACCTGATTTGAGGTGAAGCTCCCCTGTTGATGGCAGGGGACTTCACTATAAAATAAAAAATCATTATATTATATTAGAGGGAGTTATGAAGGATACAATAAAGGTTAACAAGAAGGGTCCGCGGTATAAAGCACCGAGGTTTAACATGTTGTCTCCTACCATGGTCAAACAACTTTCCAAAAAGGAAGAGTGTTTGGTAAAAGACCCCAAGAAAATCAGGGAAATCATTATTGCTGCCAACAAAGCAATTGTGGACACCGTTCTTGATTTTAGGGATGGTATTGAACTTCCTGATCAGTTAGGACACCTGTTCCTAGGGACCTGTCAACCCAAGGTTCGTAAGAACGTAGACTTCAAGACCAGCATGGAATATTTGAAGGTGATTCAGCATAGGAACTGGGAAAGCGACAATTACCTAGCAAAGATCTTCTACACGAATTATGGAACCAAATACAAGTTCAAGTTCCATGATGTTTGGGCGTTCAAAGGATGTAGAGGATTCACAAAGAAGGTTGGAGAGGTATATCCTGAGAACTGGAAAAAGTACATCCAAGTGGATCATACCCTTAAAGTCTCTAAACTATACAGGAGATACATGAGGGATGTTCGCATGGATGAGGTTAATAAAGAAAGACTTATAGATTACAATCCCTTAGAACTTGACTAATGTTTAAATCATTAATGCGATTTCTGAAATCCTTTAGGACAGCCGCAGTAAAGGTTGTTGAATCTGCTCCTAAAGGATACACTGTTACGCAGGAAACCCTCGATATGATAAAAAAATATGAGGGTTTTCGTTCTAAAGCGTATCAGGATGTTGTAGGCGTATGGACCATAGGGTATGGAAATACATTCTATCCAGATGGTACGAAGGTCAAAGAAGGTGATAAAATTGATGCTGTAGAAGCTGAAAAGCTTTTAAGGAAGATAGTAGAAGATTTTGCAAAGAAGGTAACAGACGAGATACGAGTGCAACTTACTGATTGCCAGTTTGGTGCGCTTGTGTCCTTTACATATAACGTAGGTATTGGTGCTTTCCGAAGGAGCACTCTTCTTCGGAAAGTCAATACCGATCCTGAAAATCCTGAAATCCGAAACGAGTTTGCCAAGTGGGTAAAAGCGGGTGGAAAAGTATTTCCAGGTCTTGTAAAAAGACGCAAGGAAGAGGCTAACTTTTACTTTAAACAAAACTGCTGACCATGGTAACAAAAGTATCAGAAGCAATAAGCAGGGTCAGGAACCAGATTAAATCCGTTACGGTGGATGCATTTGTAACGGATAGGTATATCTACTCCTTGATTCTTAAACATATATCCTGGCTAATCAAGCGTGAGGATGACAAAGGCATTCTTCGTAAGTACAATAACATATTTCACACGCTGGATTACTTCCCTCTTATTGACGTGGATAAGGCTGATGTAGGATGTTTCTGCATTACTTCGGGTTGTACAATCAAGCGTAGTCAGCATAAGATTCCACCCACATACGATGGCAGCTATGGTCCAATCATCAGGTCCATAACTAGCATTGATGGAACCACTCCTCTTACCATGACTTATCCCTCGACCTATCAGGCGATGGTGAGGCAGAAGACCTTTAGATACAACAAGACTCCTTACTATTACATAGTCAACGACTACATCTATGTCCCCAGTGTTGACTGGCCAGCCATCAGGGTGGAAGGACTATTCAGGTCAGGTATAGGAAACTACAATTGCGATACTGAACATGACTGCATTTATATGCAGGATGAACCATTCTCTGTTCCAATGTACCTGTATGGGGAGATGGAGCAGAACGTGATGAAAGACCTGGCTACAAGTATTAGCATACCAGGTGATGTCAAACAAGACTTTGTAAGCAATACCAAATGAAGACCGAACTCCAATACAGGACCTTCGATGACCTGATGAACTCGGTCAGAAGCGACCTTTACACATTTGACCAAGACAACTTTCTGAATCCTCAGGAATTGTTGAAAGTTGCTATCAGAGTCAATTATGAACTCGGTTTGAAGATAAATCCAAGCAGGGGTAAACTGATAGATGTACACAACGGAAAAGGAAAACTGCCTGCTGATTTTTATGTCATGAACTTTGCAATGCTATGCGGAGTTGCTAACGAGACGTATACTTCATGTACACAATCGCAGATGGAGACCATGTATGATCAAATGGTCAAACTTGCTGAGATTGTAAACGCACGTCCTTTGATCCAGGTTGCAGACTTGGGTGAAGGATGGAATATCGTAACCCATAATCTTGGTTCCACAGATTTGGTAATCAAGGTTCAAAACTCGGAAAAAGATTATGTCAACTTTGAATACGTCATCCTCAACGAAAACCAAATCAAAGTCAAGGTTTTTGAAACCTGGAATGCTGCGCGCATTACTATTATTGCCGCAGCAAATATTGTTGGTAACTGCAGCATCAGTCTTGATAATTGTCCTGATGGTTGCAAAATTGTTGAAAATAGACCCGGACTCATAAGGGAGTTTCCAAGACCTGTTCCTATTGAAATCATTCCATACAACTATGGAGAACCCGAGTGCAATCTTGCAAACGTAGGTGGATACAACTACCGAATGAAAATCAAGGACGGATTTATTCATACAATTAATTTCAAAGAAGGACGGGTTTACATAAACTATGAATCCTTGATGGAAGATGATGAAGGCAACTTGCTTGTCTTGGATCATCCTACCGTAAATGAATATTATGAGTATGCATTGAAAGAGCGTATTCTGGAAAACCTGTTCATGAACGGGGAACCTACGGTTGCACAAAAACTTCAATTGGTTCAATCCAAATTGATGATTACCCGTACCAATGCACTCAGCTTCATCAATACTCCAGACTATGGAGAGATGAAACGCATGTGGGAGAAGAACCGCAAGGCGATGTATGCAAAGTACTATAACATGTTTAACAGCTATGCTTGGTATGGAGGATTCAAAAATGTGAGGGGTCCGTATCCTTCACATCCATTCCACTATTGATGAATTATGGCAAAGAGCACCACTTCCAGCGGCGTCGATCTTAACTCTACCAAGAGCATCACTCATACCAAGGGTATGATAAAGGACTATAACGATAGTTATATTCCCGATGGTATATGGATAAATGCGATAAATGCTGTTACCAATTCTCATAAAGGGGATTCTGGAACTGTGGGTAACGAACCTTCAAATTACTTTTGTTTCGAGGCTCCGTATACAGTCATAGGAATTGTTCGTAGGGATTCGGACAATTGGATTGTTTTTTCTACGAATGACGTTCTTTCTGAAATAGGTATATTTACCGAGTCGACCTGCGGATATAAGAAAGTCATACAAGACGCTTGTCTTGGATTTGACAGGAGTCATTTGATAACAGGATACGCCCAATACAATTTTGATTGTACATGGTCTGTATTTTTTGCTGATGGATTGAATCCTGATAGGACTATCAACCTTGATAATCCCCCTTACCAATATACATGGGATAGAACAAACCCTGATTGTCCCACTCAAATATTCAGTGATTGTCTAGACTGTGAGCAAACCAGGTTGAGTTATCTTGTTGATCCACCGTGTTTTACATTGACTAAATCTACTGGAGCAGGTTCATTGTTGAATGGTTCATACCAAGCAACGATTGCTTATTCCATAAACGGTCAGAGGGTTACCAACTATTTTACTCCAAGCAATATCATGAGCATGTGGGAACACATCGGTATTGCTGGAGGAATTCAGGTTGACATATCATCGATAGATACCCGTTTTGAAGAATATGAACTGGTCATAATAAGTACGGTTGCTGCACAGACGGTCGCTACAAAGATTGGAAACTACAGTACCAATCAAACTACTGTATACATTGATAACTATTCGGAGGCATTACCAGTAATACCTCTCAATCTAATACCACAGGTCAATCCAATATTTGAAAAGTGTGACAAGATGTTTTCACTGAACGGATATTTGATGAGGTCTGGGATATACAGCAAGTTTGAATTCAACTATCAACCTTTAGCCAATCAGATAACAACGTACTGGCAAGAGATCGAATATCCTTCGGATTACTACTACAAAGGAGGTACCAACACATCCTATATGAGGGATGAGCAGTATGCTTTCTTCATCAGGTGGCTATACAATGACGGTGACAAGTCCGCAAGTTACCACATACCAGGAAGGGCTTCTTTCCCTACCGATCTTTTTAGATTACCTGGTAATCCTGATACATTGTATCCTGATCAGGATTATTATTGGCAGGTTTACAACACGGCAACAATAACATCAAACAATCTCAATCAAGTTCTTCCAGATGGTGGTATTGTAACCAAGGAAGGTTTAATGGGTTATTGGGAGTCAACTGAAAAGTATCCAATTAATAGACCTGAAGTATGGGGTGAACTGTGCGGTATTCCTATACGTCACCACAAGTTTCCAGATAGTTGTACATCCCACATCCACAATCAAGGAGGAGACAAGATTTATATGTTAGGTGTAAGGTTTGACAACATAAAACACCCTCTTGATAATAATGGTAATCCAATTGAGAACATCATAGGATATGAAATCCTCAGGGGTACGCGCGAAGGTAATAGAACTGTCATTGCAAAAGGTCTGTTGAATAACATGCGTCAGTATAGCAATACTGATAATCGTAAGGTATTGTATCAGAATTATCCTTATAATGATTTGAGGATTGATAAGTTCCTAAGGACTTCTTTTGCATTGAACCAGGGTGAATCACCTGATAATGAGGGAAGCGGACTTAGTGAATATAAAAACGATTATTTCAGTTTCCATAGTCCAGAAACCAACTTTGCAAATCCTTTCCTGGGATACGATGAAGTAAAGATTTATACCAGGGAATACGGAGATGCCACAGGAAAGTTTGAATATCCGTACGGTCACCCCAAACACAAGCTTATTACCAATGCTTCTTATCTGATTGCTTTGACCGTAGGTACGAGTCTTGCAATCAAAAACGGTATTGGAGGTCGTGGATCTATTACTAAAACTGCGGATGATGTTACACAAGCAGTTGCTGCAACAGCTATAGCTACGAACTTTGGATTGGGTCTTCCACCTGTAAATGCAAATGCAAGTGCTGCACTTCTTGCAGGTGTCGGTAATATGCCTCTTGCGTTTTCAAACGGTGCATATGGTGGTTTTGTTGGAGGTACATCAACAGGATATCACTCTGGTGCATGGACAGGTATGAGTTTCCCTACTATTGTGAATGCTGGCGGTGAACTGTCAGGTCTTGATTTTAGAACCCTTGTTCCAGGATACCAGACCAAGGTTGGTCAAGCCATAGCGGATGCTGCGATGTATCTGCTTTTGATCAGTACCATTGATTACTTTGCAGGTAAAGGTACAGAAGAAGCCTTGCGTATCATATATGCATTGCTTCCGTACAAACAGTATGCTCTTCAATATAATTCGCATGGGTTCTATTCCAAGTACAAGAAGGTATGTCCTGACACCGATTTGGGATCAACTAGAAGAAAACATGATAACAGTATTTACATCCGCGACCAAGTACAGTCGTTTGATGTTGATTATGTGATCAATAACCTGTACAGGAATAATTATGTTGCTACCAAGATATTCGGAACATTTCCTGCAGTGTCTGCTAATGACAGCAGCATAGAAGACCAATCTAGAAAAAGAGTAAGTGATACTACGATAGGACTGAATGATCCTGTAAACAAAAGCATTACAACAAAGACTTCAGCTTATTACGTAGGTCTTAAAGTTGATTTGCAAAATCAATATGGGCAGTTGGAGAGTATTACCCAGATACCCATGAACACATGTTATTTCCTGACCAGTTCTAGAATAAAAAACAAGTTGTATAACTCAGGAACAATGTTCGGAGGTGATATCTATATCAACAGGTACACTGAGAAAAACCCGTTCATGTTTTTCAATACTTGGTTATTTGATGTTCCTGATGGAACCGAAATAGATTATAAGCAGTATGCCAACGTTTTGTATCCTAGATACTGGGCGAACTTCGATAAGATGGATGGTTCTGCGATACAGACACCGTTAAGTTGGTCATCCCTTACCTCTGGGAATCTTCTAGGATTTATTACTGCAGCCAGTGCATACCATCACTTGGATAGGAATACTTCTGCAACAAACAGTTTTCAGATCACAAGTGCATGGTTTTATTTGTTCTACAATGGTGTTCGTGACTTCTTTGTTGAATCCGAAATCAATCTGGCATTCAGGGATTACGGGGAACTTGATAGTCAAAGACACTACGATCGCACCGATTTTACAGATACATCGCGTCTTTTCAGAACCGATATTATAAAGACAGGAAATTATTATAAGTATGACTTTTCCTTGTCCGTCAGCAAACTTCTCAGCAACTATGTAGGATTTGGAAAAATCCTTCCTAGGTCATATGACCCCAATGTTGCCGAGACTTGTTTTACCTATAATAGGAGCAAGGTTTATTATAGTCTTCCTCAGATATCGGAACAGGCTAGGGATTCCTGGAGGATATACCTACCCAACAACTACAAGGACTTTGAAAATACCATATCTTCCATAAAACCAATTAATCGAACTGGTGGATTGATTCTGTTTGAAGACGCTGAGCCAACCAGTTTTACTGGAGTTGATCAATTGCAAACAGGAGCTGGTACCAAGATTACCATTGGAGATGGTGGTCTGTTTGCTCAACCATTCCAGTCATTGGTAAATGCTGATGATGAATTTGAATATGCTTCCTGCCAGGATACCAAGTCGGTAGTAAACACACCTTATGGAACATTCTGGATGAGTCGAAATAGCGGAAAGGTGTTGTGGTACTATGGCGGATCAATTTCCGATATTGCAATGAACGGTATGCGTTACTGGTTTATTCAGCATCTTCCTAACGTATTGACCACTCAGTATCCGAACTTCCCTCACGTTGAAAATACCGTTGTGGGAATTGGATGTCAGACGGTATATGATACCCAATATGAGATTGTGTATTTCTGTAAAAGGGATTTTAAGGCAAAGTCTACGGCAGTAAAGTATGATGAGCAGCAAGATTATTTTTATGTGAATCGCCAGTCGGGATTACTAAGAATTGAACTGGGTGATCCAGAATACTTCGAAGACTGCTCTTGGACAATCAGTTACGATCCAAAAACGAAGATGTGGATCAGTTTCCACGACTGGCATCCTAACCATGTATTGGGAACTAACGACCATTTCTATACCGTAAACGGAAATACCTTCTGGAAGCATAACGATACATGTAACAGTTTCTGCAACTTCTATGGAAGAAACTATGCTTTTGAAGTGGAGATGCCTGTCAATACAGGAGTGAATATAAATACCATCAAGAGTGTGGAATATTATCTAGAGGTACTGAACTACTCCCAAGATTGTATAGATCCATATCATGTGCTGGACGCTAACTTTGACTATGCCATGGTTTATAATACGGAGCAAAACTCAGGTCTTCTGAAGCTGAATCTAAAGCCGTATAGTCCATCTGAGATGTTGAACTATCCCAAGATTACACCAAATGGAATAGAGATCATGTTTTCAAAAGAAGAGAACAAGTATCGCTTCAACCAGTTCTGGGATGCTACCAAGGACAGGGGTGAGTTCTCTGGTATTCAATATCGTATGTTTAATACCGAACAGAACGGATATCGTAAAGTATTGAATCCCACATACATAGATTATAACAAATCGCCGCTAGAAAGAAAAAAATTCAGGCATTACGGAAATAGGTTAATTTTAGGGAAAACTGTCTCTGATAATCTAAAGTATAACTTGAAAGTTACAGCGGTAAAAGAAACACTGAGTCCACGATGAAGAAGGATAGTTTATCTGCATTTCTGGATAAATATGTCGCAGGTGGTCCTACTACCGCTAAAGCGAAGGAGATGCTTCGTGATGGTTCAGTCCATGGTCATCCTCTTACAGATAAGCAGAAGAGATACTTTGGTTGGATAGCTGGTGGTAGGAAACAGGATGGCGGACCTCTTGATCAATACCAAGGAACAGAGCAGAGTCAGACTGGTAAAGGATATTATGTAAGCAATACTCCATACGTTGAAGGAACAGACTGGTCAGAAGGTTCAGTACCTGCAAACTATTGGACAGGTACTTACTCAGGAGGTTCAAGAAATCTTGCTAAAGCACTTAGTTATCAAGACTGGCTTAAACAACAAAAAGGATATACTGATTTAGAAAAACAGGAAGGTGTAACTCTTCCTGTAATTAATATTTCAACTGATGCACCAGGATATGTAGAATCTGTTGGAAATGAAATGGGTGAAGCACTCAATCCAACAACAAGTATGTTTTATAATCCAATGTCTCCGCAGTTGGCAATGACTACTTCATTGCTTTCAGGTGGATTGGAAGCTTTAGCTATTCCTCAAAAATCAATAGTATACGGTTTAACAGGAGAGTATGCTAGACCAAGTGAGGTATCACCTACAAGAGGTTTAGGTAACGTCAACAATACTGCTACTGATTTAACTATTGATTTACTTACTGATCCTTTGATGTATCCTCACTTGTTGGGTAAAGGTGTCCAGACCACATTGGGTATGTTGGGATCTGCTGGAAAACAGTCGAAGAATCTAGCACTTTCTGCAATGTTAGCTAGGAGAATGAACACTGCAAATCCCAAGTTTGACGTGTTTACTCCTAAAAGATTGAAAAAAGTAGATCCTATAAATAGAAGTACTGTCAATGTACAAAGTGATATACGTAATACAATGACACCTGAAGAGTATGATTACTTTCTTCAGACATTGTATGATAATTATAGGGATGCTTTTGATAATCCTCTTGTGGAGTTCAAAGGTGCAAAGCCTACATCCATGTTTACACAGCTTCAATTTGGAGACGATGCTCAGGCAATGTTGTTAAAAGAGAAGTTCTGTGCACCTGGAAGTGCATGCGCTAAAACAGCAAATGCTGTAACAAGTCGAACTTATACAGATATTACAGGTAGACCTTTTGATGTCAATGCGAATGCACATAACGCTTGGCATATGGAGGAACAAATGAGAAGACATGGTGCTGAGAATGTTACAAATGAATTTTTAAAAGTAGGCGATAGGGTATTGATGGGTAACGCTGTTGACCAATCCACATACGTACCAGGATTTACAGCTGATCCAACTGTACGACATGCTGGAATGTATGCAGGACTCAGAGATGTAGATGGAACACTTATACCTGTTCTTTTTGAAAGTGGTGCGTCCAATGCATTACATATCAATCCAGTAGCTCATACTTTTACAGGACCTAATACGGTAAGACAGGTAGTAAGACCTTTTGAATTCATTGGAGACGATTTTGGAAAAGCTCTTACTGACAAGAATATAAGATATGCATTCCGAGATAAACCTGCGGTAGCAACATATAGTTCAAATAATCCAACTGTACAAAATATATTGAATGATGCTGAAAATCATAGGGAAACAATAAAGAAGACTTATGACATCACAAATGACGAGTTCAATGAATTGTTGAACGGTCTTATTGGAATTGGTGCTCAAGAGACCAAGCTAAGTGGTGAACTTGCAGGAAGCACCGCATCAAAGGCAAAAATAAAAGTTCAGGATGCTTTGGTTGATTTGGGTCTCACTAAACCCATAAAACAAACTCTTAATATCATCAAAAAAGGACTTAACGCTACTAGTTCAACAGCTAGTGCAAGTACATTACCCAAGTTTCCAGGTTTGGCTACAGTGGAAATGGAAGCTGCCATTCTTTCAAAAGAAAGTGGTATTCCTTTGGATGAGGCGATTCAGCAGGTATTTGCAAGGTACCAACCTAAACCTAAGTATACATTGTCAACTCCTGAAGCTTCAAAAGGAATGTTCAGACAGAAGTTTCAAACTTCAACTGATAGGCTATCGGGAGTAAGTAATGATATTGTAGAGAATTCTGTCGTAAATGGATTAGGACTGATGGCCGAGAATTACAATAAGGTCAAAAAGCTATATCCAAATGCATCACCTAGACAGTTGATGGATCTAACAGTATTGATGTGGAATAGTCCAGGTAAAGCTGCAAACCCGAATTTGGTTGATTTCTACCTGTTTGGAAAAAATAATCCTAATCCTGAAAGATTTAAGTTTGACTATATCGATAAGGTAAATAGATATAGAGATGATTTGATAAACGTACACCCTCAGAGTGTCGAGCCATATTATGAAATATTCAGGAATGCAAAACATCCTGAAATACAGTATAAAGCTGGTGGTTCACTAACAGATAAACAAAAAGAATACTTCGGATGGGTATTCGAATAATAATAATACAAGATGGCAGCTTCAACTAAAATTACTACAAAGTCCCAAACAGAACCTATGATAGGTTTGACACCCTATGGTGCGTTCAAAGCTCAAGGAGGAATGGATATCGCAGCATTGGGTAATGCGATGCTTGAACTTCCCATGACTCCTCCTGATCCTATGATGGGAAAGGAGTTCAAAAGCGGGGATTCTTTTAAGACAACGCAACAAGGTCAGAATCTTTTTCCAGGACTTCCCACCATTATAACAGGTAAGAACTTTGCATTTGGAGGAGATACCGCAATGGATGGTTCTCAAATGGGATATACCGCTCCTGGAACAACTGGTACCCGCGATGTTGCAACTACTCTCGCCAAGTGGGCAAAGTTGAAGAACATAGACTATGATGACCTGGTAAAGGAATTCACAGCATTGTCCAAAAAGGAACAGATGCAGGCATATACTGCGATATCCGCAAAACTCAAAGAGGAAGAGACTCAAGAGTTAATGACCCCTACTGCTCCAATGGGAATGTTGGACAACAGCATGGAGGTTGCAAAAGAAGGAGGTGAACCCTGTATCGGTTGTTTTGACAAATACAATCCATCTCCTCAAGCTCAGGATCTGAACTGGTTCTATAAGAAAGAAGGAGGTGAAGCATTCCCACAAGCTAACATGTATCCTAAATCATGGGTGGGATATTCAGGTACACAGTATGCTACAGGTGGAGAAGCATTTCCTCAGGCTCAGACATACCTTCCTTACGACAGAGCTGGTGAAACCAGACCTAACTTCATGTTTGCTGCTGGCGGTACATCCGATCAGTTTGGAGGTCAGTTCACCAACGAGCAAGTCTACAAGATCATGGCAGCTGGTGGTCTGAATATGAATCCTAAGTTGAAACGTGGCAAGGGTATGTCCAAAGATCAGTTCTCGGATTACCTTATGAAGAACGGAGGTCTTACCAAGTATCAAGCTAGGACATCTCAAGTAAGTGATTATGGGGTACCTGAAGGAACTTACATGAGTAGCGCAGAATCGATAAGTCCTGAAGAATATATAAGACGAAGGAAAGTACAAGATGCTCAAACATATGTTGCAGACATTCCTACAAATTATAATGATCAAGTAGCTCTTTCCACATATCTTCAAAAGATGCCACGTAGAGATTCAGATGGAAGTTTGGCTATTTATGGTTATGATAAAAAACAGGATCCAAATCATCCAGACTATGGTTATGATGGATCATCTTATGTCCAAAATATTACGGACTATGGTAAATCGCTACAAGAGGGTATTTATAATGCTTGGATGCGTGACGATTTATCTACTAATGATTATTCAATACATAGTACAAAAGCAGGTTTAGAAAATCTTCATGATGATACTCATCAAGGAGATGCTTTAGCTAGAGCTAACATAATTGCCAATAGATCTGATTTTGCTTATCCATTACCTCCGACTTCTGGTGTAGATGCTTCTGCATACGGTACTACTTTTGTTCCTACAGATCCAAACTATGATTATTGGGCAGATGCTACAACCAATGATGGAACAACTGCTACTGCAACGTCAACAGCAGCACCTGCAGCATCAACATCAACAGGTTCTACCGCATCTGCTACAACTTCAAATACAGGTTCAGGTCCTACAACATCAACTGGAACAACCACAGGTTCCACTACTGGCTCCACTGCTAGCAATACAGGAACTGCTTCCAATGCAAGTGGAACAACTAATGCGGGTACAACTGGTTCAGGATCAACCCCTCAGTATACTGAAGAGCAGATAAAACAAATGAACCAAAGGATTCAGCAAATGGTTAGAAATTACTATAGAGGTAAGACTCCAACCACTGCATTAGGTATCTCTGAAATGATGCGAGCAGGTAGGAACCGTGCAGAAACTCCTTTTGGTCTTACTTCCGCATTGTTTGGAGCTGCTAAAGTTCTTGGAGGTCTTGGAAAAGGATTACCTATGACAGCTGCTTTACCGTTCAAAGCTGCAGGAAAAGCAATGCGTGGAGCAACTAGAGTAGCAGGTGCTCCTTTAAGATTCCTTACTGGAAGAGGTAAAAATGAAGCAATGTATGGAGGTGACCTTGATCGTATGTTCTTGGGTGGAATATTTGGAGGAGATGATAATCAAGTTAGTGAAGATGCTCCAGAAGGAACTTTTGAAGGTACAGATGCTCAAGGCAATAAGGTTAGTGTGAATCCTGCTATGAAAGACGCATACGATGCAGGTTGGCGACCAGAAGGAAATCCTAATAAATCAGGACCTTATTTTGATATAGGTACTCAACAGCAGGAACTGGCTGGTATGCGTGCAGTTAGCGGATTCCTTGAGGATTTCAACGCTAATAAACAAGCACTTAAAGACAGAAAGCTTTCAGCTTATAATACACTGAATCAGTTTGCACCTGTAGAAAGAACGCCACAGATGGCTGGAACATATACCGCAAATGCCACAATGGGTAGCAACGTGTCTCCAAACATTACAGGAAAGATGGTTCAGGATCCTGGTAAAAGCATGAGTAACCGAGCATTGTTCATGAACATGGTACCTCAGACTCCAGGGGATCTTAATAAACCTCTCCCTTATTCAGCTCCAGCATTTGCAATGTATGGTGGTTCATTTGAGGATGGGGGTGACCTAGACGGGGAATATGACTTGGATATGGATACAATCCGAGACCTTATCCGCAAGGGTTATCAGATAGACTTTATTTGATATCTTCACGGAAATTTATTAAATTTAAGTAGGTGAGTTTCAGCAACAAATAAATTTTAAAAGTTTATGAGAGTTAAGGTAAAAAGAGTCAGAGGTGGTAGCATGGGCGACCAGCGAGACTATGGTTTAGTTGCAGGTAGTATCTGGAACTATGAAGACAAGCCGACAACAAACCAAGTTACCGATGTGCTTAGTCCAGTACCTGTGGACGAAGCTACAATTGAGGCTGAAAAGAATGAGACTATTGTATACCCTAATAATGATGGTGAAGTAACCCATGCTATTGTAGGTGGAAAGCGTCACAGTGAGGGTGGTACTCCGTTGAACATTCCAGATGGAGCATTTGTGTTTTCAGACACCCGTTCCTTGAAAATCAAGAACAAGGAGATGTTAGGTAAGATATTCGGATACAATACCAGTAAATCCGTTACTCCTGCACAGATTGCAAAACGTTATGAGTTGAACAAGTACTTCGACATACTGAAGGACCCTGAAGCGGACTATTTGGATAAGAAGACTGCTCAAATGATGATTGACAGCAATATGACCAAGCTAGGTCAACTTGCTCTGGTTCAGGAGGGTATGAAAGGATTCCCTGATGGTATTCCTGATATATCTATGCCATTGTTCACTAAGAACATAACATCAGAACAACCTGTTCAACAAGCTCCTCAGATGAAGTTCGGAGGACAGTTCATGCGTAAGGGTGGCAAAAAACTACCTAGGCATCAGAAAACAGGACCTGTCAATCAACAAGGATTCAGTTATGTAGATCCTGCAACTCAAAGAGCTTATTATGTGACACCTGATGGTGTTGCAACAGATATCGAAACAGGTAGTGCTGTAAGTTTAAGTCCTGATGCGTATCAAAGCATTCTAAATAATTTAGTTCAGGCTCAGCAACAAGGTCAACTTGCAGGAACTCGAAGGATTCCTGGAGAACGATTTGGAGAAGCTACTTACATGCCAGAAATTACTGGTCCAGAAGTTAATGTTAGACCTGATGTGACACTTCCTGGAGGTACCCAGATTCCTGCAAACATGATTTATACCCCTCCGATAACGGATCCAGGTATGATCTACGATGCTGATACAAAACCTTGGTGGGATCCTGCGTATCAAGCTTACATGAATGTTGCCACTGATCCAAGGACCAAAGCAGCAGGAGAAGCTTTAACAGCTGGAGCACTTGGTACAGCTGCACTATATGGAGGATATGCAGCAGCACCTTATGCAATGAGTGCATTAAATGCAGTAGCTAATGTACCACTTGCTACGACAAGTACCACTGCTTTTACACTCGGTGATTTGGCAAATGCTGGATTCCTTGTAAATACGGCAATGGATGCTCCCAATCTATATAGAAGTTATAGGGATGTAGCTGAAGGAAAACAAACTGTTGATGCTGATTTGCTTGGTAAGACGGGTGAAACTTTATTGGGTATTTCAGGAGGAATTAATTTAGCTACTAAGTTTGGACCAGGTGCAATCAGTTCTTTGCGTTCTGCATATCCTGCACTTACATCTTCTTGGAAAGCACCACGTTTTGCAAGAGCTGAAAATGTAACAATGGGTGCAGGTTTGCCATTGATGGCTGCTCCATCAGCTACTAATGTAGCTGAAGGTGAAGGAAGCGGAGTAGATGCTCTTACTTTAGGATTGACAGCTGCAGGTATTGCTGCGGCTTCTCCATACATCTTCGGTACCAAGATTGCAAAAATGAGGTATCCTGAAGGAAAGGCATTTGTAGAAGGAATGGAGATGGGAAAGGTGAAACCTGCCTATAAGCTTAAAGATGGAACAATCATGGATGCTGAACAGTTTGCATATGCTCAGCAAAATGACCCCAATCAAGTTATTGATGCTGTTCAAGGAATTTTACCTGTTAAAAGAGGATATTCTGACTTTGATGAATTTGTTTCTTTACCCGATCTTTTCAAGATGCAAGGAAAAAGAGCTTCTTTATTTGTAGGTAGAGATGCAGTTCCAATTCAAAAATCAAATCCAGAATATTCACAAGATGCTTTAAATAAAATTGATGAGGCCATAAATACATTTAAAGGTTTTGATGAGAGTACACCATTATCAGAAGTTTTTACTAGGGCAAATCCAACAGAAAGAAAAAAATTAATAGATGCTTGGAATGCATATGCTCCTACAGAAAAAGCTAGAATCAATCTGCCACAAGCTTTAATCGATGATCCTAGTAAGATAAATGCTGAATCTCAAGCTATGATTGATGATATCCTTGGTAAATGGAATGTTGGAGAGTTCCCATGGATGAAAAGCACATACGTAAGAAATAATCCAGAAGTATTGCATGGAGTACAGTATCAAGCTGGAGATTATCGTTCGCCTATGGGAGCAGGACTTTCAGCTCTTAAATCTAAAGTGAAAATGCCATCTTTACCATCTTGGGCGTTTCCAAAGTTACAAGGAAACATGTGGCAAAAGACAAAGCAGCTAGCAGGTAGTCCTATAGGACGGGGTTTATTAACTGGTGCAGGTGTATATGGAGGAGCACAAGCTTATAACTATTTTACTCGACCAGGTGAATCCAAACCAGCAACCGAGGAAGAATTGCGACAACAAGGTGTTGTTCCAACTCCAGGATTTATTCCAGATACTACAGCAGGTATAGTCAGCGAAGCTCCTGTGGATTCAGCTATGTTGGCTGAGTATAATGCTCTTCTTGGTGATACTGCAGTAGGTCCTGTCCAAACTACTCCTATAGTAGCTGAACCTCAACCAACAGTTCAACAACCTGTAAATCAACAACCTAGGACTTCTGCACCGAGAAGTTCAGGTTCTATAGGTAAATCTGATGCTGAAATAGAACAGATGATTCGTGATAAAGGTTGGACAGAACAGGCTGATATAGATAGTCTAAAAAGTCTTATTAAACAATATCCTTCTGTTTACATAGGTTCTCCAACTAAAAAATCAGGTGGTTCGGTCATTTATGTATATGATCCTGCAGAGAACACCATGACTAAAACCTTTGCAGATGGTGGAGAAAATGGTCTTCCAAAGCATCAGACAGATGGACCTGTTTATGATATTTCAGACAACCCATATATAGATTACCTTAAGAAATTGGCTGAAAGCAAAAACATGGATGTTGAGATATATTATCCAAGTTATGCTCAGCAGTTTTATGGTTTAGGCAAAGATCAAACAACAAAAGGTGTAGGCGAACAAACAAAAACCACAAAATATGCATGGAATGAAGAAGGAACACTGGCACCTATTATGTATGACGACAGAGGAAAAGAGATAGGCACTCAACCTGTATATCCAACAGCAATGGGTTGGACAGGTGTGGATAGTCAGATTGCTGAATTGAAAAAACTAGGTGTAAATTTTGGAGAATATGGTACTGCAGGTGGAGATGAGGCTAAAGGTATAGCTCTATATAAAGCGGATATTGCTAAAGGTTCAGGAAATGTTGATACACATCAAGCTGCAAATAAATGGGCGTACACTAAACTAAGAGAAAAACAGGTAGCAGAACTTGTCAAACAAGGGTTTAGTCAACAGGAAGCAGAAGGCTTACCACTTCTTGTTGATCCGAATGATAAGAACGCATGGAATTTTGGACAAGAGATTGCTGGTACAATGAAAGGGTTTACCTTTAAAGATAGACCACAAAAAATAAAGTGTCCCTGTGCTGATAAGAATGGTGTAATACTGGAAGTACTTGATCAAAAAGACTGTCCTCCCTGCGACCCTGCAAAAAAATACAAGTGCGTTGATGGAAAGGCTGTTGAAAGTACAGACGGTACAGGTTTTGATACACCTGAGGAAGCATTGAAGAACTGCCAACCTGTTGTAAAAGAACCTTGTAAGTGTCTTAACAAAAAGACAGGTAAGATGGAAGAAGTTCCAGCACTACCAAACGGAGCATGTCCTCCTTGTAGTCCAAGTGTTTATCCTCCTCCTAGGATGAGTCCTTTTGCCATGGATTATTACTATGGTGCTATGGCTCAACAACCTTACGAAGGTGCTCCTCCGATATTGCAGCAGGAACCTATTCCACAAGTTCCATATGTCTTGGATGACATGGCAAGAAGGTTTGCTGGAATAAAAGGTGCTCAGCGTACTACTGAAGATTCACTTCAGTCTATTACTGCAGATCCTTCAGTGATGCGTGCAGCTCAGTTGCAGTTGTCTGGACAAAGCAGTGAGAACATTGCCAATGAAATTGCAAGAAAAAATCAAATTGATCTGGGTATCATAAACAATGCATTAGCTCAAAATGCTACCTTTAAGGCTCAAGCTGATAGACAGAATCTGGGATATATGAAGCGTTATCTTGATGAGAAAGAAACCCAAGGTCAGCAGGAATGGAACGAACGTAAGAAACTGAATCAGGAGCGATTGGCTGCACATATGTTTGCTGAAAGTCAAAGAGATAGGGTTGCTGCAGAAAATGTAAAAACTGCTTATAAATATGACCCTCAAACTGGAAGTTATTATTTTGATCCATCTGCGGCTTCATTTACAGGTTCTGGACAGCAAAATATCTACGATCAGTATACTCAATTGCAAAAATTAACTAATAATGATCAAGCTTTAACACTAGAGTTGCTAAAGATTCAAAATCAAGCAAAGAATCAACAGAATCAAGCACCAGGATATCCATATAATTACAATCCGTATCCTTTTCAATAAGTAAGTTAATCAGCAATGGCAACATATATTAAAGGTGTAACGGACGACGTTCAAACATTTGCACCTACACCTGTAGACTATAGTTTTCTAGGTACGGCATTATCTTCTTTACAGAAGCGTTATGAAAGAGGTGTAGACCAGTGGAAGTCGATGTATAGTTCCTTGATAAACAGGGAATTATCATCTAGCGATAACGAACAGTTCAGAGCGGACTTCCTTAAGAAAGCCGATGGATACCTTAAACAGGTAGCTTACCTGGATTTGGCTAATGCTGCAAACATGCAGCAGGCGTTGTCATTGTTTGAACCATTGACTAATGATAAGGAATACCTCACTGATTTGTACAAGACCTCCGCTCAAAACTCTCAGATTGCAAAGAGCAGGTCCATGATGAACAGTACCAATAAGGATGAACGTGCTACATGGAGTCCTATCATGGATGATTACCTTAATATTGGAAGGGAGCGTCTTAGAAAGACAAAACGTGGCGACGGTTCAATTGAAGCTGCTGCTGTACATAACTGGATGCCATGGGAAGACAGGATTGAATACGCTTCCAAAATGGCAAAAGAACAAGGATTGGAGTTTAGCAGGACAACTAGTGAGAACAAGTACTTGGTGACCCGTGTCAACGGTCTCAACAAGGAAGTCCTAGGTACTTTCAATCAATGGTACAAAAACACGGTAGGTACCAAGTTTGATCGTCAGGATTCCATAGAAGCGATGGTTGTAGCTGACAAACAAATAAAAAGTTTGATGGCGCAGGATCCGACTCTTACGGAACAAGCTGCGATTGGTAAATTGTCAAATGAGTTTGCTGATGCATATGTCAAGGATTATAATGACGATATTACCGACCTTGAGCAAAACATCAGTCTCATTGATAATGAGATGCGCGCTTATCGCAAGAAGTATCCAAAAGGACTGGACCCTCGTTTGATGGAACATGTTGATGTGCTTCGTGAACAAAAGGAGAGGTTTACTGATGAGTTGACCAAACTTCGTAATGGCAAGACATCCGATCAAGATTTGAAGAACAAGGCTATCCAGAACTTTAGTTCCAATCCTGGACAGATGTTTTATAGTCAAGTAAGGAATCAGTACGCCAATGCGTTTGCAATGAAGTGGGCGGCTAATAGCAAAGTTACACTTGCAGGTGATCCTGTTGCACTACAAGAAGACCAACAAGCTCATTCTTGGGCAATGAAACAAGCGGAGTTCGCACATGCTGAAAAGATGCAGGATCGTAAGGAGGAGTTTGAAATTCGCAAACTGGAACTGGAAGGTAAGGTTGCAGGTTCTGTACAAGGTGTTGAAAAAGGTCCTCTCATTGATGCTGGAAAACGCAGTCTCCAGTCTGCTTATTCACAAGAGATTGCAGGTAACTTTGATAAAAGTTTGCAAGCATACAATGATCCTACAATCCTTGCAATAGGTGCGAATCTTCAGGTACAAAGGCAAGCAAACGGTGCAGCTGTAATAAGTGGAGCGAATAATATCAACTTTGATTTGCAAAAGGTTTCAATGGCGTTAACCGCTAAAGCAAACAATGCACAACTTACTCAAGAACAAGCTGTTCATTTAAGCAGGTACTTGAAGGCTGTTGGTTCTAATTTAAATCCGTTAAAAGCATCTTGGCAAGATATATCTGGTACTATTAGTAGCGCAGTAGGTAAGAACGCAAAGAATGATAAGAATTTTGGTACTTATGCTCTTGACAAACTCAGAGAGTCTAATGTAGCGCGTGAGAACTACATATCGATGTGGGGTGAAACGAATAAACATCTAACAGGCATTGCAAATAGTGCTGTTCCTGTACCAATTGGTAATGTTGATATTAGACAATTTGTAGTTAGAGGTGCTGGAAATGCATATGCTATTGACTATGCAAAACTTGAAGGTGCTAATATTAATCAAGATGTAAAAGACGCTATATATAGAAGACTAATACCTACATCTCAAGTTGAGAACTATGATAACCTGACTGCTACCAAATACAGCAGTATTATGCTAAACTCTTCAAAACCTGAAGATTTTGATTACAGTTTGTTCTCAAAGATCATCCAGGCTTCCGATTACATCGGTGTAATTGATAGAAAAACTGGAGAGTTCATAGGAATGGATGGTGAAACGGAATTGCAGAATTTTAAAGACTTGGCGGTAGGTGGACAGAATCTATCTGAGTTCATGGGATCCCAGGGTACCATGATATATAGAAAGAAAGAAGGCGGAACTGATTACATAGTGGCAAGAATACCACTTCTTGTTAAAACAGGTGAAGGAGGTAATGCCAAGAAAATGATCAATGCTTTGGGAATGAACCCATCTAAAGCTGTTGCTGGACAAGATGTAAACTACCTGGAATTCAAAATGCCTTTTGAGAAAGTTATTTCTGAAGGTGTGATACCAAGACAGCAGACTATAGAATTAAGTAGCGGAAAAGTAACAGTGGTAAAGAATGAGTTTCGCGATAGGCTTATCAGTCTGATGCAAGAAGAAGATATAAGTCCAAGAAGAAGTTGGGTAAGTAAGGTTACACAAAATTCAACAGGAGAAGTCAATTTCCCTCAATCTTTGACTATGACTATTCCTGGAGGAAAACTTTCGGCGGGAGCTGACGGTAGATTATATGCTACAATCATGTATGAGAACCAACCTCCCAAGGTAATAGATGTTACAGCCAATACTGCAACAGGTAGTAGTGCAGGTGTTACTGTTGCTGATTTACGTAATCCGACTACAGGAGCATATGCTGACAATAAAGTGAACAAGTTCCTTTATACTTTAGGTGTATCCTATGATAACGAAAACACTTCAAACAGTTACAACAGGATAACCAATAACGGTGTAGCAGCTAGCACAAATCCCAATTACATTCCTTGGAGTGATCCACGTGTAAACTTCTAATTATGGACAACATCTTAGGTATTGATTCCCAAGAATTTGATATGAATGGGTTGTCTGCTGATCATATGCAGACACCTGATGCAAATTTGACAGCTCCTGTTGTTGCGGAAGATCAGAACATGGATAGTCCATCTACTCCAGTGAGGGATCCTTTCTTATCCGCAGTTGACAATGCTTCTGCAAAATACAGTAAGGATCAAGAGGCTGCTGACTATACCACCAGAGTAACCTATAGTCAGGAAGGAAAAGAGAGGTATGACCAGTTTCCCAATATATATAATGAACGCTACATGCCTTCGCTTAACAACGAAAAGCTTGCGTTGGAGAATTGGGATGCATGGGATGCAGTAGCCACAGGATGGGGAGGATTCAAAGACAGTTTCATGGCTTCGTTTTCACAATCAGCATACGTATGGCCACGAGCTGCAAAAGCATTATTCAATCTTGATGCGGATTATCTCAAACCCACAGAGGGAGAGACTGAAATGCTTGCTTATGAACTCGAAAAGAGTCAGAAGGAGAATCCGATATTTTACGAACGCGGTACCGAAGACGACTTCCTTACCAAGGGATTTCTTGCTGAAACAATACAGAATCTCGGTTATACTTTCGGTACGCTGGCGGAACTAGGTACTGAGTGGGCTGCAACATCTTTGGTATCAGGAGCACTTGCGTCCCGTGGTGGTGTAGCTCCAGCTGCAGGTGTGGTTGCAGGACAAGCTGCAAACACCACTTCCAAACTTAATACTTTCTGGAGTAATGTGGTTAGAATGTTCAATGCTTCCGCTACGGATGACATTGCAAAGCTTTCCACTACGAAAGCTGGAACTTTCGAACTTGGTGCCAGCAGGTACATGTTACAACAGCCAGCAAGAACTGGTAAGCTTGTAGTTGAAGATCTCAGGTTGATGAATGCATCAACCAACGCAGGATTAGCTGGTGCAGCAGCTGGTGTCAACGTATGGGACAATGCGATGAAAATTGCATCTAAAATTCCATTTGTCGGACACATGGCTGATGCTGCAAGACTTGCATCAGCTGCAAGAAATGCTGAGTTGACCACTGGAGCAATCATGCAGATAGGTGCAGGTGGACTCCGTAGATCATTTGCAGAATGGCAGATGGCAGCTGGTGAAGCAGCCATTGAAATGGGTGCGAACTACAAGGAGTTCATGGACCATAATGCTTTTCTAGATGAGTTAAATGGTAAGACAACACTCACAGGTGAGGAGTATCTTCAGCGTAGAAACATGGCATTCCAGAGTGCTGGATCCACCTTCAGTACCAACGTTGCGATACTTGCTATCAGCAATAAGATCATGTTTGGGAATCTTCTTGGAAGGTTTGGAATGGATTCCAGGTTACTTACTCAGCTCAAAAATGCCGTAGGTAGCGATCTTGCAAGGGACCTTGGTGTCAAAACCGTAATCAGAAAAGGTGTACCAAAACACTACCAACTGAAAGGTTTCCAAGGTTTGTTTGGAACAATCGGTGTTGCTGGTCAAATCAAAAGGGATTTTGGAAAGAAAGTACTTGCATGGGAAATCGGTAAGGATGTATTGCGCGGAGTCACTAATTTTCAAGTAGTTGAAGGTCTCCAGGAAAACCTGCAAGAAGGTACTAATGCATTCTATGTAGACTATTACACTGACTTGTATCGCAATGGTGTGAACAATTGGGGTGAGTCATTTAATGAAGCTGTTGAATCGCAGTTGGGTAAACAAGGTGCGAAGGTATTCTTGATGGGTGCTATGACAGGTATGTTTGTCAACCCCATAGTAAACAGCGCGCAATACGCACACAAGGCGTTTTCAGCTCAATCAAAAGAACAAGCTGAGTCGGTTGGAAGGATGATAGATGTCCTTAACAACTTCTATAACAGTAGCGATGTAAGTAAGAACGTATTGAACGAGCATCTCAAGACACTCAAGTTACAGACCGAATATGGTCAGAACATGCGTGATGCGGTTGCAAACGGTAATAAATACCAATACTTCAACAACAAGGATTCCGCTCTCATACAGGCGGTCATGTATGCAAAGCGTACAGGTACAATGGATTACATGTACCAGTTCCTAAAGGGTTACGGTGAAAACTTCAGTGAAAAAGAATTCAAGGAGGCTTTCGGTTACACACCCAAGGACTTGAAGAAATCCTCTCCAAAGGAGGTAATGGATGAAATCGCATCCAATGTGAATACCTTCAGTGAGTTGTATGACAAATATCAGACCAAGTACGGTTTGATGTTGAGTCTGGATGAATACATGAAGGATCCTTCATCCAAGATGAAGTACAGCATCCGCAAGGCTGCATTGATGGATGCGATTGAAACGGTTGCATTTGCTGAAGCCAAAGGACAACAGGCTACAGTACGCAGTGAGGAGATAATCAGAAGAGTCAGTCAACTCAAAAGTATCGGTAATAGTCTGGCTAGTTCTTGGAATACCATTGTGGATTCAAAGGAAATATCTGACCAGGTTCTGATACTCAACAACGAGATAAAGTCATTGCAGGAATCTGGTATTCTGGATCAGAATGCCAAGGACATAATAGCCTCTAAGCAAAGGGAGATTGAACTCCTGGAAAAGATAAAAGATGAGATGTATGAAAGTGTCGAGGAGGTTGACCCCAACAATCCTGACAATAAGATTCGTTACACTCGTCCAAAGGCATCGAGGATAAACTCAGAAATGAGGAGTGTGGCAGACAACCTTGCCGAATACCTTGCTTTGAAAAACAAACAGGCGGGATTGACTTCTGTTGTAAACAAGGAGGAGGTTTACTCTGCAATCACTGACATATACGATTACATAACTCTTGGAAAGGATCATCACGAATACATGCAGGCGGTCAATCTGCTGAGTGATCCAGATAACATGACCAAGTTCTATGAGAACTCAATGGATGCTAGAGCAGGTGCGCATGCAAGATTGCTCTACGATCAGTTGAACATGCTCAAGGAACTCGGTAGTGAGGGACAGAAGTTCTTTGAAAACGAGGATACCCAGAAGTTGATGCAGGATTTGCTTGAGTTCAGCAAGACCCCGTACGGTACCTATAAGAACTATAACAAGTTACAGGAGATCATGAACAACCTGGTAGAGAAGAAGAATGAACTTCTTCTGGGAATGTTCAAAGAGGCTCAAGAGGAAATCAAAAAGGAACAAGCTAAGCGTGAGGAAGATATAGCTATTGCACGCAGCAAACTGCCAATATCGGTCTATGATCTTTATGACGCAAACAAATATGATGAAGCTGACGCTTACATTGCAATGCGTTATAACCTTGATGAGCTTGCAGACGGATTTCCTTATGATAGCAGCGACCCTGCACAACGTACTATAAATCGCCATTATCAGCATCCTGATGGTTCCCGTATCGCATTTGATACTGTTACAATACCTGCGACCTATGAACTTATCGCAGGTGAAGGCGAAGTTCCAATCGACAACTTTGAGAAGTTAAGGCAGTACTTGGATGTAATTGAAGAAATCAAATACCAGGAATACCAAGCCGCTTTGAACAAACCTACGGAACGGGAAAGTGCAGAGTTGGTCGAGGAACTTGACAATGAGAAAAAGAAGCTTATAAATCATGTTGACCAGACAGTTGTTCTGAATGGTGAGAGTGGTACATTGCGAATGACTCCTGAAGGAGCATTCACGATTGAATGGTCTGATGGTGCAGTTACCAGTCTACCAGAGTCAAATGAAGAGACAACTACTGATGACTACGATGGTTTGAGTCTAGCATATCCAATGCTGGCTCCTGAGAATGCGGCAGTTGTTTCTCCTAATCCTAATCCTGTCATTGAAGCTACCGAAGAAGGAGAGCTTGCTGTAGACTATTTCCTTGATTTTGATGAAGTTACAGGAAGAAAGCAACTTACAGCTGTTCAGATAAACGGTATATATTATACCCTTGAGTATAATGAACTTGGAGAACTGAGTGCATTCTTATGGCAACAGGAAAGACGCAAGGGTAAGAACGTCAAAATGATTCCCCAGCGTTTAAGCGTTCGTAATTCCGATAAGGGACAACAGTATGCTGCGGTAGTCAATGCCTTTATCAACTTCGCAATGCCTGAGGTGCCTACTGATCCTCAGGATATGCAAGACATGAGTGATGCGTTGGATGAGGCAATTGCAGCTATAGATACGGTCATTACCGAAGAGTCGACGACCAAGAGAGTGCGTCAGGAGATAATGGACCAGTTCAAGCTGAACAAGATAATAAATGTCAATACTCCTGATAATATTACTGAATTAAGAACTAAATTTGGTAATTCAGAGACAAGAGGTCAAATGACTGCAGATGAACTCGTTGAGTTAGCACTGTGGGCAGGTGACCTTAGGAAGAAGATAAAGAAACAGTGGAGTATTTACATTAACAATCCGATTGTCAATGGATTCCTTACACAGCTTACCAAGGAATACATAAACCCTATTGATACCTTACTTACAGAAAAAGACAAGGATGGAACCAAACAAGCAAGAGACCGAAAAGCTACGAAGCGAAATACTTCGAAAAAGGAACGAGATGCGAAGTCTACTGAAGCTGGTAAGCCCTCAAAACGCAAACGAGGTGATGAGACAGTACCAGCAGAGTCTAAACCAAAAAAGGGAGCAAAGAAGAAAAGCGTAGCTGACGCTGTTGATCAGGTACAAACCAGTTTCGAAAAGAAAGGTAAAAAGGCAGCCGCAAAGACCACCCGTCCATCTACTACGGGAATGGTCAATATGCGTATAGGAAGGGAGACAAACATGATAAACAAGATCTCTTCCAAAAAACTCAAAAACATACGGGAATCGATAGACGCATCCATTGCTGCGCCTGTGAAGGATGACGGAATCAATCCCTTCAATTCACTTAATGAAAATTCCACATACTGCGAGTAATGAGCTGTAGGATTCCCGCAAGCAACCTTGAAGATACGCTCTTCAACGCTTTCCGAAAAGACATCAACAAGTATAAACATCTTTCAGCTGTCATAAACGATGTGCTGAAACTGAACATTCCTGAAGAGGCTAAGATGCATGCCATCTGGTATTATTCAGGTTTCATGCATTCAGCTGCGTTCAAGGAGGAAAGACTCCAGACGAAAGAGTGGAGTGAAGGAAAGTATCTTCGGGTGCAACAGCTTATCGAACCTATGATTACGGGTAAGATACCTTTTGACTATTCCTATATACTTACAAGCGAGAAAGGTCTGCAAAGTATTTTTCCTGCACCTGCAACTCCTGCTCCTACTGTAACTACAAAAGTAAAAAAGGGTGTATTAGAACTGTTTGAATCCAATCCTGAATTAGCTAATGCTGTATATGAAGCTTTAGGGTTTAATAAATCTACATTTGATACTAAAGGAATAACACTATCAGAAGAAACAAGTGTTGGTTGGATGTCTATCCAGCTTAATAATAAAAAAATAGGTAGAGTTAAGTTTGTAAATAATGGGGAAAAAGGACAATTAGGACTATCTATTGAAATTAATGAAGAATATCAGAATAAAGGCTATGGACAAATAGTTCATATTCTAATGTCAGATTTAGCTAAGAAAGACTACAACAGTAATTTATATTCTGATTATCAAAACAGTAGTCAAGAAATACAACTATTAAATTCATTAGTTAAAAAAGGATATGCTGAAAAAATAGGAGATATTGGTAAAGCAAGTGAAGAATATCCAGACAGTTTTGTAACTCAAGAAAGAGCTTTTAGAATTAAAACTTCTGATGAAATTAGAAATGTAACCCCACAACAAAAACAACAAGCTCTACAAATATACTCTCAATACTTACAAACTACTAATAACCCAACTATAGAAGGATTTAAGGAGTTTGTATCAGGTAAACCTACTACTGCACCAGCAGCTCCTGTGGAAGTAGAAGACATTCCACCAACAACTCAAGAACTCATAGCTTCCGAGATAGCGGATCTTGCAGACGTAGCGGACAACTACTTATTGGATACTTTCAAAAATATTGTGACGCTTATTGATTCGAATAAGGAAAGTATAACCTCGGACATGGCGCTTGCGTATTTGGAAAATGCGTTGCGAGAAGTAAACTCCAGAAAAGACAGTACCTCCAAGGTCACAATCGGGAATGTCATAAACGAGGAGATAAAGAAAAGGAGTCAAGGAAAAGAGGAAGGTGAGATGTACATACCCCTTCCTAAAGTTCCAGGAATCGGTTTTTATAAAAATCGACCATTATATGAATTTAGAAGAGCAAATGGAGAAAAGTTTGAGGCTGGATATGATACTGTAAATAAACGATACATATACTATGATCCTTCAAATCCTGAAATACATGAAACAGAAATAGAAAGACTACCAGGTGACCAGATAACTGCAATCTACAAAAAAGATAATGGTGAAACCATTGATAAGGAAACATTACAGGTAAGAATGAAGTTGGGTGATGTCCTTACAGGTCTAATACTAGGTACTGAAAAGGAAGAGTTATCAGAAAAACTTGTAAGAGATGAATTAGCTTCAACATTGCCTGTTGATATGCGTTTCTATGATGCTATCAGGATTGTAGCTGGTTTCCAAACTGTAGACTTCAATAGGAAAAGACTTGAAAGAATACGTGCGGCTTATCCTCAACGTACGATTGAGACCTCTGAACTTCCTGTACAAGTACAAGCTTTGCAAGAAGGCAAAGGTCCGATTCTTACATTCATCAAACCCATCGAGGGATTTACCATTACAGTGACAAATCCTCAAGGGGATAAGTCATTTGAAATAGATCCACTGACAAATCTTGCATTTGTTTATCCTGACAATACGGTGGTTCCCCTTGACATCGACAACAATACACATGTCGAGATGCTCAGGAACATGATACGAATCAGGAATGACAAGGCTTTTGAGTCGGTTACTGACATTTATCGTTACACCGAGGATATTACCGAAGCACAGTTAGACGAACTCAAGAAGTCGATTAATACATACAAGGCTTTCCAAATGGAAGTAACCAGAAGATTGGAAAGCACTGGTGATCAGAGTAATGTTGACATACGAGATATCTTTTTCAAATACTACGATCTTACCAACAGTCCTAACAAACTCGAGTATAAAGGTGATGAAGAAGGTGCACCTTTAGCTCAGCATATAAAAGCATTTGAAGGACGCTTACCTATGGTTACCCAGAAGTACAATGAGTCTGGTGAGTTGATGGGTGATCCTGCGGAAGAAAGGATTCCTATAGTAGTTCGTAAAACGAAGAACGTATGGGAGATAGTTGATACGCTGACACTCAACGCGGCCTCACCAATAAACAAGAAAATCATTGGGGAATCGGGAAAGACGTATCTGACAATAGACTCCTATTTGAAAGGGGAGTTTGGTATAAATGTGGCGGAGTACATGAAGAACTTCCCCACATGGACTGCAGCGTATTTGAATTTCAAGGTTGTAAAGGATACCTTGAAACCAGTTGCAGAACCCATGATACCAAAGGAGATGGTGAATAGTCCTGCAGATATGGTGGACTTTATCGCCACAATGCTGCATGCATTCCAAAACGCGTCCATTGAAAAGGGTAATACCGCAATGATAGACCTCGACAAGAATGGTTGGGGTTTCAACGTCATAGACGGAATAAGAGCGGAGTTTGTGATTCTTAGCCAAGTAGGTGACAAAAAGACCTTTGGTATAAAGTTCACAATGCTTCCTAATGAAAAGAATACGGATGAGATGGTTGAAAAATTCAACGCTTATTCGAAAAACTTCAACATCAAACTCAACAGGGATACCCTCAATGAGCTGTATGATAACCTGAACAAGGTTCTTGATTATACAGGTACCAAAATAACCAAGGACATGTCCATTGAAGATGTCAGTAGAGAGGCATCGACTGCTGGACTTGTCACTCCTGTATCGTTTCCTGCATTGAATGAACTGTTTGAAACCTACTCAAAGTTCACAGATGAGATATCAAATGGATTTTCCAAGGTCATAAACACTTACGATACCAATGTAAGCAATGGTCGAGTCAGTGGAGGACTATTGACTGATAAGTTCATGACTTATGGACTGTTTAGCGGTAAGTCTCTAAGGGTATTTCGCAGGGGTGAAAAGCTTGACCAGCTGTACAGTTATGTGATGGTCAAAACAACTCAGAACAATGAGTTGAATCTTTCAAGGAAGGATACTGCAAAACGGGTGGTTCTTCCCAGTACCGTCAGGATGAAGGCATCGAGGCCTGCTTCCAAGACTCCTTCAAGCGATATATCATCTCCTGTCATCAATGTAGACCATTCAGAGCCAGCTATCGATCCTGGAATCATATCAGAACCTGGACCAGGATATATCGATCCTAATACGCTATCTGAAGGTAATGCGATTGATGATACTGCATTCAGCATAGTTGAATCTTTGGAAGGATTCCTGGCTTTGAGTGAAGAGGATTTCTTATCAGAGATAGAAACAGCAAAGGAATTTATTCCCAGTCTGTTTGAATTTGTAAGAAAGAACTTTGAAGATGTCAATGTCGACGGACATGCCTTAGGATATCTTCAAGGGGAAATGATAGCCTTAAATGATGCTTTGAAGGCGAAGGGTGTAGCTTATCACGAGACGTTCCACGTTGTATTCAGGAGACTTTTGACTCCCGAACAACAAACATATTACTTGAAGAAAGCAGGTGAAACACTAGGTGATTACAAAACAGATGGCAAAGGAAAATACATCCAGGTTGGTTCTCGCAAGGTGTATGCATCAGAATTCCGTAAACAGCGGGGTTATGTTCACCTTAGTGATAGCCAGATCAAGGATCTGATATATGAAGAATACTTGGCTGACTCATTCCAGTCATTCATGGCGGACAACAAGGTTCCCAGGACATGGATGCAGAAGCTGTTCGCATACCTCAAGAAGCTGTTGAACCTGTTCAAGAAAGGTGGTCGGATTGACAACCTCTTCTATGATATCACGTTGGGAAGGTTCAAAACCGCACAAGTTCGTGAAAGGACTACGGATGTTGAACGTCTTTACAGTATGGATTTCAAAGGTATACCTTACCTCACCATGGATCGGAACAACAAGCTGATGTTTGGTAATCAGGTAATACCTTCAGGAGTGGTATCCGAGGTCAGTGATAAAATGATTTATTATATGGCGTCGATCAAGACAGCCAAACCTGACTTGCGGGATAACGTTGTTTATAATCTTGCAAGAGAGCGTATACTGGAAGAATACAAGATTGAAAACCTTATTGCAAAGAATCCTGAAAACAAGGCTGCGATAATCGAAAGATACGGGTTTCAATACGATAGTACCAGATGGTTGTTGGGAGCATTGCATGAAGAAGGGGAAACCTTTATGTATCGTAATTATACAGGCAACCTCCAGTATCAAAACAATCCCATAGTCAATAACAAAGTCCAGACAAATATCAGTAGATTCAATGCTACCAAGTTCATGAACAGTATCATGGAGGAGTATAACTCCGTGTACAAGGACTCCATTGAAATGGATATGGATGAGTTGGATGCAACATTGAAACGGGAGGATGATGAACAAGAGTCAGGACAACAGTTTGCTGATGCAGGCTTTGCTAACAAAGCTCCATATGAAGGAAGTGCGTACTTTAGAATGATGTTCAAGTATATCCCCTATGAGTATTATGACTCAAAGGTTGGTATCACTAGAACCAGGATGATTGATAGCAAACTGATATTCAGTACTATCCGAAAGATAACTGCAAACCTGCAGAAGGAGGAGATTGTACCTCGAATTGTTGCAGAGATACAGCGTTTGGAAAGTGACATTTTCCAGTACAATGATGAGTTGCAATCACAGATTGAACAGAACGGTATCCGTACTCCTGATGACATAACGGATATGATTGACTTGCGTGATTCGCTCAAAGCTGTTTACAACGTGTTGGTTGACAGCGTTGGCATGAATCCACTGGGATATGCTACCAAGAACAAACACATATTGGTCATGTTCCAGGATGTGTTTAACACAGTGGACGCTCGTTTGATGCAGGTACAATTGAAAACCAAACAGGAATGGGATGCTGAAAACAAAAGGTTTGTAGCTACTGGACAAGATTACTATGTAAGTGACATCGTAGTACAAGGTGACATAAACAAGATTCGCAATGACCTGCGTGAAAGGGTTACCAATATGCGATTTGGAATGGATGAAATCAAACCAAGTCTAGATGTATTGGATGAAATCACTGTTACTTACAGAAATGAAAAGAACCTTAAACAGGAGTTTATGACAGAAGACGGCATGTTCAATGATGCCAAGTTCCGTTCTTTTGTAAACAAGGTTTATGTTGCAGTATCGAAGTTCAATCTTAATATACCTTATTCTGTAATTTATACATCATTAGGTTTACAAGCGTTTGTTGGTTTGGGAGGGAATGTCAATATGTTCCACTCGGATAGTGAGTTAAGGATGATACTCCGTGCAAATCAAAACCTGATTAAGGAAATCAAAAACCTCAATTACTCTTTCTGGTCTAGCCAGTTAAAGATGTTGATGAGCAAATCTGCAGTACGTACCGATAAGGAACGGCAAAAACAGATTGAAAGAGGCATCACCGATGATGACTTAAAGAGATTCCTTACCGCCTATGTTGACTCAATGGGTGAGTTCATTATGAAATATAATCCTCGTATTTCAGGTTCTGTTACCAGGGACGCCAATGGAAACCTAGTCAACAAGTATGTAAAAGCTACACCTGCTTATGTAGTAATGATGAAACTGCAAAGCATGTTTGACTCTGTTACTGGAAAAATCGATATCCAGGAAGGTTTGAACAAGCTGATCAATGAGGACTACATGGGGATGACCGAATATTTCAGGGACAATCCGATGCTCAATGCTGATATTCCAGTATTAAAGTTCTTCTTGGAGAACTTGAGTGTTGGTGCATTTGCAGGATTCAGTCAGAACTTCAATATCTTTCAGCAGTTCAAAGAAGGTGAAACCAGTACGTTCAAGACAATTGATGATAAAGCATATATGTTGTCTATGTTCGGTTTGTTCACCAAGATGACTGAAACCGTTATTCCTGGTACAACAGAAAAGCTTACTACGTTCAAACGTATACTTACGCAATACGAGGCTACTAGTACCAGTATTGTTGTGGATGGCTTATTTACCAACTATTATGACGAAAAGGGAAATCCAGTATCTAGAAACAACGTGAAACTGGTGACTGATCACGTCATGAAAATGATGCGTCAAGAGTATAATTTGATGCTGAAAAACTTCAAGGAGTTAAATGAGGAGGGTGTAAGAAGATACAAAGGATACAATACCTCAGAGAAAGATGAGAATGGTAATTCACTGAGAGGATTCACTTTCAATGTATTATCGGACATGTTCGGCGTGAACGTTGATCCTACACGGATAGATTCCGCTTTGGGACAAAGGATAGATTTGCGTGAAGATCTGATAGATCTAGCAAGAAACAATACACCTTTCGATGCTATTCTTTCCAATCCATCAAGTAAGACTGCAATAGTAAAGGCAATAGATTCATATGTGAATGAGCAGTATCAAAGGTTTGAAACCTATCTGTCAGAGATAGGTGTTCAAGATGTTGATCTTCCACTTACAGCTAGTCCAGAACAATTCAAAAGGAATTTCTTTGCCAATACCTGGGTAAACGGCATGTTTGTTAACCAGTTGTTTGATGGTCCTATTGCCGTAGGTGTAAAAGATTTTGCCAACTTCTTTAAGCGTCAGAAGTCAGGTGCTGCTTCTGGTTCCAACATATACGATCCATCAAGGGCGGAATATGGAAATACCAAGACTTACAGAAGCGCCGTTATCAAGGAGATCGTAATGTATTTGGATAATGCTGACTTGAGCAAACCGATGCAGCCGACACCTTTCTTGGATGAAGATGGCAAACCACTTAAGAGTAATAGGAAGATCAGTCCGTTTGACGGTCAATCCATTCATACAATGGATAGGAGGATGCGTATTGCAGACTCTTTAGGACTTTTGGACTATGACTCGATGCAAATAATGAAGAGGATGCGTTTTGAAACGCGTTCCACAAAAGAATACAGGGAAGGTGTAGAGAAGTTGCGTGAAGCAGGAATTGTATTCAACAGTGTGAAGTCTCTGACTGCAGCACCTATGGTTACAATCAAACAGTCTGAGCATACACTTATAAGGAAAGAAGTCAGTATGCTTCGTCAAGGTTTGAATTATGAAACCTCAATGAAAGAGCTGGAAGATCTTTATGCTCAAGCGGATTACTACGCAATGCTGATAGAGTCAGGTGCTGGTAACGAACCACTTACATATGATCCAGAAATGTCTGACTATGATTTCATGAAACTTACATCTGGTCAACCGCAAGAAGAAGACATGACAAAGTCGCTGGTTGAAAGTTACATGGGTATCATGCAGCAGATACACTCTTATTATAGACCTGCTGTGAAAGGACCGCTAGGTGGATTCCTTCATAACATGCTCAACTCAATGGAGCTTCATAGGATAGAGCAGGTTTATGATCCTACTTCCAGTAAAAAATCCACAGTTGCTCCTTTGAACTTCGATATGGCTCAAGACGCTCGTCCTGGTGCTTATCTTGATTTGGAAAGTGCAGTGGAGAACGTACCCAACGATTTGACTTATCTGCAGGTTGAAACATCCAAAATCACCAAGAAGGTTACATCAGGTATCCAACAGAAGCTTCTTCTTATAAGTCAGATGAGCAAGGATGATCCTCGATACAAGGAGATACGTAAGGATCTGGAAGCATACCAGGAAGGTCTTGCTGACTTTGTAAAGTCACAGACCGAGCGTATGAAGAGGATGTTCAATACCAATGACAAGAACATCATCAAAAAGCTTTATGCGAACATATCCGCGGGTTTGAAAGAACAAGGAGCGGATGCCAGCATTCTCCAGTACTTCGAGTTGGACACCACCAAAAATCAACCTATCAATCCTCCAGATATGCCTAGGTTGGAGAGGATCATGGTGTACTATTTCTTCAGCATGTTCAACAAGAACATATATGATAAGAAGATCGAAGGTCGTAAGTATTACCATGTCAGTCCTATCCTGTTCCCAGTAATGGAAATGGATGGTCAGATTGTCAAACGAATGGATTACAAACGTGATCCTAAGAAATATGAAAAGGCAACAAGCCGCTATCTCAATATGAGTGTGGAAGAAGTTGTTGATCCTAAGACCAAGGAAAAGATAAAGAAATACACCTTTGAAGTAATAGTCCCAAGGGAACTTGAAAAGGTTGATCAGGCGTTTTTGGAAAAATATCTTTCCGAATTCTTTGCGACTCGTATTCCTACTGAGGATAGACGAAGCATGTTCGTGGCAAAAGTGGTGGATTACATGGATGAGGCATATGGTAGCAACATCGCTGCACCATTCCAAATCCACCTTTTGGCAGGTTCTGACTTTGATATCGATACACTTTATGCGTATATCAAAGCATCATACTACGCACTGGATGGAACCAGGATTCCTTATGGTGAATACAGTCACTATATAGAAAAGTATGGTATGAGTGTTCCAGAAGCCAAGTTCATTGAGTATCTGACTTCAATGAGCAATGATGAGTTGCTGGAAGACAAGGTTAACGAAGAGGTTCGTAAGATCAAGAACCAGACAGGTTATATGAAAGAGTCTGCAATCGCCTTTGGAGAATACTTCGAGGGAGGAAAAATGCAAGAGTATTTCAATGAAAATGCCGACATTCTCGATCAACCTGAAACAAAACAGAACAAGAAAATACTCATTCCGTTCCAAAGGTTAATAGCTACGGCTAATATACTACGTGAACTCGAAGCTTCATCGTTGCCAGCCAGTCCTGGACAATTGGTTCAGTATATCACTCAAACCAAGACAAATCCTGTTCCAGAAATCATTCTCAATGATACACTTGATGCAAAGGTCAGAATCCTTTCAAATGAAAAGGTATTCGACAGATTCTTTGCCGATACGGGTATGCGTGCTGATGCTGTAGTTGATGATTATAAAAACGCAGTTGAGAGAAGAGGTTTGAGTGAAAAAGAGATTTACAATAAGCAGAATCTTTACACTCCTACCGCTCTTGCGGTTGCACGTTCGCTCAACTCCGAGTCCAAGGACTCTTTGGGTATAGCTGCAAGTTTCAACAAAGGTGTCAGCATGTTAGCTACGATTAACGCGGAAATGGTATCTAACATAACCAATTCTTTTTACCAGGAAATCGTACAAGCCAATCCTAAAACAGGAAAGACTTCCACCAAGATTCAAAAGGTTACAACAGATAGGATAGTGGATGATGCTGTCCAACTTGTGGGAAGTCTTATCGGTATATATGCGGATGCTGCCAATAATCCATACCCTGGTCCTTTGAATATGAATAGGACTACTACACCTGTACTTGCTTCAATGCTTGCTTCAGGGGTTCCAAAGATGGCGGCAATCATGTTCCAGTCATTGCCTGTAATCAAGGATATCATAACTGAATACAACCAGACTTATGGTAGCGCATATTCCAGTACGCAGCGTAGGTTCAGGGTATCATTGCAAAAATTCATAACCAAAAGACTCGATTCTATTAAAAAGGAGCTTAACTCTGAACTGATAAATCGAGGACTGATGTCTGATGGTACACTGGTTTCCGATTCGTATAAGATCATATACAATGATGATATCAAACCTGATACCCAGGAACAGATATCTACAGGTACGGTACCGATTGATAACTTCGGTTACAGGATTGAAGATTCCAAAGGACTACCTGTGTCCATGGAAATCGAGAATCTCATATTGCTCAACGAGTTCAATAAGTATTTGCAGTTTGGTAATGAGATAAGTTTTGGTATAACCAAACTTACGGATCCCCTCAAAGCATTACGTCCTGATTTTGACAGGTTTGACTCGTTGGTTAATGATTATACCAAAGCCAAGGCGGGTAAACTCAAGTTCTTTACCAAGGCTACGATGGAGAAACTGTTTGAGACATATCCTGTGTTGGATGAGAATATGAAATCCATTATGTACATGAGCGATGTTTCCAGAATGATCATGATGGAACGTACAAGCTTTATGAAAGGATTGGTTTCATTATTCAATACGGAATATGGATATGATGTAATGGATATCCGCAAGGATCTGAAGTCATTCCTTGCAATGCAAATCCAACGTTCCGCTCTTGAGGAAAAGAAGGATAGTGTTGCTGCTCAGATATATCTTGAGCAATTGGATCCCAAAAACTTCCTGGGAGGACAGGTCATTTCTGACTACCACAGTCTCCTCAAGGCATATCCGAACAACGAATTCTTATTGGCTATAAAGACAGTTAATATAGGACCTCCTAGATCAGGAATGAAGGTTCTTGAAATAGCCACGTCCAAACTGGGTTCAAGTGGAAAGGAAAAAGCGTTTACGGATTTGATGTTTCTCTTAGAGTCACCAAATGTAGATGAAAAGATAAAAGCTTTCAGGATAGCATACCACGGTATGATAAAAGCTGGTGGCAACATGACTGTTGGTGGATACTATGACCTTCTTCCTTCCTTCTTGTCCAGACCAATGGCGGAAGGCATATGGAAGTTGCAAAAGAGACTAGTTGATCTTGATAAACTTATTTTATCAAAACACAAAGAGATTGATAATCAAGATGGTACATATAGTCTTCCCGAAGCTGCGGAAACAGAGTACCAAAATGCAATCGACTCTATATTCTCGGATACTTTCGGCGGAATGAAATTGGATGATTTGATTACAGAATCCATATCCAAGATCGTAAGCATGCGTCTTAACGATGAGTCTGTTGAAGAAAAGACAAGTCTAATAAGACGTGATAAGTTCGAGAATATATCAGATGAACAGTTTGTTCAGTTCTTTGAGACTGTTACTCCTGATAATCACCAGTTTATCATTGCAAAACGTGAGTTCAAAGACAAACTGAAAGATGAAGCAAAAATCACAATAAGCAGACCTCAGATTAGAGGTGGTGTAGCTGCAACTGCAAAAGCCAACAGTTATGATCTGTATACACCTGATGTTACAGGAAAGCTCACTATAACCATACCAGATATAACAGATGAAACTGCAGATGATGTAAGAATGCTTTTAAGAGCTGCGGATATTCAAGGTAATTTTAAGGATGGATTCAAGTTCCCACTGTATAAGACCAACATCTATGGTCAAATCATGGTCCTTAAAAAGATCGATGGTCAGGGTATAGGTAAGACATTTATAAATACCCTCTTAGAAACAGAAATGGGTATCGGAAGTAATGCTTTAGAACTCAGGGGTAAATCAGCTGAGTATGAAACAGTTGTGAAACAAGGTACTTCAAAGATTTCTCCGTTTGCATTCAATAATCAACAGGGTGCTGAGATTCATAATATGATCAATACGAAGCCTCAGTCTACTACAATCATGAGAGAAATCAAGCTTCCTGATTCAGTGAATGTCATACCCCAGATCAATAAGGCATATCAGCTATCTGAGTCGGAAACCCCTAGTTCAGCTATTGCAGGAAGGACGCTTACTCGAATGGATGGATCAAAGGTTACTACCCAAGAACAATTTTATCGTTATGCTTATGATCCTAGGACTCAAAGAATCATTCAGTATAATCCCTTGGATGAAACGTATGCTGAAGTTTTGTTTAAGAATGATCCTCAAAGGTTCGACAACTTTGCTAGAATCATGTTCAATACTCCGACCTGGGATGCTCTCAAAAATGATTCGCGATTTGAGGGTTTTATGAAAGGGGAATCGTATATATTTGTGTATGATCTTGTAAATTCTGTGTATAATCCATTGGAAAACAGACCTGATGGAATTACCATCAAGGATATGGATGATCAAATAGAACAGGAAGAGAACAAGTGTAAAAACCCTTAAACGATGGATAATAGTAAGTGTTCAATAATACACGATGAAACCACCAAGAGCCGTAAACAGGTATTAGCTCCTAATGGAAAACCTTCACTTTTGTATCAAAGTGCCAAAGATTTCTTTGAACAAGATGAAAGAGCAGCGTTAAGAGCTTGGTCCATAGCCTATAACAACAAGTTTATACAAAGACATGGTGACTGGCGTAACGGAGTTACAAACTTAAGGCTGGATGACAACGGGGAACCTCTGTTGGAAAACATCCTTTATCTTCCATCGGAGATCAATAAGATCATAAAGCAACAGTTTTATAACTGGCATGAGTTTCATCCTGGTCAAGATCCTTGGCAACCTGAAGCTAAAGTACTTAGATTCAAAGCCGCTTTTCAAAAAAGGTTTCCTGATGTGAAGATAGACCTTGAACGTAACTACTCTTTACCAGGTATGGCGCGTATAAAGTTTCTTCCTTCATATAAGAACCAAGGACCGATTAAATACTCAAAGAAAGAGATTGAATTACAAAAGCAAAAGATCAATCCTATAATGGATTATCTGGTGGGTAAGTTCAAGGGTCTTTCTTACCAGTGGATCAATCCGAATGAGCTGAATCAGAACAATCACTACGAACCTATCTCGTCCATACGTGCTTATGTTCGCAACAATAAAATCATTCTTGTTGAGGGTAGGGTGATACCTGAGGACGCGATTGAAGAGGTAATGCACGTTTTTGTTGAGGTCCTTCGTCAAGACCGTCCAGCTTTGTTCACAGGTCTTTTCAATGCATTCAAGGATGATCCCAGGTTTGCAGCTGAGATACTGAATCTTCGTAGGCATTACTCAGCCAAAGGTTTAAGTAATCCTGAAACCATAGTCAAGCATGAGTTCATATCAAAGAACTTGGCTACCGCTATGAAAGCGGAATTGGAACAAGCTCCTGAAGGAAGGAAACAGTCAGCATTAGGTAAACTGATTGAACGCTTTTTCGAATGGTTGTCTGAATTGTTACAGACAAATACCTTATTCCCTGAAACAAAACTTGCCACGATTGCTCAAATGATCAATACTGATGGCATGGTGTTCAATGCTCCAGAGGTTGATCCCTACATGTACTACAGTACAGATAATGTAGAAGGAGCAGACTTCAATCCCGAAGACAGGGAGGATTTGGATAGAGCTTCTCCTCGAAACAAGAAGAAGACCGCCAAGGAAATGAATTTGGAAAAAGCTCAAAGTGAGTTGGTCGCATTGCAGAAGACTAGGGATCTTCTTTCAGGGGTAACTCCTTCAACACCTAAAGGTTCCACCCTTGCCAAGAACAAATATAAAGAGGTATTAAAAGTCATTGATACTCTTGAGGAAAACGTAAAGTACAAGATAGGTCTTCTTGAACAAAATGTATTAACCATTGGGGTAACCAAATACATTGGTTCGGAAGATACCCAAATCCTCAATGACTTTACTACAAAGTTAGGAGCAAACTTCGGTAACTTCTTTCACTATATGGTAGAGGAATTGCAGAACGAGTATGCTAAAGGAGGTGTAAAACCCAACATTACACTATCAACCACTGATTTCTTTGATAAGTTCTATGCCAAGAACAAAGACCTTATCATGTTTAAAGACTATGACGTAAACGTTTTGCGTAATGCAGCTATTGAAATAGCTACGTCCATGTCGAACCTATTGAGCGAGAACAAGGTTCTTCTTCCTGAAATCAGCGTTGTACAACAGGATTTGAATGGTAACTACGTACTGGGTCGATTTGATATCCTGGCAGTAGACTTGAAAGGTAACATCGAGATTGTCGATTTGAAAACCAAAAAAACCGATGGAAACGTTGGAAATCTAGATGTGTTTCCAATGGACACTTTCAGGAAAATGGATACTTTCAAAGGTAATTACAAACCTGGAGCAAACATTCTGTTCTCTGATATACGTGCAAGAAACGCACTGACCAAATATCACATGCAGCTTGCTGTGTATTCAGAGATGCTTCGCAGGCTTAACTTAAATGTGAATGGAAGAACCGTATGGGCATTAGCATATAAGTACATAGGTGATCCCAAAAAACCAGAAACAGTACAGCTTGCTGGATATAAATACAGTAAGTTCAATGAATTGGACATAATGGGACATGGTCAAGGTTATGATCCTGCAAACCAACCAGTTCATTCCAACGAAGTTGAAATGGCTGCGCGTAACAGTTTCCGTTTTCAGGATGATATTTCTGATGATACTTCTGTTCCAAGTGATCCTAAAAATGCTGACAATCCGTTTGCTCACATGAGCGAAGATGTACAAAAGATCATTTTAGATCGTCTTGATGAACTCGCCAAAGAGCAATATGAATCACTGGAAAGAGAAAAGCAAAACATAAGACAGAACAAACAAATTGAAGAAGAACGTCGTACGGAAATGGTTGATGCCATTACCAAAAGGCAGTCGAGTATAATTGCAGTACGTACAAACATAAAGTCTTCAGGTTTGGCTGACAGTAAGTTCTCCAAAGCAAATCTGATACGTCTTGCATTGGATGTGATGATTTCCGAAATCAATTACATGAAGGAGAAAATCCGCGAGATTGACATTCCTGAAACATACCAACTGAACTCGAAAGAAAACAATGAGGCGTTAAGCAGTCTTCAGTCATACATGAAGAACCTCAGCAGTATGGCTAATACAATGGAGATGTTCAAGAACTCCATAAGAGCTGTCACTACTCTGGAAGAGAATATCAAGGAAGATATTCTCAACTACCTTTCCAAGATAGAAATACAGATAGTCAATATCAGTGATGTTTATTATAGAACATCCCGCGATGTAATCAAAGCGATCATAAAAGAAACACAAGGTGGACTGGCTTCCGCAGGTGTGTTTGGTCAAATGAAAGCTATCCTGGAACCTCAACTCAAGTTCCTTGAGAATCAAATTGCCAAGATAAAAAACGGTACTGCAAACGATACATCCATGGGATGGAAAGCAATGCGGTTCTTGAAAGGAATAGTTGGTATTGAATCAGTTGGTGCACAGACAACTTTAGAAGAGTATGAGAAGAAAGCCGCTGAAATCCGAAAGATGATTGAACTGAATGAACTGAACGACGACACCATCGATATGTATCTCAATGGTGTGTTCAACAATTCAGACCATCCATTTTATTTGGGAAGCACTACAGGAACAGTTAATGGATTTCTTAACGCGGATGATTTTATCGGAGCGAATGCAAACTCGGAATTGATCATATCCGCAATGTGGAAGTACATGTTCACAATGAAGGAAAGGGGAAGGACTGAATTCCTAAAATGGGCTGATTCACTTGGTATTGACAAGTTCAAAGAGAACTTCATAAACTCAATGGGTGGTTTGGCTAATGCAAACAACTTTATTGTTGAAGAAGTCGATGTTCCAATAGGCTATGATAAAGATGGAAATGTCACAGAAACCAAAAGAATACGCCGCTTTGTAGATCCTGTAAGTCAGGAGTTTTATGAAACTTATAATAGTTACACTGTTTCCTTGAAGAACTTGAACGAAAGGATTGATGAGATTAATGCGGAGATAAGCAACGGTGGTGAGGATGTGGTATTGGATAAGCTCCGACAGAACAGGGATGCTCTTCGAACTGAACTTGCTCAGAAGAGAAAGGACTTTGTACTATGGAAGATAGCAGAAACCAATACGATTCTCAAACCTGAAGTTCTGATGCTTCAAATGGGTAGCGGCGTCGATATTGCTGAAATAACCGAATTGCAAGAGACTATTTCCGCAATCATAAGAAGTGCAGGAAGTGATGCGTACCTTACTGATTTGCAACAAGACCAAATTGACAATCTTGAATCTGAAATATCCAGGATACTTTATGACATGCGTCAAAAGAATCCTGAAGCAATGGACGTGTATAAGAAACTACAAGAGTATTATACATTCCGTCCCAACTGGAATCTATGGCAGAAGAAGTTGTCCGCATTAGAAGCTGAAGGAAATCCAGCAGCAATTGAAAGGTTCCATCAAAACAATAGTGACTATGTCCCTACTGAGGAATGGAATGAGCAGATATCAAAGATATATGAGAAACTTGCCGAGTTGGGTACACAGGATGAGGAACTGAAAGAGATCAATCAGGAAATGTCCAAGCTCAGGTCAAAAGCCTTTGTACGTGGTAAGTTCAATTACAAGTACCTCAATGAAGAGGAGATATTGCGTTATGAAGAACTTGAACTTCAACGTGAAAGACGAAAGGACGAGCTTCGTGAAGAAAATGAAGATGCTGAATTTGATCCAGATATCCAAGCTAGGAAAAATGCATTATTCACACAACTGAAGACACTCCGTAAGGAAGTTCTTCGTTCTGATTTTGCAAAGGACTACAAGGAAAAACGCATGCAAGTTGTTCGTTTATATAACAATCTTCAGCAAATGTATCGTGAACGCGATCAGAAAGAATCGGTTGACAGGGCGTTCTTGGACAAGATACTTGATGAAGAAAACCAATACAACAGACATGTTGATGAATTTATTACATTCTTCAATAAGCATAGTAGAGTCAAATTTTCAGGTGATAGAGATTCTATTGCAAAAGGAATGGCTCTCAATGAACAGTGGGGTCAGCACTTGTACCATTTCATTCCAGCAAATGAAAAGGATATGGAGCTGGTACCTAACAAGAAGTATAGGATTAAAGTATTGAAAGACAATGCATATAATCCTGACTACCAAGAATCCTATACGAAGAACAGGTTTTCTCGTGGAAACTATCCTATGCCTAAGGGTATTCGATTGAATCCTGATACAAACATGTTTGAAATATCAAAGGATGCAAAGTATGCAAATCCTAAGTTCAAAGCCATCCTTGGAAACAATACTGCTTCCGAGTTCTATTCCAAGTGGGTTATTGAACAGTATCTGATGAAGCAAAAGAATGCAAGCGGAACACCCTTAGGTTTCAGTCTGCCTTTTGTTCAGCAATTGGGTTTTGACAACCTTGTTTCTAAAGGTATGGAAGGTGCTGTAAGGGAAATGAAATCAAAGGTTGATGAGTTGAGTTATGCAGGTAGTGAACTTGAAAAAGCATCCAATGAGTCAGGCTTGATGGGTGAAAACAGGATTCTGTTCAAAGAAAACTATGAGGTATCAGCCGATCTTACAACCACCAATGGTATAGAAGCAATCGTAAACTGGAATGCAGGATACTATCTGAATCTCCAGATGGCTCAGCTGAATGTGATAATGGGTTCATCCATAGACTGGTTAAAGGAAGAACAACGAAAAATGACTGCAAGAGGTACTGATGAAGCTACCCTATATGCAGGGAAGTTGCAGACAATCATAAACCAGATTGAATTCAATAAAAACAAGTTTGTGTTTGGTCAGATTTATGAGAAAGGTTATGAGGTTGAACAGCAGCAATCGGTTATCAACCGTAAAAACCTCAGGATACTTACAAGTGTCGCAGCATTCAGTCGTATGGCTTTTGATGTAGGTCTGCAAGCAGGTAACCTTATTTCAGGTAATATTCAACAGTATCTGTCGCTATCTTCCACTCGTCATGCCACAGAAGGAGATTATCTGAAAGCGAAGAAGGAATTTTACATGAGGTTCATGCCATCAATGATGCGTGACTGGGGTAAGATATCTGATGCAGGATTTGAAACCAAACTTATCAGGTTCCTTAATCCTCTGACTAAAAATCTAGATAGGATGATGGATGCCAATACAGCAGGAAAGATGCGTAGGTTGGCAAACAGAACTTTTAACGTAGGTGATTTGTCAATGATGATTCAGGACAAAGGTGAGGTTGAAATCGGTGTTACCACCGCACTTATGATATTGATAAACCGCCGCTACGAGGTATTTGAAACGGATGCCGAGGGTAATCCTATCATTGAAAACGGCGTTAAAAAGATAAAGAAAGACGCTTCTGGTAACAACGTCTATATTAATGGTATAGACGCATTTAAACTGGAGAACAACAGTATTGCAATTCGAAAAGACGTCAACCTTTCAATGAAAGAAGTTGAGGATCTTAAGGTATTGATAATGACTGAGATATACAGATTCCAAGGTAACTATTCAACCGACACCAGGACTCGTTTTGGTTCAACACTTCCAGGTACGTTGTTTGAATTTTATCGTAAATACCTCGTACCTGCAATTAGTGCTCGATTCCAAGGAGCATTCGCAGATACTTACAGAGGAGTTGGATCATCTTTTGGATGGGCAACCAATGAAGCATATATGGGATGGTGGACTGCTACTGCTAAAATGGTAAGGTATTATGGTTTCTTCAAAGGAGCCAAGTCTTTTATTGTAGATGGAATTGCTTCGTTCCCAGGTATAGCTTCATTAGGTGGTGGACGACTTAGTAAAGGAATACGTGAGACATTTAAAACAGGAATAGAACCCTCAGATGCGTATCGATCCAGAGCGTCTATGGCAGCTAGGGAACTCATGCTAGGTTACTTAGCATTACAACTGTACTATGTACTTCGAGCAGCCTTGTGGGAAAAAGATGACGATGAGGAATTAACATGGACTGAGCTTCAGTTATACAGAGCATTAGTCAAAGCTACCAACGAGACCCGTTCCATGAATCCTGTTTTCACCGTCGGTAAACCTCAAGACTATCTCACAACCTTTGGTCAGTTTACTACTGCGTTTAAAGAAGGAGAAACGATTATAAACCTAGGAAATAACGCGTTTTACTTTATGGATTATAGCCTTACAGGTGACGAAAAATCCTATGAGCTTGGATACTATAAGCAGAACACCATCTATTTTGAAGAGGGTGATCCCAAGGTATTGAAGAACCTTTATGACCTGCTGGGTATAAGTAACGTCATTGACACATTCGATCCTGAACCACGCGCCAAGGAAATGACCAAACCTAAGAAGTAATTGATACTGTTGATTATAAACTGAATTTTGCTTATATTATAGTATGGCCAAACCTAAAAAGACAGAGAGCGTCAAAACTGTCGCTAAACGTGAGATCAACAGACCTGGAATTCATGCCAAGACTAAGACTAGCAAGCTGAAATCCAGTAAGTTATACAAGAAACAATACAGGGGACAAGGTAGATGACACCTGCTGAGAAAGAACAATTATGGAACTGCATCATGAAGATGCGGTCCATGCCTTGGAAAGGTCCAAGGGGTGGCACCTATAATTGGGACTATCGTCATATGCGTAAGCTGTATGAGAAGCTGGTGGTCTACGGTGACAACAACCAACCTGCGGCTGCCTGGAGACTTCTCAATGAGGGTAAGTACAAGTACATGATTTACCCTTGGTACAAGGCGCAGCTGTTCAAGTGCATATCCTTTGCTCCTGCTTCTTGTGTATATACGGCAACTGTTATGTATCCTTTTGGAACGTTTGATGATGTCAGTATTTATGATGTAGATACTTCTACAACTATAGCAGGTTCTCTTTTTGGAGATTGGACAACCATGTTTGTTGACCTACAAGCTCTTGGATATCTTGTTTGGGGTAACTGTGGTCCAGCTCGTGATAGATTAGTCATATATATAGAATCTCCAACTCCTCCAAACTGGGGTGCGCATTTTGAAAAGAAGGCAACTGGTGCAGTAGACATTCCACTTGTTTGGACGCCTGTCAGTTGTGTTTTTGATATCGATGAGGCATATCAGCATACATTGTTTTTTTCAACTTGTGGAGGATTTGCATCAATAGATGCGGATTATGAACTAACAATACTTGGACAAGCACCAAATGACATACTTCTTACTCCAAATATAAACCTGTCAAATACATCTGGACTGCAAAGGGCTTTGTATGCGATATTCGGACCTCAGATTATTCCATTGACTTTACCTGAAACACCAACTGGTTCATATACTCTTGGAGCATGTGGTCTTTATAACGTAGGTTATTCCCCTATATTCCCATTGCAATCAACTTTTGTATATGTTCCTGGAGCACTCACTTGTTATGGTACAAACATTTATCCCATACCAACATGTGCTCCTTGTTACTGGACAAGTTATGGATCTGTCCCATATCCTGTTTCAGGATATACAATCAATGGATTGGATGCTGATGATCCAGCTAGTTATGTCACTCTTGGTGGATTAATGGGTGGTTATGGATTTTCATCAATTGATCCTCTATCAGGAATAAGGTATTTTTGTTTCAATGTCAACACTGGATATGCAGACCTTATAACCATAGACGTGGGTCCAGGTGTAGCCTACATTCAGAAACCATTTGGTTGGAGTGCACCAAATCCAACATGTCAATCTGGATGCATGGAACTTGTAGTTCCTTCAACCGATCAATATTTGGCTAACTTATATGAAGCACTTGGTAGTGTAAAAATAGATTTTTATAATAGTTACATATTTGGTCCAATGGATCTTGCTGATAATGTTTTTTCAAGCAGTATTCTAACCCAGATATATCAAGCATTATATGGAGCAGGTTGCACTGCTCAAGTAACCACTCTTCCAAGTGGAGACTTCCAGATACGTGTATTCAATACATGGTATGCTCCTCCATTCTCAGGACCATATATGGAATCAGCATTATTACCAGGAACATATTATTATTTTGTACAAATAGCTTGTCCATGAAAAAGAAACAGATGATAAAGCGTGCTGATGGTTCCTACTCCCAACGAGGATTGTGGGACAACATCCGCGCCAACAAAGGATCAGGTAAGAAACCTACAGCTGAGATGCTCAAACAAGAGCGTAAGATCAAGGCGAAGTCCAAGAAGAAATGAAGAAGACTAAGGTAACTGCAGGTGGTGAGAAGCATGTAGTCTACAAGAAGACTACCAAGCGTGGCAAAGGAGAACCTGGAGACATCATGGTCAATCATCCTACCAAGGACAAGGGTAAGTGGGACACGATCAACCTGACCAAAATAGGTAAGGCAAAGACAGTAAAACAAGGGGTCGCCGCAACCAAGAAGTGGCATAAGGATAATCCTGATTATAAGTATAAAGGAAAGAAGAAGTAACAATGGCAAAGTCACCAGCATGGCAACGCAAAGAAGGTAAAGATCCCAAGGGGGGTCTCAATGCCAAAGGTGTTGCATCCTATCGTAGAGCTAATCCTGGTAGTAAGCTGCAGACCGCAGTGACCACCAAACCTTCCAAGATTAAGAAGGGAAGTAAAGATGCAAAGCGTCGTAAGTCATTCTGTTCCAGGATGAAAGGTATGAAAGCCAAGCTTACTTCAGCTAAGACAGCCAATGATCCTAACTCAAGGATTAACAAGTCTTTGCGAAAATGGAATTGCTAATTATATTTACAGTCTAAACCAACCAAATCATGGCAAAGCTGAAACCAACACCTATCAGAATGTCTCCAGAAGACACAAAACGCATGCGTCAATATGAAATTGAAGACGCTATGCGTACTTTACAAAGAGCTGATCAAATCAGAAAAGACGGAGGAATGATGCGCGATATCCAAAAAGCAGCTTCAGACCTTAACAAGTTAGTTATGGGTGGTAGTACTACAGGTAAGACCACAAAAAAGAAGAAGTAACCATGGCTGAAAAAAACTGGATACAGAAGGCGATCAAACGTCCAGGTGCGTTCACCGCTAAAGCTAAAGCAGCAGGTAAGTCCGTCAGTGCGTATGCTAAAAGCGTATTGAAGGAAGGTAGTAAGGCGAGTACGCGTACCAAGCGTCAAGCTGCACTCGCTCAAACATTAGGTAAAATGCGTAAAAAGAAATAACATGTCACAGAACAAAGGAAAGGCGAAGACTTCACCCGCCAGAAAAACAGGGAAGTCAACAAAAAGTACCGCAGGTATCGCTAAACGTGCTACACTAGATAAACGTTCACCAAAGGAACCTATGGCTATCTCAGGTGACACCATGAGCAACTATGCCATGTACAAGAAGGGTGGAACAACCAAAGCAAAGAAGTTTGCAGCTTTAGCTCCTCCATATGATAAGATTACAGCAGCTGACCGTATCGCAGGTGCTAAGAAGAATAAACGTAAAAAATAACTCTAACCAACTAAAAAACTAAAGCAATGAAAAAAACAAGTAAACCAAAAAAAGCAATGGGTGGTAAAACCGATTCAGCTTACATGGCAAAAGGTGGTACTAAAGGAAAAGTTTCATCCAAAGGAATGGGTGGAAGCACCTATAAGTATGGTGGTAAAAAAGGCTAATCATGAAAAATCAAAAAGTAACAGTACAAAAGACTCCTGGATCAAAGGGGACTATTGTAGGGTTGAATCCCAAAGTTTCAGTTCAGACCACCCCTGGTAGCAAGGGTGTTAAACCGAACATGAATCCAAAAGCAAAGGTGATGCCTTGTCATTATGGCGAGCATTGATTAACTTTGTAGAGGCTTCCATTTGTCGCTTTTAAAAGGGTTGTAAAGGTTCTCTTCGGGGGACCTTTACTCTTTTTCAGGATCACCGTATTCCAGCGGTATGACAAACGTTATGTTTGATACCTCAGCTGTAGTGGTACTGATATACTCCATACCATAAGTCGTAGACCCAGAGGGGTACAATACGGGACCTTGCGGCTCCGTATTGTCATCCTCCACGTCAAATACGTCTTCTAGGTTGTACAACCCTACACGGACATCATCATCTTCAATTTCAATACTTAATACAAACTCTAGTTTCTTTTCCATAGCTCCTGCTTTAATAGGACAGTTATTACATTCGTTGTTGCTTCTCATTGATTATCAGACTAATCTGTTAAATCCTACAAATGGGTTTGAATCAGGTTGCTCGTCATTTTCAGCTTCACACCACGTAGCTAATGTAGATAATGTACTACGGTTTTTGTCATCCTTCTTAATGAAATATGCTGAAGTCATGCAATACCTGTAGTCTCCGCTTTGAGATTCGATATACTTGCGAGTAGCATTCAGGATCATATCCCATGTATAGTCAGGATATGTTCTGAAAAACCACTGCATTCTTGGTTCTAAGTCTACCATTGTACTTCTTACAGGTCGTCCTGCATCCTTTGTTGTAGGAAATAACTCCCTGTATTTCAATAAGTTTTGTTTAAAATCCTGGGTAATTACTTCTTTAACACCTTTACTTTTCTTAGGTTCTATGACTGCTGCTTGGTTTAAAACCTTGATTGATTTGTCGGTTAAGTTGGACTTTTCATCCAGAAATCCTTGTAGCTTAAGTCGGTGCATCTCCGTACTATACGCCAGCTGCAGGTCCATGATTGCATTGTTTTCAATACAATGTAATACATAATACCCGTTTGGCGTCAATTCATTGTCTTTCAACAGTTGAAATAATTCTCTCATAATGAAATAGGTTAATAGTTTATGGCACTAAGCATCCACGCCTTGTAGATGCAATATCGTAATAAGAAAGCAAAACACTTGTTTTTAACGCTTTTTTTTATTAAATTCTAATTGTAATATATATGTATCTATTAGGAAATGAGCAGTTCAGGTAAAGACCCTATTGTATCCAGGGTCAAAGAATACATCACCCCAGGGTTGATTACAATACTCGGAGTCATGTTGTGGGCGGAATTATCCGAACTTAAGACTGACGTAAAGACTTTGTTAGCACGCGATGCGGCCTCTAGTATGAAGATTGACATGCTTGAAAAGGAGATTGACCGCGTGAGACAAAGAGTGTGCAGCGACAATAAACCTTTGGCGTATCAAGGTCCTGTTTCAACACCTTGGTATAAGATGATTGCCAAGAAAGAAGAAGAACCACAAGTACCTAAACCACAGGAAGAAACAGCTTGAAATATCTGATATACATATCTGCGATACTGCTGTTTTCCTGCAATCCTGTAAAGAAGGTTCTCAAAGACAACGAGAAATTCGAACAAGTGGCTCAGGAAGCGGTTAGACGTGGCTACTGTGTAAACGATACGACCAAGGTTACAACCGTAAAAGATACGGTCTATGTGTACACTACAAGTGTTTCTGACACTATATTTGTAGGCACTGAATGTGAGTTTGATACAGTTTTGGCATCTGGTACCTGGATACGCCTAGAAGATGGATACCTGATGGTTAGTGAAGTAATAAAAGAAAGAACCAGGGAGGTGATCAAGACCGTAGACAACTACATCAGGGATACAAAATACGAGGACGTACTCAAAATGGATCTGGAATCCAGAGATGATGAGATCAATCGTCAAAAAGGAGTGATTGAAACCAATCTGGCAAACATACAAGAACTCAAAAAGGAACTGCGTTGCTACAAAAGTTACTTCATAGGTCTTATAATTCTGATAATCGCAGCAGGAGTCATTTCCGTATTAAGGTTCATAAAACCACTATAACATGTCTGTAAACAAATATATAGCTACCAATGCAGCTGATTTCGTAACTGCTGTACAGAGTACGATCTTCAATAACATTGATTATACCACTATCAGTATTGAGCAGACTGCTGGTACTCCTGGTTTGGGAGGTGATGTTATGGAACTTGCTTCCACTCTGGTTATTCCACCCAACTTCGTAGGGAACTTTTCAAAGACCTTGATCATTGAAGGTAACGGTGTAACCATACGTCCAAACACAGCCGCGGGTTTTGGTACGGATATTCCTCTCATTAAAAGGAATACCCCAGGTCAGGACAACAAACTATGCAGCATTGTATTCAGGAATGTCAACTTTGATTGCAGGGGAACAGCAATGACTTGTGTTGAGTTGTATACCGCAACCAATGTCATATTCGAAAACTGCCGCTTTCTTAACTGCAAAAGAGGACTTGTCCTTGTAAACATAAATCGTGCAACGATCACCAATTGTCATGCGGACGGCATTCGTTTGGCTGGATTTACAGACACAATCGATGGAACCAATGTAAATACCCGTTGTAATGACATTACTTATACCAACTGTACTGTTAACTGCGATAGCAACTCAGGTCCTACCGTTACAGGTTTCAGATCATACTCTACTGCAAGAGTTGCATATTATGAATGTGCTACTCTTCAGTTGATGTTCTACGGAATCGACGTCAACCAACCGCTGGTTTCCACACCCAATGAGATAAACAACGTTCAGATACGCAATTACAGCGGTTTCGGTGTAGCACTTACCGCTGATCCCTTGGTAAAGGGTGCGATGATACATCTGTATATGTCCACTGGATTTGCAAAAATCGATGGTTTATACATAACTTCCGATGGAACTTCCCAAATGGTGATTGTCGAAGGAAATGCATATGTGGTAAACAATATGCCGAATCCTCATTTATACGTAGAAAACGTACCTTGGCTTCCTCAAAGTGCATTGTTCAGGACTCAAGGTGGTATCCCAGCTGGAGTATCTTGCGACATTACACCTATTTCAGATGTGATGACCTGGGAGTTCAAAGAAATATACGATGGACGTAACATATTCGGAGCTGCACGCTGGTATCAAGGACTTATTCCTCGCCACCGTTATGCGGAGTTCTTTGACGAATCCAAAATCATTCTTGCTGACTCAATCTTTGTAAACAACAAATACATCTAAACATGGCATTCTATAAGTATTTCTGGGATCTCGCGAATTCCACAACGTATTCCTCACATGTGATTGGGGCATTCGATCGCAATACAACTACTGGCGGAGGTATCTTCCGCTGGGTAGGTGGTGTAAACAATACCACCATAACCAATATTCCTGGTGTCAGGATCAAACCTGTGAATGCTGTTACAGGATACTGGATTCGTTCATTCGATGGTCCAATCTCAGTAAGCTGGTTCGGATGTCAAAACAGTGTAACTATTCCTAATACCTACGCTCAGCTTGGTGTAAGCCAATTGCAGCTTGACTCCTGGTATGGACCTGGCTTTGCTACCACCACTGATAACTATGATACCACAGCTATCAGGTATGCAATGAAGTTCATGGATGATATGATTGCATTGAATGCTACTCCAAGTGCTGGAACAGGTCTTCCTGTAAATGCAAACTCATTGACATTTGAACCCAAGACATATCACCTTACAAGAGGTGTTGATCTTCCTGTAGGTCTTAGTGGTGGATTTCCACCTATTACACCTATCAATGGGTCAATCGTGATTGATGGTAACGGAGCCACATTTAAAAAAGCAAATAATAATCAATTTGACTTTTTTGTTCGTTATCCTGTAAATGCTAGCGTTGCATTACAAATGGCTCAAACAGCTATTACGTTTAAAAACTTTGCAGCAGATGGAGGTACTGGTGTTTGGCAAGGAAGTGGATATTCATTTTTAATGTTAGCTGCTTCAAATAATTCGATTATAGAAAACATTGTTATAAACAATTTTGATATTGGTCTTAGAATAGAAACATGTGACAGTTTAGTTATTAAAAATATATCAACTATTGGTGTTACAACTAATAGTATTTTGCTTCAATCTGGTAATTGGTTTGGTACAACTGCTGTTGGATGTTCAAATGTCCTTATAACTCAAATAACAATTAATGATACGCTTTCTCAAGATATATGTATAAAAGTTATTGGAGGTGTATCTGTAGAAATATCTCACATTTTACTTAGTGGAACTACAAAATTTAATCATGGAGTATATTACGATTCAGGAACTTCGGGATTCGCTGGTTCACCAGGTGGATATGGTTGTAAGGTTACTAATATAACTTATAATACATTATATACAAGCATTAATAATGGATACGCTCCTCAAGGATGGATAAATGCTCTAATTACTTTAAAAACTGGAGGAATTTTAGCAGAATCAGGTGGAACTGCTAGATATATGATTGACACAGTATATGTATATCCATTTGCAATTGTCAATACATCTCCAACTTCAGTTATTAATATAGAAGCATATCCTCCAGGTGTTCCAGGTAAAAAACCTGTAGTTGAGCTTAGAAATATACGTATTTATTCACAATATCCTGTAGTTCCTACACTTCCTTTACCAACTCTTTTCGGAGGTACTTATACAATGTTCAGGAACGTAGGAGACAACGTGTGGAACTTCCAAACTGTTGACTTTGGAGGAGATCCTACAGTGACTCCTGCTGAGATTGTAGATCCTGCAAATAACCTTTGGGTAACTATTGCTCCTGCTACTATTCCAGCACTTGACGAGTTAATCTATATTAATCCAGTTCAAGCATGCTGTGGAATACAGGAAGTCCTTATTGCAAGCAAGGCAATTGATAATGGTCTCCTCTTCATTGGAACTGATGCGGGTGAAAACAACACAGGTGCCAGCGATGTAATTGGACTTGGTTCCGATGCTGCTGGTGCCAACAGTGGAATCGATGTTGTTGCACTTGGTAAGAATGCAGCTCTGACCAACACAGGTGATGATGTGGTTGCCATAGGTAACAATGCACTGTCAGGTAACACTGCAGATGATGCGATTGCCATTGGTGAGAACGCAGGTCAGAACCAGACAGGTGCTGATGCTACCTTGATTGGACAAGGTGCAGGATTCAACAACATTGGAATCGAAGTGGTTGCCATTGGTAAGAGCGCAGGTAATGCGAACACTGGTGACAAGCTTCATGCGATAGGTGTACTTGCAGGTGCAGGTAACTCTGGAGATTTTGTAGTTGCTATGGGTTCAGGTGCTGCACAAACCAATACTGCAAACTATGTTGTCGCACTTGGTAATGCTGCAGGAGCCAATAATGCAATTCCAAACTCCACCATTATCTCTAACGATTGTCTTCCTTCATATGCTAACTACGCAGCCGCAGCTGCTGTGATCATAGCTCCTGGTGCTACCACTGGTACATACCTGTACCATGACCAAGCTACCAACTCCATTGGAGCAGTAAGAATACCCTGATTGTTTGGGTTGTTTGGCTTGTTTGATTGTTTGATTGAGAACCCCCCGTCTCTAGTAGATGGGGGTTTCTTTTTTCCTATCCAATGCAATCTTCAAGTGTACCAAGTACCCCATGAGATCAGTGAGACTGTCCTCTGTATCCTTGTTCAAACCTGTGTTCTGTATCCTGCGTAATTTGTCATTGATCCTGGACTGGATACCCACTACAGGATCCACATCGAAAAGAGGACCTCTTTGATGTACTGCATCGCCATACGCGGCGTTCTTTTCCAATAGAAGATTCTTCAGGTCATCGCAGACCTTGACTATGAGTTCAGCTGTATTTTCCATATCAATTGATTAATGACCATATGATGGAAGTCCAGAAACCAATAACGAATAACGTTATCAGGATCCAGACCCACCATATGTTTCTATTGTCTCTATTATCGCTACGCATGGTCCTATGTATTGCATGGGTGAGCAAGCTTTGTTCTTATCTCCTTTATATACAGGATCTTCCTCAGCTATTACCATGAATGCAGGTAATGTCTCAAGGTATCTTATGTACTCCAAAACTAATCTTCGATATCTCCATATCTTCATATATTCTTCATGGGGTAATTCCCTATGTGTAATTCTACATAAGTCATCGTAGTGTCTTCGCATCATCCCCCATGCCTCTATTGTATTAGTTGTGGATTGGTGTTTTGATTTTGTAAAGAATTTTTCTTCTTCCATTTCATTAGGAGTGCGGTTGAGGGGAGCATACTCTGACGCTCCCCTTCCGCTTATGAATAACTCTTGATTTCATCATCGAAATCACTATAATCCTTCCACTCCTCTTCAGGAATGTAACCTTGGAAAAACTGATGTGTTTTTTCCGAGTACAGGAGCACCAGAAACTCCTCCAGTGCGGCCGTATCGTTGTAGTTGCAAATGTCGTCTATAATCTGTTCAACGACCCTATCGATTATTGTTTTTTTGCTCATTAGAATAATGTTGTTTGAAGTTGCTTTTGTTTGCTACCTTCAATATTAGCTATTTCCTGGTATATCTGTTCAAGATAATACCTTTTGTCTATTCCGTATTCCTCGAAAGGCATCTCAACATGCTTGTTGAACACTGTCTGGAGCCAGTGTCCTGATTCAAGTTGTATCTCCCTTCCATCAGGATTGCATTTGGAGAGTTTGACACCTGTTTCCGATACATAATACCTGACAAGTTTCTGGAGCTTATCCTGGCAGTATATACCGTCTTTGATGTATTTCTTGACCAAATACCACTCACCTCGTACTTTGACTCCACCACAATAGTCAAAGATGTTCCTATTGGATTCCAGGTAATCTTCGGGTTTTGTTCCGTTGACAAAGTACTCGTGTAATGCTTTGGAGACAACAAGGAAACTCTTGTTCTTATGAAGAGCTAGATTCTTCCATTCAAACCTGCCTTTTGACTTAGGTTCCCTGTCATCACCATATACGGCAATATAATTGTTTACGTCAGCAATCACCATCTTCTGGTAGGTGTCACATTCCAGCTGCAAACTGGTCATTTCTTCCCACTGTTTGCATACCTTATGAAACCTATCCATTTCTGAACGAGGTATTCGGAACTCCAAACCATCGGTGTTTTGCATAAGTGGTTCAGCTTCAGGTATTTCAAGCATGACCATTTCATACAGCATACTCAACAGCAACTGACCGTTGACAGTAATGCGAAAGGTCAGTTCTGGATCATACAGGAAGCTGTGTTTGTTCTTGCTAAGACCGTAAGTTGAATTCAGGATGATTTTGAATAGGTAATTCAGCGGATCCTTCTTACCATACTTTTTACGTTCCTCGAAGAACCATTCATACAGCTCACAGAACTCCTCTTGAGGTATGTGTGCAGGTGACCATTTGTTACGGATAGCTAGATTCGGATAGAAACTAGTAACGTCCGCCGTTACTATTACATGAGTCTGGTCCGATACATAAGTACCAGGACTCGTACAACCATGAATGCCACCTAATGCATATACAGTATCCACTCCACATGCTTTCATGATGTGCTGTGGACCTTTTATCTTGCCTTCGGTTATGGATACCACCAACCGTCTGAACCATGATAACATGTTTGCAAACGGCGGTGTCTGGAACCGTATATAAGGAAGGATGATGTCGCGTATCTCTACCTTCTCACGTACGGTTCTGAGTGCTTTTATGGACTTCTTATCCCTACCTAGCTTCTTACTGAGGAAGTGTATGAACATCTCCTTGCTGATGCGGGGTTCGCTCGCTGAATGTAGACTAAGACCGTATTCCTTGCTGAGTTTCGCACGCAGGTTTATCTGCTTTTTCATGTCCTCCAATAGAAATATGGCTTTAGTGCTTGCTACGTCATTGATACAGTAACTTACCACACGATTCAATGTTTCCATTCCATGTACAGGTTTGTAATGTTCATGTGGCATTTCTTCTACATTATGCCAATCCATGCTGTACTGCACCCACTTCAATCCGCATTTCTTCGCTTCGCTGTCCCAGTGATTCAGTTTGAAGATATCTATCTGAGGCATGCTGAGTTTCCATTCGGGATAGTCTGAAAACTCCCCGCTGTTCATTCTGGATATGACTCGTTGCGCATACTGGTAGATGTCTGTTGCAGCATCCTCTGCGGACATAAGCACTAGATTGTCTCCATTTTCAAGGATATGTTCCAGAATCTGAGCATCGAAAGCGACGTTATTGAATCCGAACATCCATGTCTTTTTACGCTTACAGTCATGAAGGAAACGAAGCAATTCAACCATGTCGTTCTTCAAAGGATGGACGACGAAGATCTTGCGTTCAGAACCTCCATAAGACTCAAAGACCCCGATGAAACAATTCACCAGGGTCTCTAGGTCATATACCCAGTGTTTTACGGTCATACGTTTACAGGGGGTATTACAGGTTCGGATTTCATATACTGCTTGTAATCGAACTCGGTATTCATCATGAAATATTCCATGAAAGCTTCAATGTCTTCAGGATTTTCCACGTAGTACTCATACCATGTGTCCAATACACGCCGTTCTTCAGCGTAATTCTTGCCATTTTCGCGTGGTCCACGGAGATAACTCACATCTCCCTTGTCGGTCATCTTAGGTACAAGTTGGAAAGCTTCCTTGCATTCCTTGCTGATTACCGCCAGTACATGCTGATCCTTGTCATAAATGACTTCATTGTAAGGACAGTCCACATGGACAGGTATCATTCTAAAGGTTTTTCCCTTGTTCCACGATGAGTGGATGCACATCATTGATTTTTGCATTTTCTTTAAGTTTAAGTGTTTCCAGTTTCAAATTCGGTTTATCACAGAGTTCACCTGTGAATTTGATATGTTCTTCTTCGACATCAAGCAATAGACTATACACTTTGGTGAACCTGGAGGGAAATAGGAAACTCTCCATGTACACCCATTCGGGACTGTCGGTGCCGTAGTAATCACGTATTTTCTGTTTCAGCAATCTGCTCATCTGACTGTATGTACCGTTTACAAAACAACGGTAGTCATGTTCGATGCAGTGCAAGTCGAAAGATACTGCAATAGTGGATTCGTCTATCTCGTGGTATTCGTTGAACATCTTGCTTCCCATCAAAGTTACAAGAAGATATTCATCCCACAAGGGATCATCGTATTTTCTGGGATAAGTCAACACCAGCTTTTGATCGCCAGTGTTGTACTTGTCTTCCCATGCTACGTATGATTCGTCAAATGGATATCTGCATTCTCGCTTAATGCCAAGTATGGGAACCAGAAAGGTTTTTGATTTCTGGAAATACCGATTGTAGGGTTTTTTGATTCGCGATGTTGTCATAAAAGGAATTCTTCATAACCCGTTTCAGCAAATTTGAGACCATGACGTGGCAAACTGAAGTCTTTCGCAAGAAAATGTTTGTTTGCCACACTTAATGCATCAAGTGCCATTTCCATGTATTTGGACATGGTTTCATCAGACACTCTCATAGGTGCTATCTGCATATACGGATCAACCACAAGAAACCTCAGTTCTACAGGATAATCCACTCCGTAAGTTGTTTGCTTTACATTGTCTACAATCATCTTGTAAATCGCTGCTTGCAACCAGTATTTGTAATACTCTACCGTTTCAGGAAACAAAGCCAGTGGTTTGGAGCTTTTCTTCAAATCGTTCACGCGTATCACCTTCTGCTTATGGTCTACCACCAGGTTGTCAATGATACCGCGTATTCCGAACTGGTAATCTTCCGAAAACATCACAAGTTCCGTTTCATTATGTACAGACATCCACTCGAGATTATTCATACCCATCAGATCACGCATGGTTTCACTGTTCTTAAAGGTCTCACGTACCCTTTCAGCGAACACAACCATGTCTTTGTCGACTACAGTACGGTCTTTTCTTTTCAATAAGAAGTCCAAATACTCCATGTTCTTTTCAGTCAGCATCCTGTCAAATCGTTGCTGGTCTGTCTTAAGTGTCTGATGCAGGTTCTCATCTTTCAGAATATCAAGCAATGCATTCTGCACATTACCTAGATAAGGTAGTATGGTCTCCCTGGAATCCTTGATTTCTGGATATGTTTCCGCAATGTGCGAATGCAATCGTTCCATTACACGCTTTGGATTCTCACTGGGAAAACTGTATGGAAGAACGACAAATTCGTCTTCAAAGTTTTCTGGATTCAAAAGCATGCAGTGGATCAGTTTACCTTCAGCCATTGCTTTGTCTGTGGTATCCTCCCTTTGTTTGAGGATATAGTGCTGATAGAAAGCACCAGGACTATACAAGAGTCTGTTTAATCCTGAATAGGACATCAGGAACCCTTGCGCGAAGAATTCATCTTCTAGTTTCAACCTCTCTACGAGGTCCATTTCGTAAGTACTAAGGAATGGTTTCATCTGGTTTTGGATTATCGATCTCCGTACAAAAGGAGTCGAGGATTGCAATATACACCCCAGGTTTTTCCTTGTCATAACTCCAAGGTCTACCGTCGATGTAAAGTGGTACAGGGAGTATCTCCTCTACATTGTCATCGTCAATCCATCCAGCTTTTGACATTTCATCTTGAATCGTTTGAGCAGGATTGATAAAATCCCACTTATGACGACTTGCTCTGACAAAATGCATTCCTATGATTATAGGTTTGGTCATCTCCGCAATAACCGCTTGAAACTCTGGTTTATGCTTTGACCAATATGCTGCAGATGATTTCCGATACTTCTGTGTCGCCTTACTGGCGATAAAGAGACCACTCCGCGTCATCACCCTACTGTTCTTGCTAGAAGGTACAGCTCCTGGTATGAAGAACAGTGTAGGTGTTGACATTACATTAATGATGTTATGATTGATTTTACGTTTTGCGCTCCATGATCCCTTACAGAGTCACTCAGATCCTTACTCAGTTCAAGGTGTATGTACGGTATTCCGTACTGTTCCTTGTAACGGTTCATCATCCTCAGACCTGTGGAATCGTTGTCAAATATAACATACTTATTTGGATATTCATTGACCCATTCTATAATAGGTTCAATGTTTGCGTTTTCACTGCTAGGTGCAATGAAATCCGCTTCAATTCCAAGGGAATCCAATGACATCACGTCCTTCAAGGAACTGCAGATGAACAGTGTGGGTTTTCCAGTAACCTGGTCCCATCCTTGAATGTGATTCATGAATGTCAAGAATTTCCTCTCAGTATTCATAGGTTCGTAAACCCTGTAAACTTTGTCCCTTGTACAATAAGCGTAGACTTTTCCTGTCAAACAATTGCGTGTGAGTTCCTCCATTCCACGACTCATGGTATATGAAGCCATTGGAATCACATTGTATTTGTTCAACAAATCGCTACCGATATTATAGGGACTCCAATAGTCAGCGTCAGCTTTGTTCCAGCTGCGTTTGACAATCTCCTTCATGCGCCATTTCTCCTGTACTACAATGGTAGTATCGTAATCAACCTCAGTCTTATCAAGATACTCCCTGTAATCACAGATTATCTTGTGAAGTGCGTCGCTGAAATTAAGTCCGTAAATAAGCTTGACAAGAGTGATTCCATCCCCAGCAACCCCAGTACTGAAACATTTAAAGGTATAGTCGTTGCAATTTCTGTTGATGTAAACAAAAAAGCTTGGAGTCTTATCCAGAGGATTGAATATGCTGTTGATTTTGACATCTTGTCCATTCAGCTTGCAAGGTAGGTTTAGGTAATGTTCGAAGATCCACTTACTAGGAACATCTGTCTTTGTAAATACGGCTTTTCTACTTGAAAACATACGATTGGAATTGGTGAATCGGGGGCATGGTAAGCATCCCCCTTTTCACGTGGCAACAACAGTTTATCAGTCGAGGTCTAGATCGCTACCTGCATCCCTTCCTGCGAAGGAATCCACAACCTCGGATTTCTTTTTCTTGATGTGCTGTGATTCGTCGAACTTGATCAAACGTTTCGGTTCAACTCCTACACGTACCAATTCATAACCTTGTAAACCTTTCTCAGGTTTAGGAAGGAACAAACGGTGTTGGATATATCCGTTCTTGTTTTCGTATTCGGAACCTGCTACACAGAAATGAATCCAACGGTCTTTGCTTACCATGTAAGCTTTCACGTTGTCTACGTATTCCTGTATGGTAGAACCTTGAATGTCTTTTTCTTTCAGGATATCAGCTACTCCGATTTCCTTGGCGAAGTTCCACAACCAACGGAAAATCATGTCTTCTTTGGTAGTAAGACGTCCTTCTTTGTTGGTGTAGTCGGTGTAAGAATATTGCTGTGATTGAACACGAGCTACCTGACCAGTGTGGTTACCTAGTTCAGGCATGTCCTTGTTGATAGGCAAACCCTCGAAATCATCACCGATAGGTTCGCTTTCGATATGGAGGATCAGATTGTATGCGGAGGAATCATAAGGTGGAACCTCCAATTTAATGTCAAGGATTCTTGCAACGACGTTGCCTGGTTGGATTACTTTAGGAGTACCTGGTGTACCACCCATCTTTTTGTCTGCTTCTTTGCTGCTAAACATGTCAATTAATTTTAGTTGGTTAATCAATGTAAATTTTATCCCAGTGTGTAATTATCCCCGCATCCGTTGATTCGGACACGACGATTTCTTGATTCCTTAAATGCTGCGGTCTGGCACCACACGATATCTCGTCATTCGTCTTGAATGAGAGAATATTGTTGTCACCTTTACGGTAAAGATAACCAATGGCGTCGGAATTACTAGCAGTAATACGCTTTATTTTTCCTGTAAGATCCAGGTCAAGACTATTGAACTCGTTACCAGCTTTTTCCAGTATGGTGTCTTTTACGTGACCCATCAGGATAATTCTTGGAGCGAGTGTCCTTACAAAGTCCAATACCTTAGTATATGCGGTTCTTAACCATTGGTAACCTGCACCTTGCGGCATATTGATAATAGTACCGTATTTAGGTTTACCTTCTGTAAACCAGTTCTTACCCATGCTGGACTTCGAGTAGAGATCCTCCGCATAGGCAATGCAAAACTCTTCCAATGCTGTAACGGTATCGATTGCAATATATCTATAAGGGTGATTTGCATCCTTGATTGCTTTACCAATAGCTTTGAGTTCATCAGTGTTCTTGACTTTCAGCTTCATAGCTTCGATATAATCGGTACCGTTTTCGAAATCAAGAATGAGACAGTCCTTTAAACCTGACAATAGCGTGGTCTTACCCACTTTAGGTTTACTGAAAATTATCAATTCCTTAGGTGATTTTGTCAACGCCTTTACAGGTGACAGAGGTAGTTCAATCTTGATTTCTGACATTGTTTTTAGAGATTATGCGGTTTAACCATTGTTTACTGCTTACAGGTTTGTTCTGTATGATTGCGTAAAAGTCACGGATTGTAAGAGAACTGATATTTTGGTCAGTATCGTCTTCAATTGTTTCTTCTATGTGGTCATCTACAGACTGCAAAGGTTTGAGTTTTATCATATCCTCTACAGGAAACTCCCAGGACTCGTCACTTGCAGTACCTGAAGGTGCCTTGGTGTAACGTCCTGAAGATACTTTCTGAGCAACCTTCTCCTTGTCAATCATGAAGTATTGCGGACTATCCACAATCTCACCATGTTCATTGGAGAACAGTTTGTACTGATTCTTGTAGATGATATAAATCAGGTTTTTAGCAAACTCATGACCGAATAACAGTATATGGTCAGGATTACCCCTGTGTGTTTTGGGAGTAATCTGAGCAGTTACAGCTTCGATACCATAGTTTTCTTTCAAATCCTTGATTGCATAGTCCTCTACAAGGTCTTTCGCTTGTTGCCAAGCTGATTTTTGAACTTTTGTTTTAGCCATTTTTTAGAATATTTGATGAATCTTGCTTTTTGCAAAGTCAGCTCTGAACATAGTCAACGCTGGATCACCTGTACGAACCTTGAGGAAATGTACCGCAAGGGTGTTTATATCCACAGGTATCTTCTGAGGACCATATTCCTTGATACCGTACTTTGCAGGTCTGTTAATACCAATAAGAATATCAGTGAATTGCAGTAATGCGTCTGCGCCGAAGATATCACTATCCTTGACGAAGTTGCCAATACTGGCATTTTTGATGCGGTCAACTGTTTCGATCTCTCTATTCAATTGACTAAGTACTATGAAACAAACAGGTAGTTGCCTTCTTGTTTCTGCAAGCATATTACCAAGGTTATACAGGGATTCTATCCTGTCTTTCTCACTGGCACTTTTCTTAATCAAAAGACTGTGATCCAACGTGATAAGTACTGGTTTTTTGACTGCATTGCAAAAAGACTCTATTTTGTTCTTCATTCCTTCGACATCCAGAGGTCTTTCGTATGTGTATATCTCTCTATGTCTATTATCGTCACAATATTTTTTTGCTGATTCCATGTCTTCATTGGATGCTGCACCACCTACCGATGACAACCTCCTTACGTTTACTCCGATATTTCCGCTGATTTCACGCATAGCGATGCTTCTAGCCAGCATTTCGAACTGGAAGTCCAGTACACAGAAGTTCTGTTCAGGATTCAATCTGAACGCTTCTCTGCTAATCATACTTCCTATAAGCGTTTTACCGCTACCTGGTCTACCTGCTATTACAGTCAGACTGTTCCACTCCAAACCATCCATGGATACTTCATTGAACTTTTGCCATGGAGTTCGAATGCTTTTTATATCACCACTTCTTCTTCTTTCAGCGTATGTGATAGCTTGGTCATAGGCTTCTGAAATGTGTATGAAACCTTGTTCTTTTAGGGATTTGGACATTTCACGAATCTATTAATTAAATTTAAATTTTCAAAGTTTACCACAAGATTTTTTCTTTCTTTAACTCAACCAATTGTGCATTTATCTTGTTAAACACATCATTACAATCCCATTCATGTGCACGTAGGTATGCAGCATATGCGGGATGGGTAGTGGTAATAACCAAGTGATGATCTCCTATAAGACCTTCGAATGACTGTGCTTGCTTACCCATTAGAACCCATATCAAACCTGATTGCTTGAAATTGAGCATATCCACCGCGTATTCAAGGAATGGACGCCAAATATCCGTGTGTTTGTTTGTTTTGGTAACCTCAGTAGTCAATGCTCCGTTTAACATTAAAACACCTTGTTTGGACCATCTGGACAAATCACATCTATCAGTCTCATCCACAGCGGCTTTGTCTTCAAAAGGTACGGTTGTTTCGATACTGTTAAGGATGTATCGTAAACTAGCTTCTGGTTTACCTGTATTGCCACAGCTAAATGCTATACCGTCTGCAACCGTAGGCTGCGGATACGGATCTTGTCCAATCATTACCACCTTTACAGTGTCCACTGGACAGGTTTCAAAGGCTCTGAATAACTGTTTCAAAGCAGGGGTAAACCGTCTACCTGATTCATTTTCCTTTACCAGGAATTGGATAATACTGTCAAAGTCCCCTGATTTGAGGAATCCTCTAAGGAATTCCGACCAACCACTGGGACCAAGCTTCTCGATTAATCTGTCCCGTATTTGGTCAACAGACAATTTTTCTTTAACTTCGCTCATATAAATTATAAAATTTAAACTTATGGCTAAAACTTATGTAAACATTCTAAAAAAGGATGCAGTGATTACGGTTCCGTTCACCCCAAACGACATCACTAAGTTACATGCTATCCTTTTAAAGCATTTGGATAAGTCTGTATCTTTGGATGATGCTTCTTGGCAAACCATTGAGGATCTATGTCAGAGGATTGATGATGAGGCTAAGACACAAAATCAAACCGAATCTAAAGAAGTCAATTTCTAATGGAACAGAACATGGAACCAAGGACTATTGAAGTCCTGAAAGAAGATGCTATAATCGTATTAAAGTACAACAGGACGTTTTACCAACGGTTGGTAATGATCTTTACCAGTATGATTGCAGACAAGACTCCTGAAGACATCAGTGAGGCTAATAAGCAGATACTAGATAAGAACATTACCGATCCGTGGGTTGCTAACTATGAAACCATGCTGTATTTGATACAAAATGCTGAAAGTTATGCCAAAGAAAATGGTATGACTACCACTATAAGCTTGGATGAAATGCAGCGTTTGATAAATGAGAATCCTCTTCCAGAGTTACCTAAGGAGGATCAATAAAGGATACATCCTACTTCCTCGCCTATGAGGATACAGGCTTCTATCGCCATTGACAATTGCTCTTTGCTACAATCAGCAAAGCTTTTCACATACTCAATCAATTTACCTTCAGAATCCTTGGATTTGACTGTCAGTCCAGCTTTTCGCTTTACTTCCAACTTCACATCTTCGAATTCATTACCTGTACAATGAGCTAATTCACGTATAAGTGCGTGAACCTTAGCTAGTTGCACAAGACTGTGGTCATCTTTTATTACCTCAAACATGCAGCTTACCCTGTTACCTGGTTTCAAGGACAGGAGCATTCTGTTGAATTTTTGCAATTCCTTTTCATTAAGGGGTGCCATGACCCCTTTGTCGTCTACCGAATACTCAATTATGGTGTACATCTCTGTAAGTTATTTTCTTTTCGTCAAAGTCCAACAATGCTTTCTTTACCCAGTGTTCGTCAATGGTATCCCGATACATCAGGATATGGACATTGGCTGTTTCCGTAGGATTCAACCTCAGTACACGTCCTAGTCGCTGTGCGGACTTACGTTCGTTACCATAGGCATGAAGGATAATAGCATTCTTCAAATCTGGTATGTTCACACCTTCGTTAAGCTGAAGAACGCAAGATAATCTGTCTATGACACCTTCCTTGAACATGCGGAGATTCTCCTCGCTTTCTGGATTCTGACTATGATAGCTGTGTGTACACATTCTTTCAGCTTGTTCCTGGGTATTGCAGAACACAATGCATTTACCTTCAATATCCTTCATCAGTTTGGAGGCGTATCGTTCCTTGCTTTCATATGCCATCATGCTACGCATCCTAGCAATCCTGAAATACTGGTCACTTTTAGGATCCTGCGCGCTGTTTACACGGTCACACCAATAACGATAGCTTTCATACTCACTTGTAGTCCAAGTCTTTTTGGCGGTTTTTACCGTATGACGGGGTAACCTGTCCAGATTTACTGGATGTACAAGAATCCGATAGTCGTTAAGTATCTTATCATCAATAGCGTCATCAGTGATGTAAGAGTAAACAATAGGACAAAAACGGTCCACCATTTCACCTTTTTCGCTTCTCTTGTGTCGGGGCGGCGTACCAGTAAGACCGACAATTCTGCCGTTAAACATACTAAGCCACACAAGATGAGAATGTAAAAGACTATGGCATTCGTCAAGATAGATGACATCATATGACAATGACTGTTTAGTCAAAGATAAGTAAGTCGTGACTACAACCCTATCCTTTAGGTGGGAAAGTCCAAATTTGAACATATCGTCAAACCAGCTACCGAATATGCTTTTCTTGGGTGCTACTACTAGGAATTTAGCATCTGCGTTAACCTCCCTGAGGTACCAGTCCATGTGCATCAGTCCGACATATGTCTTACCGACACCCATGCTGAGTGCAAGACCGCAATGCTTTTTGTCCTTTGTCATTTCGAGCGCCTCTTTCTGGACGCTCATACGTTTAGATCCTGTTACTTCTTCTGTCATTTTCCATAGTTTTCATTATAATACTGTTCACCTGTTGGATTAGTTAATAAACTTCCCATATTATCTCTTATGTCATATCCTTCAGTATAGGCGTCAATCAACTGATCCTTCTCCATCCATAAGGCTTGATGCTTTATCAATTGAGCATCTTCTACATTGTACATGTCTCCGCTTTCAAAGCGGGACATTAACCATTCAACTGCTGTTTGTTTCTTTTTCATTTTATACCTGTTTTGATACGATTTGATACGATTAATACTCGTTTGGGTATGATTTGTGCGGAGAATAACCCTCGTATTCTCCGCATATCTCAGCGAGTCAGTTCCTCTACGTTGATATTGTACTTGTCAAACAACTCATTTATATTGGCTAGTACAAGCTCAATACCTGGATCGTATTTGTCTTGATCATCCAGTAAGTCTGCTTCAGCATATACCTGTTTGCGTAGATTGAACCTTAACTGGAAGAGTAATATAGCCATATCCTGTGCTTTGACAGCTGCCATATGCGCCATTCTTTCATCCTGATCATTCAGGTCAAATTCCAATATTGCTTTCATGTATAATAGATTTAGTAGTCAGGACAGGAATCGAACCTGCATCATTGTTGATCCTCTTTTCTAATGTTTTGTTGAGTCAACCGCTTCCCCTTTCAGCCACCTGACTGATGTGGATTATCCACATTTTTTATGATACTCTTTCTCATAGTCCAGCTTGCGTTCCAGCTGATAGACTACGTCCTCGATCAGGGATATTTCCCTCAATACGCGCATGGATGGATTGTCCAAATACTCCTTGCGCTTTTTGTCTATGTCTTTGTTAAAAAGGTCTATAAGCGACTCTATAGGAGACAAGTCGTTTTTCATTCTTCTATTTCAAGACCCCAGGTCTCACTGTACTCAGCAAGCTTCTTACCAGTCATATCGTCAATGATATTACAGTAATAAGTAGTGCTACCATCAGCATTGCCGCATTTGACTGCGCATATGGCTCCGAAGTTCTTCTTGGCGGTATGGTTCATTGCATACCAGAAGACAGGCTTCACATATACATCGCGTGATCCTGATTCAAACCTGACATAACCACTTGCTTCAGCTTGATTGATAAGATCTTCCTCAGTCTGACTGAGTTCTACCCTTTCGCTTTTCTCAGGAGTAGTTGCTTTGTCCACATCATCGCCACATGTACCACACATGCTGACCAATACTGCAAACACTATAAATAGGATAAGATACCCCACCCAGGGGCTTTGTTGTGAATCACTCATTTTACTGATTTTTTAGATGTGTCTTTGGTAACAATATATACTGTATCATTCATAATGTAACTGATCTCCATAGGTATGGTATACCCCAGTTGATGGGGGCTACCATACATGAAGGTCATTTCGTCCATCACCTTGCCATAGAACCCAATACGGGTATCTATTTTGGTTCTGGTGTAGAATAAAACAAGGCATAGGACTACCACCACCCCTATCAGCCACTTGCTGAGGGTGTCTATTTTAAGATTTTTCATGTTAGTCTTTTCCTACGATATTGCCAAACCAGGAGTTCTTCCAGTCCTGATGGATACCAAACATACCAAGAGTAGCAGCAATCGTTGTAGTAAACCACACATTGCGTGAACGCTTTACCTTCTTGAGCTGCTTGGTATTGTCTATGGCAAGTTGCATATTCTGGGATGTGAGCGTATCATTGTACTCACGAGTAGACTGCAGATCTCTCTTCAAAGAAGCAATAGCTGCATCTTTCTTGGCCAGATCAACATAAATCAGGGCAAGTTCAGCTTTCGCTTTCTTAAGTTCAATACGCTCAAGATCGCAGCTATTCAAATCCATTAACAAAGATTCCATCAAGTACTCTGGTACATAGACCAAAGTATCATTTACTGACTCAGTGGTTTGGGCTGTAACGCTCTTCGAGAAGCTCAATGATAGACTCACTAGCATCAGCGTCAATATTTCTCTTCTGTACATTTTTATAGATTATTTGGGGTTTACGATTAAGTTGCATTTTCAATTCGTTCACTTGGACTACCAGTTCAGCAGTCTGTTTGAGGAATACATCCTCGCGTTCAAGCCAAGCTTTTTTCTCAGCTTCAAGCTTTTCAATCTCCAAGGTATGTCCACACTTGGGGACCTCCAGGGTATTTGCAAATTTCTGCAATCTGTAGAAATTGATACCCAGGACAATGCAGATGATGCCTAGGATCAAGGATAAGATTTTGTACTTCATGGTTTTTGTTTTATAGGTTTAATCACTGTCTTGTTCTTCCAACCTAGATTCTGAAAATCCAAGTTCTTTTGCTTTAACAGGGTGTTTCTCTATCCAATCGTGGCATGTTCTGCATACCGCCAACCAGGTATCCTGCTGTAGATATTTCTTACCTCTACCCGCTTTGTGGTGTACGTCCGTACTAGTACCCGTACAACCGACCAAGTGAGCTTTACAAAACGGATATTTGGTTAGAAACTCCACCCTCATTTTAGAATACAACTTATCCAGAACATCTCTTTTTGGAGATTTCGGGTTCAACACCCTGGATTTACTTTGAAATTTAACTGGTTCCTTCCTGAACCAGCAGTCTTTACAGTAACGGTGACCTGCGTCATTTTTCCAAATAGGTCGCATCTCACCGCAGGCAGCACACTGCTTAAGTTTCATCGCTCATATTTTCAGCATCGAGGTCCAGAAGCTTATCTAAGTCAGACGGTTCAGGGGCATCATCTTCCTCTTCATCATCTTGTTTTGCCTCACCGTACAGTAAGACACTGGCTTCGAATGGGTTGGTCACATCGTCACCACAATTTATGGAAACAAGGTATTCGAAATCCTCATCCGTCATCCTTAGATAAACTTCCGCAGAAACCTCTATGGTTTTCCCGTTCGGAAGGTTGATAATCATTATGATAGATATACATACACATAGACTACCAAACTACCAATAATTGGGAATAAACTTTACAAATTTAAGAAATTACTGGCATTATATCACTATAAGTGAACATCACTTTCTTGATAATTGCCTTTTAGATCAATATCTATCTTTTTACCAACAGTCATCTGCCAAGGTTCCATTTTCACATGCTTAAAGTATTCTTTAGCATTGGGAATGAATCCGCAGTCTTCTTTGACATGTTGCTCACCAAGTACCCTGACAGGAACTTCCTTGATGTGACCTGATTCGAGGGTGATCTTTACAGATACCCCAAATATCTTCTCACATTCAAAGATTCCTTCAGCATGGTGTCTAAACGCCCTGTGTCTGACATCAGGAATCCAGGACTTTGTCTCGTCAAACCAGTTGTGGATGTGGACATATTGCTCCCACGTACCTCCATGTTTCCTTGCGGAAGACATGGCATGATGCATAGGTGTAGCCATTATTCTACCTCCTCTTCTGTTTTAGGAGCGCCTACATTCCAACCTATAGTTTGATTCTCATCTTGATAATAGTTGAAATGATTCCACTGAAAATGCGTCATGCTGAATTCAATCGTACCACGACCACCTTCATCATTGTAGAATCCACCTTCGTGATGTTGAATCAGCTGCCAGACCAGAGTATCAAACTCATCACTGGTTCGAAGTCTACTTTGGATTAGATCAGCTGTTTCACCCTCTGAATTCTTGACTGTGACATCATCTGTCTGACCACTATCTCCACCACCACTATACTCGATTGTGTAAGTCATGTTCTCACTTCCATGTTCAAGATCCAGATTCATGCAGTAGTTCCACAGTTCCATGGCTTGATCATCATCAATTTCATCATTGAGTTTCTTCCTGTGATCTTCAAGGAGTCTTACCGTGTCGAGTGCCAGATCTTCCTCGTCATCCTCGTCATGTTCTTCACATGGTTCTTCTTCAATGGCACCAAGGGCAAACACTTCAGCTTTGACTACGGGATACAGATCAGGATGGAACAACTCTTTCCAGTTATCGAAGATGGCATCCAGATACAAAGTACCTACTTCTTCATCAGACACACCATAGATGGTACAGGTACCTTTGGCAAGGTCCAAGGTAAACTTTTGACTCACTAACAATGAATCTATTTTTACGAAGTTACCATCCACATACTTACGAGCATTGGTAAGACAATGCATTTGCTCATCCAGAGTCTCAAAGTTCTTGTTCTTACCCATGGATAACTCAGGTTTGCGGTTACGCAATCCCTTTAGTCCTTTGGAGTATTTCTTGAGTGTCTCTATGAATTCTTCTTCAGACTCCACATGGGAGTATCCTTTGAAGTCGGGGAGAGATATGTTTATCACATCCCCTGTTGGTGTAATCAATTCCAGTTTTCTGAATATCATGGAATAAAGATTATGAAAAACCCCCTGCTTTTGACAGGGGGTCTCTCGGTTTACAATGTCACTTTCTGTTTTATCAGATCGTTGATCTTACTCTTGAGGAATCCTACAAACTTCATAGGAAACTCCT